CCATAACGGCTTTGTTGTAATAGGAAACTTGTAGTGCGGTCCTATGTAACCAAACAACTTAGGCTTAACTGTAGGTCTGGTGTGTTTCGACCAGTTGAGAGTTAGGTATGTCAACTCACCCAGTGACTCAGTTCGCTTGTCGTATCGCAGTTTCATTTCGATTCTTCCAAGGCTTTTAGACACGCTTCTTCAATTCTTCGCACATGCTCTCGATTGAACCCTTTAGAGCTAATAACATACTGGGCATCTTCAAACAACATCTCAACCATTACTGTCTTTGGCTTGGGTGGATTCCACGACCATTCACTAGGTATAGAAAGCTCATCTATTCTTTGTGCTGATTCATAGGCCGGGTGATACATATAATCACCCTTGAACACTGGCTTGCCTTCAACAATGGTTAGACATGCTTCATATCGGTCAGGTGATGAGTCAAAGTTGATGTGATGACTATTAAAAGGTATCCCGTTGAGTTTAAAACAATCTCCCACCCTTAAATTAGTACCTTCAATCATCTTCACAACTCGTGCTGCTTCTAAATACAATTCTGCTAATGTCATTTCATTCTCCAATTTACTCAGCATCTATTTTACGGGTAGTCCCTGCCATCTGATTCTTCTGTAAAATGTTTTCCATCATGCCAGTAAACATTAATTGTTACTCTTGCCCTCAGGTTCTTTGCAATCCATTCGACAAAATATGAAATTAAATTTTCAATGCTTGGTGGTGGAATAAAAAGTTTTGACATTCTGCTATCTCCTTTTGTTGATCTAATTGATGTGGACATTATATGAAATGTCATCGCAATTGATCATAATATTTTCACTAATCTAGCTCGTAAAACAGATGGTTGAACTGTTTCACCTGTAATCAAATCTTTGACTATCCATAAGCCTTTATTAAATGCCGGCATTATCAGAACTTCTCCCTTAGCGACAAGTACATTATCACCTAAGTAAACCATGACTAGGTCGCCAACGTGAATATCATCCTTCATCGAAACTTGCCATTACAAGAGTTGTATGTGTCATATCCTCGTACAGTTTCATTTCTTAATACCCAAAGTTTCATTTCAATTCCTTACCTATAATTTCTACATCAGTCCATGCTGCCAAGTGGCATATTTCACCATACTCAGTATAACACAATGAATAAGAGCCGTCAATATGATCGAAGTGAAAATTCTGATCATCGACTCTGATCCACATTCCATTAGGTACGTTATATAATTTCATCGTGGTGCATCGCTTGTTAATATGTCTTTGCTCATAGTCTTTCCTTTAGCCAGTCTGCTCGTTTGTTAACTGGAAAAGAATTAAACTCATGTATAACATCATTGCCAGTTTTTCGTGCTTTAAAAATTACACCACTTAACTCTAAGTCTTTAACTTGCAATGCAAACTCTTTCTGATCTTCGATGTGCTTGAACTTATTGTAATCGGATTCTAATTTTGTAGTCATCCATCCAAACATCTCAATTGCTCTGTCAAACCTATGAGCATCTTCCGGAAATACAGACAAATATTCTGATACTTCGTTAATAACTACCAACTCACAGATAGCGTTAACTGTTAAACCATTACCACGAAGACGATGTGCTGCCAAGTAAACTGCATTCTTGATCTTAACACGCTTACCTGTCAACTTATTGTAAACTACATACCCCTCCTTTAATCCTGTTAGTGCTTCCAGTGCAATCATACACTCTTCTTTAGTATTGAATGAATATTGCTCTAAGTGCTTAACATTCCATCCTAGTGTCAGCTCATAGAATGATGGTTGACTATTGTCTGGTAGACTTTCTTCACCAGTAATATTATTAACTTGACCTAACTCAACAAGATGATTGGTCTTGTATGGTCGTACAATCCTATTATCAGGTCCTACGCCTTCAAAAAGGTGTGTACGATCTTTATCTAGGTATGCGCAGTCCGATTGAAATTCCTCTTCTGTACGACCCATTGCATTTAAGAAGAAACCGCGAAACGTGCCATACCAATCATTATTTCCCTCAGCGAAGGCTGTGCCGCGTGTACCAATTTCCCACTTATCAGTTTGTGGACAGAAGTAAATGAAGCAAAGTGATCCATCGGCTTTCTCGAATGTAATAGAGTTCTCGAAATCAAATTCCGATACACCGACTTCTCCGAGATTGAAAAATCGATCATACCCCTTACGAACTATATCGCCTTTGTACGACATGATCAATCCACGACATTCTATTACAACTGGATGATCTTTGATGCACTCAATCTGATTGTAGTCTAGCAAGAACAGTTCGAGATCGGGATAATCCCGCACATCTACACCGATCTTGGATAATTCGAGTCTAAACTCATCCATGGAATTACATGACTGAAAAAGTTTCTGTATGTTTAACATATTATTTTTCCTTAGCAACAAACGCAATATAACCACACGTAGCAAGTATAGCTAAAAACATAAATGCAAATACCGCATTGATTCCGAAATATTCACCTATCACTACCGTGCTAGTTAGAAAACATCCAAGTGCTAATAGTGTATAGAATGCATGTTTTGTAGCTTCTTGACCATAAATATTGAATTGAATTTAACATCACTTCCTTGTAAAAGTTTTAACTATAACTACCTTCTCTTCTTCCTTTACATCTAAAAAATAAGCAGAGTTCATCCAATCAACTTCTGCCGGTGCGGAGTGTTTACCTCCACCATACCAATATGACCAGCCGACATACCCTAGAGGTGTTTTCATTGCAACATCTTTCACTTCATAATATCGCGAATACTCTAGTGGACGTAAACCTGTTTCGATATCACCTTTCCTGATTTCGGCTCTGGCATCACTAACTGAATCTTCACATTCTAACGTGTCATACAACTCGTCGATATTATTGACATCTGCTTTTTTGATTTCTGCTGCGATTTCGATTTCAATGTCCTCATAGAGGACTTGCATATCACATGCTCTGAGTAAAATCATATGCTTTAATGTTTGATGTGGTGTCATAATCAATACCTTATTTGTTTATATAGGTTAAAATCTCTGCGGATGTTCTCTTCGATTTCTTCAACAGGAGTATACGCACCTTCGTCATATTCTGTATCACCATTATATACAGTAACTCTTGTATTATCAACCGCTACGTATATTAAACGGTTCCCGATGTCGACGATTATGTTTTTTGGTTCGATTACGTATCCATCGAACATAATGTCGGCATCTTCATGTGCAGCTATGATCAAGATTTGACAGATAAGATTGTATGCTGTATTCCAACTCGAATCTGTATTTGTCATCTCAGTAAATGTTTTCATGCAATTTGGGCATCTTCGTAATCGCAGTGTGGACATTTACACTTCTCCGATATATGTTCGAGGGTCATACTTAAAAGATTTTGAGAATTGTTTAGTTCTATAATATGTGATTACAAAACCATCATCAGTCTTTTCGTCATATAGCCAATTATCTTCCCCGTAGATTTTGTCTAAGTGGTTAGACCACTCTAGTCTACTTTCAAACTTAATCACATCGAGCTTTCTTTAACTGATAATGTTTTAGGGTCGTATCCCTCTTTGATCATAGCAGCCTTAACATCTTTCAGATTCTTGTTGTTCAAGAAAACTACTTCATCCACCTTGCGACCCGAGACCTTAATAATATATGATTTCATTTGATTCTCCTTAGCGATTTTTCAAACGTTCAAACACACCTCTGATTTCTGGTGATTCCATCAATGTGAACAATTTCTCTTTGCACATCTCTTGCAATACATCGGTTTCGGCGATAGTAATCGAACCATCTTTACGTTTAGCTTGTAACTGATTGTAAACTTCTTCGTTGAATTTGTTTTGCATTTCAATTACCTTTGCTTCGTTTAAGTTCATGTAGTGATTATACAGTCTTATAGGAAATAGTCAAGACAATCTTGCAACTATTTGGTGTACGTATCACAACACACATGGAGTTAGATTAGCCCCAATTCGCTAAGTCATTGATTATTATAGATACTGTAAGTTATTCTACCTATAGTCGTGAGAAAATAAGTCATTATGAATCAATGACTTATATCTAAAGTTATACACAGGTGTTTTTTGGCTGATCTTTGTCGAGGATTGTGTATATTGTTACACAATCCGCTTTAAAACTTATCTAGGTCGTCTAAAAAAGAAGCAGCTAACTGATTAAGTCCACTAGACAACATCCACTTGTAGATTTTACCCTTAGATCCCGTTACTGGCTTATCGTACGCTTCTAGTATCTGAGCCTTAATAGATTCTGGGGTTTCGCGTAAATCTATTAGGCTCTTATTTTCCATAAACCTAACACGATGCGGCTCTGGGATACCGTTAGCGTACCAATCGGCTACCACAGACTCTCTCAATGGCTTCTGTCTTACACCTTCAACGAAACAGTCGTTCGGGTTAACGCAACTCGGAATACCATCACCAGAATCGCCTTTAGCGATCTTCAAAAACAGATCCCACTCCAGTTCGTGTTGAGGTTTCTTGTCTATCCACATCTTGCGAATAGGGGAATACTGTCTGACATTAGGGTTTCTTGCCAGTTGATAGAAGTCGCCATCGCTTGCATGTATTAGCGTTGGCTCTTGGGTTGATAGCGCCAGCGTACCGATGATATCATCTGCCTCCGCACCGGGAACCTCAATCACACGATACGGAAACACTTCGATCAACTCTTGTTTAATCTTGTTGAAATACGTGTAGTATGTATCCCAGTCAATCGAACTCGCATCTCGATTAGCCTTACGATGGGCCTTATAATGAGGAAACACTTCCTTGCGCCAATATGGCTTAGAGTCGATTGCAATAACCACATCTCCGTACTTGTGCCCAAATTTAATCTTAGTAGACAAGATAGAGTTAACCATAGTGTGGCGAAGCATTCCCTCTGATACCACATCCACGCCCTGAATATGCATCGAGGCAGCTCCAATATTTGAGAGGTCGAGAAGTATCAAGTGTAGTCCCTCACAATAGAAGCAGCACGCCTAGAGTCGTATGTATTGCCGTATCTCAGTTTAAGGGATTGCATGATCTCGGCGAATGACATATCCGATTCCGCCATATCTGTAATAGCTGAGATCAATTCTTCGTCTGATATTTGGTCTATTTCTAGTAGTTGGTTCATACGAACTCCTTAAATGTTTCGATCAATGTTTCTGTTTGTCCACGAGCATCGTCGAGTGCACTATGATGCCCACCTTGACCATCTCGTAGCTTATCGTTACGAATACCCAGTAAGTTAAATATGGTTCGCAAATCGTTTTCTTGCCAGTAATTCCAATTTCTTTTAATGTCGCACGCAACATAAGCCGATGAGAGAATACCGAAGTCGAACACGCTACCCTGTGACCACAACATTTGGTTTTTGTCTTTACCGATAAAGTCGTTTAAGTGGTTGAGCGCATCTGTAACTGGCTTTGGGTTAGACTTCCACATATCGCGAACTTCTTTAGGCTGCTTCATCCACCAGTCTACTGTATCCTTCTCGATATGTAAACCTATATCTTTACAAGACACAGGGTCTACGTTAACTAAGAACTCGTGTTCGATTCCCCGTTCAAACGTAAACGAACATGCACCGATCGAAACAATAGTGGCATTCTGTCTACGACTCAAAGTCTCGATATCGATCATTATGTGTTTTTTATTGAGTATCGCGAACATTTAATTCCTCTATTGTATTGTAAACTTCTACTGCCGAATAAGAATCGCATATTAAGTCGTTTGCACCTGAGATAACTACAGCATTACACACCACCACGGCATTTATCTTAGATGCGTCGAACGTTTTATCTATCTCATTTACTGTTAACACTAATGCTATTAACATTACGAATGCGGTCATTTTCCAATTCCTTGCTAATGATAAACATCAAACAACATGCTGCATGGGCGATGTGCGTAATGCCTGTTTCTGAATCTACCTTCTCGCCTTGCTTCCATGCTGACATATGACGTAGTGCTGCATCGAAGTATCTGCGATCCCAACCTTCGATTTTCTTCCAATTGTCTGGTGCGTACTTCTTTGAACCAAACATCAGTACTTTAATAATCTCTTCTGCCGATTCCATAGGGAGTAGACTCCACTCCAATTTACCAGCATCGTATTTTACTCCAACTTCTGGGGCTTTAAGTTTTTCATCAATGATTCGATCGAATGCATCATTAAGAGTCACATTCATTACGTTTGCTGGTACCGTTGACATAGGTGCTTTCCTTAAACTTTCTCAATAGCAGTTGTGATCGAAAATGAAATGATATGCGCTCGTTTAACCATCTGACCACCAGTAACAACATCATCTGTTTTAAATGTAAAATAATATTCAGGAGTCTGACTATCCTGATACCAACTCAAAAAATCATCAAATTCCGATACCGTATCGCCGTTAACAATATCATTGGAAGACGAGTATATTCTTATGGGATCTGTATTTGTTCTTATTGTAAGCCAAGACACCTTTTGCGTCGGATGACAGATAATCTCAGTTGGTTTTTTAAATATTCTAGATAGATTAAACATTTTTACCTTTCATCAATGCAATAATGATTGGACAATAATTGATTGGAGTTAGATATGGAGTACCACCAACGTTAACAACTGCATCGTTTCGCGTATTTACATATATACCTTCGATGCACCTACTTCCATCCTGGAAGTATAGTCTAGTCTGTTGTTTTGAATTTTCATAATCTTTACTGCGCAGATTTAAAGTCCATTGAATTGTGATAGACAGTATCGCAATAACGATTATCAAAGCAACTATTTTAGTATAGTATAGCCTCATTATTTCTTCTCAAAGTGTTTTGCACCTTTACCACAAAAACCCGATAGTAGAGAAGTAAACCAATCTACAGTACGTTCTGTTGAACAAAAATATTGAACAGTTATATCTCTACCAGTGACAGTATCATATTCACGTTTCTTTGGACGAGAGCATCTGGGTGCATATTTATCGTCTGGTTGATCGTAATGCTTACAGTCTTTACAGTATTTCATCATTTAATCCAATTTGAAATGTACGTCATAACAAGTGCAGTGATTACACTACCAATTGCAGCATTAATAATACCATGAACCTTACGTTTAACGATGGTATATACTAATCTTACACCTAATGCAGCAATTATACAACCTAGTATGAAAAATGTCAAGTGCTGATGGTAATGTATCCAATTTGTCATTTTAGTTTACCCGATCTCAATAATGTTTCTTGAAGCGCCAACATTTTCTCAAATTCCAAATTGTAAATCTCCTTAATACCAATCAGAGCATTTGATATTTGATCAGCTGTCCAACCATACACATCGACACCTTCTGTCACCGTATCGATCTGATCTATAATAGACCAGCACTGCATAATTTGTTCTTCAAGGTCGAAGCTCGATGCTGTAGAGCTTTCGTAATAACTCGGTGAACTTGTTTCTTCATCTATAAGTTCAAACGCATCATTAAACTTAATACCATATCCTAAAGAGTCATCTTCATCATCCGGTTTATATACATAATGCAAACCATTGTCAGATAATACTACATCAAATACATGTCCGATTAGAGAAGCATACCAGTATGTTTCGTTCGATGCTTTGATAATTTTAACTTTCATACAAGTTCTCCTATTGTGTTGGCAACATCCTTATCTTCCCTTACACCGATAAATCTTGGCAGGAATAATGAAGCAGTACCTTTGCTCTTAGATGTAATCTTTTCATTATACGCAATCTCAACTATTCGACCAATGATACTATTATCGAAGAGGCATCTACGTTCCTCATCGGAGAATCCAGTACCTACATTAACTTGGAGCAACCCATCTGATGTCTCACATACAAGCGCACCTAGCATTCCAATATACTTACCAGTACCTTCTATCATATCAACTACGATTAGATCGGACACCTCTACTGCCTTTAGTTTTCCCTGCGACCGGACCCTTTTTCCTTCCCACACATTATTGATATTCTTAATGATGGCACCTTCAAGTTTTTTCTTGCGACATGCCAAATAAAACTCTTGTGCAGCTGCTTCATCTTGTACGATCACATATTCTGCTATAATAATTTTCACTTTATATGTCGGATCGCGCCTAGCATTCTTGGCACTAGCGGTCAACGAGTCGATACGATCTTTATATGGGATTGTTGATGTTGTATCAATCTTATCCCACGCCATAAAGATAACTCTGTCTGCCTCTTCTTTTGAGATTGTTCCTTTAACACCTTTATTCAAAATTCCATTGCCAACCTTACGTTCTGCTATATTACCGGATTCATCGAGTACAAGAAGTTCGCCGTCAATTGTCTCGCCTTCAGTAATAATCAATGCAAGGTCTGTATCCAACACACCGTGCAATTCAATCTCTTTACCGTTGCGGGATATAGCAATTGCACGACCACCGAATAGCGTAAGATGACACCGCATACCGTCATATTTGACCTCTGCCAGGGCCGGATATGTGATACCAGATGTGTCCTTTGAGCAAAGCATTACTTCATGCTGAGGTATTAGATCAACCCACACACGAGCTGCAAGTGTATCTGAGCAACCAACTCGTAAATCTCTTTGAATAATACGCTCTAGCACAATGGCATCGTCTGATGCAATCATATCAAGTACACTAGACAACCAAGCTACTGCATCATTGCCAGTCTTTGCTCGACTAGATAACGCGTCTAATTGTGATATTCCCCATGATAATGTTTCTACCGTACCTAATCTTAGTGGCTTATATTCGGGTATCTGTTTAATACCATAGGTGATACTTGAATCATACGCAGCCTTGAACACAGACTTAAGGACCACATTATCCTTCTCACGCTTAAGGATTTCTACCTTTTCATTGGTACTAGATGTTGCCGCCAGCTCATTTAAGATTGATAAAATTGTTTTCATTTTACGATAACACCGACGTCATTTAATTCGTCATATACAGTTTCGACCTTATACAGGCTACTATCGCCTAATGACATATTCAGTTTTTTAAATGATTCTAATGATAACCAATAACCATTCTGTGCTAAGAATTTGTATCCGAATATCGACAGTTTACGAATCGCATACTTTCCATTTTTAAATTGGACAATTTTCATTTTATGTGCTCCCACTTAGTTGAGCCGTCTGGTTGTTTAACTAGAACATATACTATCTTACCATTAATAGCATCAACCTGACCGGTCTTATATGCCTTGGCAATGCTAATTGAGGCAATAATAATAATTACAATTGCGCTCAGTGTTGTACCAGTAAAGAAACTAAAAATCTCACTCAAAATATTCTCCTTCCATGTTGTTTCATTGCACGATTAAAAAATCTGTTACGTTCATTCTTCGTCATATACCGATGACGTACACCGATACGTATTCTACCATTCTCGATTGTGCTGAAATAAATGTTTCTCATAACATATTCCTCAACTTACCTAACTTACCTAAAAGAGGTGCCCTTTTATTCGACACAGTTTCTTTTGAAATAGCTATTTCAAGTTCATGCATCGCAGCAATAATTTCTTCCCTACTCAGTTTCGATTTTATCAATCTAGTATGACGGTTCTTCATGCTATATTCCTTCGTCTCATGTAGTTTAAGATCATCTATCGTGTCATTCTACGTTTGCCAAGTAGTCCAAAAATTCATCTGCTAGGTAACCAGCTTCCATTGCATCTATTAGTGCGTCACCGTTGCAGACGACTCGTTCACTTCCGACACTGTGTAACATAATAAATTCAGCATACGCTTCGTCAAATTCACCTTCTGCAAATCTAGTTTCTAATGTTTTCATAGTGTATTGACCTGTTTCGTTTAAGTTCATGTAGTGATTATACAGCCTTATACGAAATAGTCAAGACAATCTTGCAACTATTTGGAGTGGTTGTAAGTCATTGATTCTTAATATTGCGCCATAGTGTGTTTGAATACATCATTCTGGAAGATGACTTTCTTATTACCTGTGCCCATATTAATCTCAAATACTACAGCGGGCGTGCGAGTTTCTTTTGCTGTCTTGATTGATTGCATAGCAGTGTTATTCACATCCAACGTGACGCCGTTACCTTTAACTTCGTATAGGGTGGGCGAATTTGCAAAGTCTACAGATCGAGCCGCGCGACCTTCTTTTTGTTTTGATCCAACTGCTGATTCTGTTTGTGTTAGTTGACCTTTAATCATCACCATGTTTACTTCTCCTTATACAATCGTTAATGTGGGTTTCTTTGATACTGCGGGTTCTGGCTTATTTGTTTTTTGTTTCTCAACTGCTTCTTGATACTTGGTTTTTTCGTCGTTTGCTGATGGTTGGTCGTGTTGGATACGAGCAGGCGTATATCCTAATGGAATACCCACACCCATGACTCGAACATCTAATCCACATGCGATCGTGATTTCCATATTAACATAAGTGCGGAACGATAATCATTATCAGGATTCCAAAAACAACCCCGCCCATAATGTCAATTACTCTACTAAACACATACGACATCATACTGTCACCAGATCGAATTTCTTAAGGATAGCTTCCAGACCGTCATCCTTAGCATTACCTCGTTTGCCATTCCATGAACCCCAGAGTTTAGAGTCTGCCGAAGCACGACCGCTATAATCATAAAACTCTGTTAGTCCATTAAGAACACCCCATGCAGTTCCTGCTGTTAGCTCAGACCCCATTCCACGCTTATAACGGGTCATCATTTCACTAACATCTCGACCAACCGAGACCGACTGGTCTTCTGCAAGTTTCTTAGGATCAGCAACCAGCTCGTAGTAGATATTAGATGCCACTGTATCTGTAACTTTAATCTTAGCCAGCTCTTGCATTTGAATGCGGAACGTATCCCAAGACTTTTCCAACAGACCCATCTTAGACTTAATGTCCATAGGATCAAATACACGTGAATGGGTAACGCGAACACGGGAACCAGAATCTGCACCTAGCGCAACCTTCAGCGTATTTGCACATACTACGCGGACAGAGGTAAACTGAGCAGTCGTAGCCATCTTACCATCGCAGCTTGAAGTAAGTAACAACATACCTTTAACCAAGTCGTTCTTTACGATCTCAGATGCGTTGTTCGTATTAGCTAGTGCCCAGAAACGTTTGCCGCCGTATAGCACTCCGGCGGTTTCTAGTGACATTCCTACACCATCAACCATATCTTTAAAGAACTCCAGAACTTCGCCAGGCTGAACAATTTTATAATCGCCAGATACTTGACTCAGAGGTGCTTTAGTATCTCCACGATACAATACTGTTTGGTTAGGGAATGCAGCCATTTCGTCACCATTATCGAAACGAACTTGTGTCTGTTTAATTTCCCAATCCATGCCAGCTTGTTGACGCCACGTTTCCAGTGATGCGCCTTGGGTAAGTTCCTGACCCAAGCCATGCCAAATTTGTGAACGGTTACCTACGAATGCGATTGCTGCATCGCCATTTGATTTGAAGTCTAATTCATGGGCCATATTATATTCTCCTTAGTGTACTAATGTAACTACGTCGCTAAAGTAGTATTCAAAGACTGTTACGAGATTATCGTAGTCGTAACTCTTCATCTCTGCGACGATATCATCACCATCCAAACCCATCTTACGAGCTAAACGTTTAGCGTATCCCATAAGTACAATGGCATTCCCGTCTGGACCCGATAGATCGATTGTTATCATAATATATTCTCCCGATTAATACGTTGTTACAACACAAGCTGAAGGTTTACGCGATTCACGCATAGAGATGCGTCCGTTACCCATTGAAAGTTTTACACGAGCGTCATGACGTACTGGAGTTGTTTTAGTGTTTTTCATAATATATTTTCCTTGTTTAGTTTTAAAAGTTCATGTAGTGATTATATACTCAATTCCCCGAACTGTCAAGCATTACATACCCAGCATTCTAAATCCAAATTCACCTAGTACGTATACTACAACAAACATCCCTAGTAACATAAGACCGAATTCTGCTGCGGCTATCAGAAATTCTTTAAACATTATTACTATCTCCTGTTTCGTTTAAGTTCATGTAGTGATTATACAGCCTTATTTGAATAATTCAACCTTTATTTGGAGTGGTTGTAAGTCATTGATTCTTATAGTCGCGTATTCTTTTATCGAGTGCTGCGCATAAATCATAATCAAACGGGTCGAACGTTATGGTATTATGTGAGAACGTGTTCAACTGTAATATCAAGCCTTTCTTAGGTTTACGACCGCATCGCTCATATATTGCCTGACTATAGAAACATATCTGCAGCTTATAGTCAAAGCACTGTTTTTCGGTCTTGAAATCCTTAAATCCACGATTCTTATAATCTAGTACAGTAAGCAATTCATCCCAAATACAAATCATGTCTGTTCTTCCTGCTACTCCAAGACGATCACTATATAACGGAGCTTCTGTCTGAACCACAAACGACAAGTGCTTATCTATCTGCCTCTTACCGAACTTAGCCATTTGCTCTGCAACTTTATTTGATTCAGTATGTTCTACCTTTTTGCAGTATGCCTCTAGGATGTTGTGCATCGCGGAACCATTAGTGGTTGCTTCGGTTGTTATGCGCTTTGCCTCTTCTTCGCCGACTCGTTTCTTCCATTCGTCTAGAAACGACTTATCGCCAGTGGCACTCAGAATGGTCGTAATAGAAGGGTACTTCTTGCCTTCAGGGGTGACGTAATGTCTTTTGCCCGATTCTAGCGTAACGCATTCCAGTTCTTTAAATACGTTCATGGGTATTGGACGTATTGTCTTAAAGAGTTGCGAAGAGTTGCAATTTCATAATTGAGGCTATCGATCTCTCGTTGACGAGCCAGCCATACGGCAAACAGTCGCGCAGTCACATAATCGTGATAGTCGCCGTTATCGTACTTTAACGTATTCGCTGTTTTAATTGCAGCCTCAAATTCAGATTGATACGTTGGCAGTTTATTCATTTTTCCATCTCCTCAACAGAGTATTCGTTTTGTCTAAAGTGCATCCTCATGTGCTGTAACATGCCATCGAGTTGACCTCGATCTTCTGTGTAGTAAACATCGCCAGACCACGTCACTGGCTTCGGTGGTTCTGAGGATCCAGCTGGTTTAACCATAGCTCTATAGTACATATACGTCACTCCTTAGTAGATTGCAAGTATTAACCAAGATTCCTTCCCACGTGCTTTAGGAGTAAGTGCGACTCCCTTAATTTCGTTAATCGCCTTCTGTGCTGCTCTAAACGCGAGACCTTTAATCTGAGGTAACTGTTCTTCAGGCTTACGTAAGGTCTTAGCAACCGAAGTCGATGCTACGTTGATAAGCGTTGTGCCCTTTACACTAAGGCCGTCTGTCGTGCCTTCGAAGAACATAATGCGTCTACGTTGTTCGTCGAACACGAGGGCACCCTTAGCACCGACCAACTTAGTAAGTTTCACTCCGTCCGAGACTTTGGCTTTAAACTTAAGCACAACCTTTTCGGGTAGAACTGCCTTTTTAGGCTTAACTTTGCGGGGCTTCTTGGCTACAGTCGTTTTATCCAATGCAGTTGCGATACCCGACATTAACCTAATAAGTGCGTTCACTTCGCGCTTATTACGATAAGCCGACTCGTCGAACGTTTCGTCTGATTCGTATTCTGCGATCTTAGACTTAACAAATTTTAAGATAGCTCGCTTATGTACTGGCTTCAAACCATTAAACGTAGGAACCTTAACTGTACCTGTGGTAAGTACATCGTCGATTGCGTAGTCGATCGACTCCATAAAGCCGTCTAATACAGTATCTCTAGCCACAACCTTATTAACAGCCGCAGCCTTCCTCTCTTCTTTTACAACAGAGACGACCTTAAGAGCAGCAACGTATCTTGACTGAATGTGATCCGATATAGCCTGATCAAACGGTAATCCTCGATCAGTCATGCGCACTAAGAATCCAGCATTGCCTATAATATCAGACGCAGCTTTAGTTACGTCTGGGAACTTCTTAATAAACCACATCACAGAATCGTCGCGCGTCTTATTAGCGAGGTACCAGTTTAGAGACCGCATCATATCAGATTTGGATACTTCCAGAACACCCTTAAACTTAGGCTCAAACCCTAGATGTAAGTCCATAGCATTTGTGCGCTGCGGTTCATTTTCGACTTCTGTTTGCATTGTAGTCTCTCCTGTTATCTAACTCTATGTAGACATTATACAGTATTTTTGTGAAATGTCTACCTATTTCTGCAACTATCTGGTAAGTCATTGATTTCAATAGAAAGGGCACGATAACATTAATATCGTGCCCTAACATTGCGTATGTTACTGTGTAAATCTAGTGTTATAGTCCCAGTGATTCTGCTGCTAACAAGAACTCCTTAACAAACCCACTACGAACGATGTCCTGTGGCATAAACTTTATCACTTCGACTGAAGGACAGCGATCGAGTATCTTAGATATATCGGCGAATCCAGACACGTCGTTTTTCTTAATCAAGTCTGTTTGCTTCTGATCTCCACAGAATATTATCCTACTGCCCTTTCCTAGCCTAGTCGCTACTGCCATCGCCTCCTGTAAATTGGTGTCCTGAATTTCGTCGAATAAAATGCAAGTATTGTTGAACGTCGTTCCCCTGAGAAATGACGTAGACATGAAATCGACTTTATAGTTCTTCTCTAGTTCAGTCCACGCCTGTTTACTATGAAACATCGAGTTAGTCATATCTTTATACACTACAGAATACAAGGCCTCTTTTTCTTGTTGTGTTCCAGGAGTAAAACCTATGTCCCTCGTCTGTACCGCAGATCGAATAACTAACACCTTCCGTTCGGTCTTTTCTAGCATCCATTTTAAAGCTAGATACATACCTAAGTAAGACTTACCTGTTCCAGCAGATCCGCCCATGAACAGATTAGATCCGCGCAAGAATGCTTCTATAGCCTGACCCTGTGGGTACGTCTTAGGTAATACTTCTGCAAGTTTAAACGTTTCTAGGGAGAAGGCGGGAGTGTGATGCTTATCGATCGGGTGAAGTTCATTATATATTTCAGACTGTGACAGCTTGCGTTTAGTTGGTCTCATATAGTTGGTGTCTGTAGTTGGTTTGACTCATCATTTACTATTCGGTGTCTATTCGATATGTATCACCCCTTGACTGAACTATATTCTACGATCTAGTATTTATCCATAGTCGATCCGACTTGCCCTTTTGCCACGCCTGCCTTAATCGCACCTAATACTTCTTTAAAGCTACCCGGGGTCAACGTAGACAAATCCTTACGCTGGGTATTAAACCCGATCGCCAGTCCTTGTGTATAGTAAATGCTCATTCCGCCGACTTCATGGCACACGGGACATTCCATCTCATCTATTTTAAATGAGGAAGAGCTGTAGAACTCGTCCTTAATTATGTTGTTACACTTGCTACACTGCATGTCATGGATTGGCATCTTATATATTCCTTATAGTGAATTCTTAATAGTCTCTTTATCTACGTTAGGGTACAATGTATTAAGATCGCCCTTAACTAACGCAATAAGAAAGTCTACTTCGTTTTGGTTAACAGAGTGGAGAATGTTAGCAAATATCTTATCCTTAGTCTTTTTATCGACACCAGACTTCTTGGTCAACATAATGATTCTATTTAAGTTGTTGGATAAAGTCTGCGGAGCGAGTCCATTCGGCAACAAATGCGTTGGGTAAACGACATCAGAGAAATCATCCCATTCGCCATTCAGCCACAGCCCCATCAATACTACGAATGCACGGTCATTGATATAACCTTTAATGATTTTGGTTTGAGATTCGACATCTGCTGCTGCGTCGATTAATTCTAGGATTTCTGGCACTAGTCTGCCTACATAATATGTCATTGGATCTTTCGGTGGTGTTATTATATCGCATTTAGTTAATACACTAGATTGCGTTCCTAATGCTATATCCAGCAACTTTAGTATCAACTCATTCAAAGAAGTCAGTGAGATCATTCTTTTTCTCAGTAGTCCAGCCAATCGCGTCAGTCACTCCTTGCATCGGGCCTAAGAATGCGGATTCGTACATCTTTCTTCGGTCGATGTATTTATCTATGTTTAGCTCAACTGGGTACGCACCATCTCCCCAACCAAATACATCTGTTCTGTATGGGCTAGGTTTCATATAACAAAATTTAATCTTACCGCCACTCTTAATGGGAGCATATTGGGTGAGATTAGCCTTAGCTATAAAGTGATTGTGGGTCAATGCAGCCTTAACGTTTTGTGGCGTCCCGGGAGCATACAGCGTATCATTAGGAACGGCCCACTTTGCTAAGTCGTTCACACCTCTCGGAAATGATATAGTCTCTACGGGTAACGTGTTAAATAATAATTCTGTTTTGTCTATTAATTTCCACAGCGATTCTTGATCTCTCTTAATAACTAACTCGAATGCCTCTGTTAATGTATCTCTACAGAACTTGGGTGTCGACGATCTGTTTGTTTCTAGTCCAGTAATAGATAACTTCGGCGTAGCATAACGAATTCCTTCGTTGTCGTGTACTAAGCAGAAGTACCTCTTTTTCTTGCCCGTGAAGCAGATCGTCGATATTACCTTCTCGCGCTTAAACGATAGTCGGTTCTCTGCGGTATTACACCTAGCCCAAATATCTTTACAAAACCCATCCAATACGTCTGCCAGCTTAGTGTCTGCAAACTGACATAAAAAGTTAATAGGATCTTTGGGTTTGAACTTCTTAACAAAACAATCTAGATTAAGGAAACATGAGTCTGTATCTGCAGCCAACGTATAGTCGTCTTCTGGGAATCCTAACTTATGAAAGTAATCATTTATCTTAGATTGTAAGGATAAGTTAGATACTTGACCAGACAGCGTAATCGCCTCAGCGTTGACTATATCATATAAAGCAAAGTACTGGCTGCCTATAGCTCCGTAGAGCGAATTTGCCATTTGATGTTCAGAGGAATTCGTTATTTTCCTCCCGCGTTTGCTGCTGTATATTCCTATACAGATCGGACTATATCTTCATCCTATTAATAGGAGTTCTGCATTTCGAGGCACTTGCCCCTACGCCTTTCGGCTAGTCTCTACACCTTCCCATATCAGGGCTTGGCTCGGTATTGTCCGTTCTGGAGTTCCACCGAATTAACAGAATTTTCATTAGAAATTACTCTCTAATGCGCCACAATTTTAACGGTTTTTAATCCCAGATCTTTGACAGCCAATCTTGAAATTGTCTTAGACAGACTTTCCTTTTTCCTCAAAAGCTCGTCTAATGGTATCGCTGTTAAATCTTCCAACATCTTCTCTCCTTATAATTGTTTTACCATTTGAATCACTAACATCATAATCGCACCACATCTTTATTATAACACCAAATTGAGGATATGTACACCCGTCAAAATCAATTAAAAATTTCATACGTTCTTCATTGGTGTTGAAGTGAGCTTTAAACTTATTATTAATTGATTTGGTCGATATCTCTGGGCCAAACACACAAACCTTGTTAAATGTTGATATTGAATCAAACAAATAGCAATCGAATAAAACGTAATAACTATTTGATGCCCCAAGTATATAATGAGATGAATTGCGGTGTTCTTCCCTTGTTATAATCCCACGTTCGCCGGTTAACAAGTTCAGCGCAGTCACGTTATTTGGATTGTTCATTGATAATAAACCGGACTCTGAACCATACAGTCTACCAGGAACAAATCCTGATGGTATAATATCAACAATTGGATCGATTTTGATTTGGATTTCTTTGTTATTGTACCACCTTAAACGCGATTGAGCGACCGACAGAGCTTGTTTATATTCGTCAGAATGCCCTAGGCTATACCCTGGTGGTATGTTTTTATCGTCTTTTTCTAAATATAAATTGGGTAGTCCTGGTGATGAGTAAAGGATTTTACCACTAATACCATTATTCAACTTCATTAGTTCCTTTGTTTCGTCAGATCTCGAAGAACCTGTGTTTATGGGTATATAATCACCAGACGTGTACCTTATGTCATCGACACTTATATATAACCTATCTGTTTCGTCATCTTTGTTTTTTACACCGAGCATACCAGACGACCGTAAACTTGAATTGCGCTTCTGTTCATCTGATTGTCGTCTACCTTTATTAGATTTACTAATCTGTTCAGATATATAATGTCTAGCAAGTTCAAACAAAACAGACGTTTTTTTGTCTCCCGGTATAACACGTCGCATTTGGTTAAATGCAAACCACATTTTATCACCATATATCTTTGCTAACATCCAGTGACAAATATAGTGTTCTCTACAAGTTAGCACCTTTATGTTGTTTGGATCAAACTCTAAAGACGGGTCAATTGACCTTGGTATAATATGATGTCGCTCTAATCCGGATTTTGGTGTATATATTCTATTTGGTATTGAATCTAAAAATTTATAATACCTGGTGTTATAATGATTACTTTTTATCTGCATGGTATGGAGCCCTCTATTATTAAATGCACCATACTATTTAGTTAATTTGCTATTCTGTCAATAATCTCCGTCTTATTTCGGCATCAATAGACTCGTATTGTTTCTTTAGTGCCTTCATTTCGGTCTTCGCTTTAGATCTGTTATCCAGCACCTGTTTAATGAGCGTGGGAATAATACCAATCTTGTTTTTATAATACAGTTGACCGTTTGCTGCTATCGTCATGTCGTATTTCTTAAGCACATCAGTCATCTCACTAACGTCTTCCCACGCATTTAGAATACTGGTGAGATTCTTTCTATAGTATGGCGTTAACTCTTCTGGTACATCGTGCATACCAACCATAGTCTCGGGAGAGATGTTGCACGTAATAATCATCGAGGGATACAGTGAAGTTGCGTCGATGGTTACAACGTTATCAAACAAACCAGCAGGTGGCTCTTTAACATACGCACCCTCATACGCAACTTCCTTAGCATTGTGTCTTTCTGGTGGGAGGATTATTCCATCCTTGATAAGAGAGTTATACACCAAACAAGTCCATAGTTTAACAGGAGAAAATACGTTCTGATAATTTGTCTTTGCGTTATATGCTAGTTCAACCTGTAACTGAATCATCTTTAACTTTGCATCCATGCGCACAACGAGGTCCACGTCAATTATGTTGTAATCATTGTGAAGCTGAGGATGTTGTAACCACAAGTCGTCGATAGATCCTTCGAACTCTACCTTTGTTTCGCCTGCTCCTAATACTAACTCAGAGATATATCCCAAACGATACGACTCTTCATTACCCGGTGAATATTTCTTATACAACTCTTGATAGTCTAAATGACTAATGCCTGCGATGTCGTATTCGGTTGTCTTGGACATGTGGTCGCCAGACTCTTTTTCCCGTATAATTCCAAACGGTGACAACTGCAATACTGTCTTATCACCCAGAACTCTTTTAATTCTGTTATGGATGTATGGTATATCGAATAACTTAGAATACCACCCAGAGATGATATCGGGGTAGTCTGATTTCCAGAAAGTGATAAGTCTGGTCAACAGATCGGTCTCGTCTACGCATCTAACATATACGATATCATCTGCTATAACCTTAATGCGTTCCACTGTCGTTTTGCTTGTGCTGTATTCAGCAGTAGACCACGTACGAAACTTCTTATCGATCGTAGAGTAAATAGTTATTGCTGTTATCTCTTGAAGTGCTGTCATTGGGTCGGGGAACCCGGCGTCAGACCTAACCTCAATATCCAAGAAGAATGTATTAATAAGATTCGAATCATACTCGATATCGTCGGGGTATGTATCTCTAGCCCACTGCATTTCCCAGTTACGAGTTCCGTGGATGATCATGCCACTCACACCATCATATCTCTTAATGGCGTCTCTGGCGTCTTGGGTTGTATCGTATACTGTGGGCCTTAGGTTTATATTGCCAGTAAGAGCCTTAAATCCGGTCTCGTCTCTAGTCGGGAAATATAGCGTAGGTGTAAGGTTACATTCTACTAGATGTTTACGAACACCATTCTCAATGTATCTGTGTAAGATATTGCCACGGTGCTCTTTAATGTACGTAGGAAACTTAGCCAAAATAAAACCCTCTGTGATGTATAATGTATCTTTAAGTATACACGATCAGAGGGTAAATGTAAAGAACTTTACTACTTTAACAACTTATCGTAATCGTGTGCCAATTCAACCGATTTCATTTTGGTTCGACCTTTGTCTTAGATTGATACACTCGAATCGCATCTTGCAGTGACTCGACTTGTTGTCTACATGCAGCAGCGATAGCATAGTTGCCGGCTATCACTTCTTCTGCTTCGGCTAAAGTAACAGTAGACATCACCATAACGTCTTGTGGTACTGTGGGTAAGTCTTGATTCATAGCCGCAGAATTATGGTGGTCGATAAACCCCCTGTTAACAAATATCGTAGGGTTAACCCAATTAGGAGTCGCATCTGCTATATCTTTACCAGTCTTGTATATAACCTTAGTCTTAGTTACGTACTCTACGCGAACGTTAGACAGCTCATTGCCCAGTTTAATAGTTAAGTCTTTAACTGCCAGGTCGAATATCTGTAGCTGAACTTTATCTGCGTTGCCTTTAACGACGTACCCAGAAATAAACGCAGCTACAATGATACCAATACCAACAACTATTTTAATTACCTGCGGCGCGAGAGTTATCATGTTTTAGGTATGATTGGGTTTAGTTGTTGTGGGGGAGCCATGAGCTCTTTACCAATGTCGAACGGAATCTGAACTGGTTTAGTATCACAGCATCCACTCAACAAAATTACAAGGATTGCGTACTTCATATCAATCTCCTGCGTATGTACCAGCTTTATCTGACTTCGCGATCGACGGAGCCGATCCCATGGACTGTGTCTTATGAACTGCGTGATATTCTTTATGTAAACCTAGATGCTTAAGATGTTCGTTGGCTTTGTCTATGACATCGTGATCGCCTGTAACCTCTATGTGAGTCTTGCCTTTATAAGCGTTTGGATGAAACGAGTGAACGTTGATATCTTTATTGCCGAGCTCTTGCTTGATGTGATCGTGCTCTACGGTCTCCGATAGAAATTCTTTATATGTTTTCATTTCTTTGCCTTTGATTTAGGAGCCTTCGCCCCTGAGCGAGTTGCGATGACCTTTGGTTCTGCTTTAAATGTATCTGGTGCTGGGGTAACAGCTACAGGAATTTCTTTAACTTCAGGGATATTATGTACTCTATTGGTAATTTTGTCAACTAGCGCGTCCCACAAACTTTTAAGATATTTCATTTTTTAATCCATTGATGTAATTGTGAATCCTGTCTGCGAGCGATAATAGGCTTAGATGGATATGTTTTTGCAAACTGTCTAATTCTATCAGATGTTTCGTCGTCCCCTAAGTGCGAATCCCACGACGCACCCTTAACCTTAGGCTGTTTGATTTTATCGAAGTGTTCTGGGGTTACATCAAATACATGGGCACCTGCGACTTTATCTAAGTCTTTCCACTTATTGCGCTCTTTAGGAACCACAACTTCTCCTGGAGTGGTAATACCGCCAGACACGTTAACTGGGGCGTCTTCTAACAAGACGATCCCTTTATCTGCGGCGTATGCAGTAAATAACTCATCCAACGAATCGACAGATATCCCGTCAGCAACACACTGCTCTTTAATCATCGAGTATGCTGAACCCAGTGCAGCAATTTGTGACCCGCCGGGGATCTTATCAAACAGTCGTTTCAACTTTAACACGAGATTGACGAGAGGTGTTAACTCCTCTTTTTCTTCGTCAGTCTCAGCTTTACGCAACTTGTTACCGTTAATGTCTACTAGACCCAGCTTATATACCTTCTGTTTACTCCACGGTAATACGAGCATACGAATGATACGAAACGCTATCCCGTAGTCTACGAGAGTTTTAATTATACCTTCGTTTAGTTCGACTGATTCTTTTATGCCAGCGGACTTCTTAAAGATTCCGGTAATATAATCGAACTCGTCTTTATGTCCCGCCTTATCCGCGATAGTCTTAGCATTGGACCACAGCGTTTCCAAATCGGTGATAGACTTACCACTGGACTTAGATAAATTTTTTAAATATGCAGCTGGCATTACTTTCCTATCATTTTTCTTAACATAGTGTCTATGGTAGAATCTGTATTGATCGACGAATCTATCGTTAGCGTATCGGATATTAACAGTGGCTCGTCCATTAAGTCCAAGCAATCCCATATCGTTCGCAATATCGACAAATGCGTGGGCAAGTCTGCGCATCTGTAAAACATGAGGCGCTGACATCCCTCAACCCCAAACTCGTTAGATATTATTACGAGTTTATTTACAATCATTCGCAAGAGTTGTTCTGTTGGGTCAGACACAAACTTAGTCATATCTCCTTTAACAGAGTATAACATATTCATCGAGCGCTTAAACATCTCCCGACTTACAGTTCTCGTCTTGTAGTATTCTATTGCACAAGATTCGAAATTCGAGCTGTCAATTAATCTTAGATAACCGTCCAACGTTATTCTTCGTACTCTTCTTCGTACTCTTCTTCGTCAGATACTGCCAAATCTTCTTCGATGTTTTCGATATAGTCTACATCAGCGAATATAGTATATACGCCCTCAGACAACGAATAGTGTATCACAAACCCGAATCCAGTATCGTTACCATCTTCGTCATCCAGAGAAGTTACTACGCTTACGATGTCATCGTCATCCGGCTCGTCGATGGCTTCAATGATGTGGTGTGTAGTTACAAGTCCGTGCGATTCTACGATGTCTTGATATTTACGCGCAACTGCAACAACTTCGTCGATCGTATCTAAGTTAGATACGTCTACCTCTTCAAACTCGTCGCATATCGCTTTAATTAGTTCATCTTCATTTATCATTTTTGCTATTCTTTTTCTTGGTTAATTTAACTTCTTCTGCTTCGACAGATTTAGTTAGATATAACTCAGGATTGATAAACTTGGTGCTTATCAGTAACTCGCCAGTAGACTTACTAACCCAACCCTTATCGGTCGGGATTGCATCTGGAGCGTATCTAGGGGGACTATTGATGTGACCGATATCCGCAATACCAGACCCAGTTAATACTTGACCAGCAGTGAGAACTCCAGATGTTGCTGTGATCTCAGTAAGGTCGGCCGTAGAATTTTTTGTATCAGAATCAGCTAACGGAACGTTTGCTTCATCACCGGAGATCGACGCCTCAGTAACTCGACTAACCCAGCCTCGTTTAGTAGCTACTGCTGTTGCTTGCGTGTCTGCTGGTGCTTGCGTGTCTGCTGGTGCGGTGTCGGTTGGAGAATATACTGACATGACGATTTCCTATTATTGTGTTAACTAAAATGTTATTACTCCTACTATTTAGTTAAACCGGATTGTGAGTAGACTGAAACGGTTGTAGATTTAAGGATCTATCTATTAACACGTGCTTTACTAAAAACCCGTTAATATACTGTGGAGGAGATAACTCTAATATGCTCTGAGTCGAACCGTTAAAGTTTAAGTCTCCTGGAACTGTAGAGTATGACACACCATCTTTGTTTATCATACGCTAATTCCCCCACCAGCCTTCTTAATGGCGGGTTTAGGTGTGTAGTCTTTAGGTTTAATCTCTTGACTAACTTTAGACTGATCATAAGAGCCGGCCTCTGTCAATCTCATTTGATTTAGATTAATCCCACACACGAAGCGGTGGTTCGTGCGATCGCTAAATCTCGTCTTCAAAACTTTGAACATAACTTGATCCTGTTCGTCTAGTTCTTCTGTACGGATAATCGCAAACATCGAATCCACTGTGGATGGTAATCCCATCGACTCCGATGTATTAGTAAGATCTACGTCGGTATTTGCGAACCCCGAACGATTCAACTGTGAGCTCGTAATCATAACAGCGTTAAACTCTACTGCGATAGATCTGAGCTCTTCAGCAACAGCCTTAATAATTGTATAGCTATTATTATTGCTTCCAGCTTTATATCTAGAACTAATCATTAAGTTAAGATAGTCTACTATAATTACATCTGGAGCGAAGTCCTTCTTGATCTTTAACTCGCCCAACAGCGCCCTAATATTAGCGGCGGAGATAGATGCAGGAGGATACTCTTTAATAAAGAACCGACCATTTGTATTTTTTGCAATCTTCTCGACTTTAGACTTATATGTTTCTAGTGGTATCGCCGGGATATCGTACACATCGATACCAAACAAGTTTGCATCGATGCGCTCGCCGATGCGTTCCTCTGATAGCTCAAGTGTAATGTATAAGACATTGTACCCTTGTTTATAGAAGTGTGCTGCGAGATGCGACTTTACCAGAGACTTGCCGCCACCTGTTTGAGCAAGGAAACAGTTTAACGTCTTACGAGGGAAGCCACCTGCAAGCGCACCGTTGATGTCCGATATGTCTGTCTTTAATCTAGCCGTCTGCTCGTGTAACTTTTCATATCGTTCCTCAACGTTTAACGCATAGTCGTGTCCGATTTCAGTCGACAGGGACACCGAGAGCGCGTCTCTGAGTAGCTCCGGTATAGCTGATCTGGGAAGTTCATCTTCCCCATTAAGTACACCGATAGACCTAACCACAGCATTATGACACGCTGCTGCACGAGAGAACTCCTCGGTCTGATCTAGTAACCAATTAATATCCGGAGTTGTAAACGGCTGCTTAACTTCTTCGAGTAGTTGCAACACCCCCTTAAAGTCAGATTCAGTCAACCCACTTACGTTAGATAACTCCGTCTCGATAATATCAATCGTAGGAATGTTGTTATACTGGGCAGAGTATTTTTGAATTATATCTAGTAGTTTTTGATCTGCGCGTTCAGTGAAATACTCCGGCTTTAGGAAAGCTGTCGCCTTCCTCGCATACATTGGATTATAAATCAAGTTACTGAATATTATTTTACTTTGCATTGATAGCACCGGAATGTGATATGGATTAATATATAGGCATACGATACCTATAAAGTAAAGCTATTAAGACTTTGTCGGGTTACTCGACGATGAGAATGGGACTCCATTAAACACAAAAGAGGATGTGGCGCTAACCAATCGTTCCGTTTCGTCTCCACACACTGAGCAGAGTATGTCTTTCTCAGCAGATGTGTTAATCTCTGACGATTTTAAGATGTAGTCGTCGACATATCCGCATTGTTTGCATTTAAAACTATAAATAGGCACGTTAAACCTCCAGATTTGGTGGAGTTAATTCTCCAGATTCAATTTTTGCTGCTACGTCCTTTATCGCGAAATTAATAAACTTTTCTACGACAGATTCGATCTCGCCATATAACTTAGTTAGGCGCTCTTCGCCACCCTCAAAATATTGGTTCGTTGCAATATCGTACGCGATAGACGTAAAATCGGAATCGTTAGGTATAAGTCTAAACATTACACCCGTTAGTTCGCCTTCCAACAATACAAACCATTGCGTATCTTCCTCGGTAAAAATTGTAAATGGCGGTAAGTCTCGTTTCATTTCCTGTCTGTCCCTGTGATATGCATCATGTCTAAGTCGTTGTCTTGTGGTAACTTAACTAAAATCGTCTGTTTAAGTCCCGAATCGGACTTAGGGGCAGAAGAAAGAACCCTGACGCTCTTCTTCATTAAGTCTTTGGAAAACTTAGCGCGGCGGCGCCGCTCCAGGTAGTTTTGTATTAAGGAAAATAACCACTTCATATAATTTCTCCTGTCTCTTTGTCAATAGTTTCCTCGATGGATTCGATTGAAGAGTCGTGTCCTTTACCGTACCCAAAGATCGACTTACACCCTTCGTCGATTTTATCTAGTAGCTCTTTAGTGTAAACCTCTTCTGGGTTCTCATTAATAACTTTACCATAAACAAGGCGACCGTCTGCTAACTTATATCGAACACCCTCTTTAACGATAGCACCACAACGTTCGGCGATCTCCAACAATCCATAGTAACGGGACAAACCAGTTTCAAAATCAATCAGACATTCTGCCTGGGAGAATTCTTTTGTAAACCTAGATTTCTCGGCTACAGCCCTGATGTTGTTACCTATAACATCCTTTCCATCTTTCTCCTTACGCTTGTTGAGCATAATGATCGTAGATGCCACATATTTTAAGCTGTTCCCCCCGCCAATTTCGCGTGGCCGGTACTGATCCATTGTTGCGTAAGCGTGCTGAGTCATCAGTAATGGTACATCTGTACGACCTAACTTCAATGCGATAACACGGAACGTCGCCTTAATAATTTGATTGCGAGTCATATCCTTTGTCTCAGAGCCTTCAGCCGTATCTGTTATCTCTTTAGTCGTAGATAGCATACCGAGCGAGTCGAGTATCATCAACATGGGAGGTCTCTTCGACTTATCCCTATCAGACTGTTCGTACTTATCCAAGATAGTAATACACTGGTGTCGGAATTCTTGAATAGTAACCACAGGAAGGACAGCAACACGATTAATATCAATACCGCGTGATACAAACATGTCCTTACTAATAGCTGACTCAGATTCAAAATAGAAACAGAACCCAGTAGGGTTATTATCTAAAAATAGCTTTAGGGCAGTCAGGAATGCGAAACTTTTCCCTGCACCGGGATCTCCAGACATCACCGTAGCTTTACCCAACGGATAACCACCATAGATAGACCCAGAGATAAGAGCATTCAAACTATATGAACCACTATCCAACCAGCCAGCTACGTCACCACATGCTACGCCATCTGCCACGATACTGGCATCTTGATTTTTTGTTGCTTTCAACATTTCTGTGAATAAACTCATATACTATTCCTTATTTTCTTAATTACTAAAAATCTTCTTTGAGCGTACCTGTAATAATACGATACGCCGTAGTAACTGCATCGTTTTCATGTTCGACTGCATCAATAGACGCTTTATAGTGGATCTTAGCAAGTTTTGACAACACCTTCTTGGGAATATCGAACTTCTCAGACAGTGCAGCAATAGCATCTTTTACAAATTCACGTTCAGCGGAAGCACGAATCCACGCGTTACCAATTTCTTCAAAGGCATCGACGATCTCTTTCTTATCGGCCGGGTTACTTGGTAAGATTACTTCTAGTTGTTCGACGGACATTATACAGTCTCCTTATTCTTAAAGGCAGTGGAACGCATGTCGCAGAATGTTTGATAGACGGTGCTGTTACGACCATACACGTTACCAGTCTTTTCCAGTTTGCGAGATAGCTTGCTACCTGCTGGATTGTGGCTATGTTTATGACCAACCTTACGACATTGTTTTCCTTTTGCATCGCGCGCAGCCTTCATCCATACGTTCAAATCATGAATTTGTTCGGGGGTCATTTGTTGGGTTTGATCTGCCTGCGATACTACTGTGTCGCCTGTAATCTCGTTAACTACTTCTACGTCTTGCACGTTATCTTCTTGCATTGTGTTCTCCTTAGTGTTAATCATATATTATATTACAGATACAGTATGTAGTCAATCGTTATATACGATCGCACCGTTTTCTTCATCTTCGTTAACTTCACATCTAACTAATCCAAATTCATTAATGAGTTCGGTTGCAATCATTTCACACGACTGCGATCCAAAAAAGCAAACGCCATGACCAGTATTATACTTACTCAACAGATACTGTTTTATCTTATGACCAAGCTGAATAAACTCGACATCTCGATCTGAATGTGTTACGCCTACGAATGCCTTAATTCCAAACAAGTGACGATGTGGATGTTTTAAATAACTAACTTCGTCGATATCACAATTTGCCCAATTATGAATACCTTCGATTTTTAGTGTGCAATATACTTCTGTTTTCATGTTATAGTTCCCTGAGTTTGTTAATTAGTATTGTTGCTGAGAAGAAATTCTCTTTTTGGAACTGTCTATTCCGAATCATCGAATGGACAAAATATTCGTACCCCTCGATCAAATCTGTAATACGATTTGCTAAGTACCTAATATCGGTCATATCCTTACGTTGATACCTAAATACATCATCTACGTACATCTCGGCGTATGATAAGTGGTTTGGTACTAGGGGTAAACAGTTTGCAACCATTGCCTCATACTGACAGATACCGAGCGTCTCTAAATCTGCTGCAGAGAACATAACCTTAGCCCTGGCTAACGTAGCATGATACTGGTCTTTGGTCATGTTGTGTCTTTGTGGGACGATAAACTCATACTGCGGTAACATCTTTGCCAGCGCATCAAATACTTCGACGTGCTTCTCTGGAGAGATTCTATGTGGAAACACAACTACGTTTTCTTTCATTATACCCGGGAATGGAATGTCGTTAATATACTCCATCGGAAATCCAGAACGCAGGATGCGTTGATCATATGCACTTCCGCCCAGAGTATCTATAAACTGATCGATGTGTGATTCAGTTGCAAAGACATTTACGTCCGCTGCGTTAAACATTGCTCGCTCTGCGTGATATGACCAGTTCTTGTCCATCATCCGTCCAAGTGGATCTTCTGCAATATAACTACCAGCATGCCAAAGTGAAACTATCTTAAACTTCTTGCCGAGTAGGTCTTTAATATACTTCAACATCAACACAACTGGATTCCAGCCGTCGGTTACCAAGATAACATCTTCGTCTTTAACTGCGCCAGAATTAATTAACGAAATTATCTTAATAGCTTGTTGAGATTTCCAGATATTTGTTTCTGCGAAATTAAGAAACGCACCTGGAGTGGATTCGACCATGCCCATATCACCATCAACAGATTCTACTTCAAATCCCGAATCGCTTAACAGGTTAGGGATGTGTCTATACCACTGACCGGTGTATCTCGTTGGAACGGATTCTAAACTTAATATCCAAATCTTCTTACTCATTAATAATTATATCCTTTCCGTACTTTTCCCATGGGGTGAACGTGTTTGGTTGTTTCGCATTATGTACCCACACCCCGGTATTAGTCGCATTAAAGTCCACATCATCGACTTTAATATATAAGTTCTTAATACTATCAGCATACGGCAACTTACACGAAACAGTCAAACAAAATAGATCGCTATCTGCTAGACTGTATGAATGCAACAGTGTCGAAATTTGTTTATACAGTATAACATCTAAGTCTATCGTTGTAAACGATTTGTAGGTGTTCACTAACCATGATGCCAACTCGACCCACTTATGTAAGTTGGTTGATGTGATAGAATGATTCGCACCTAAATAGACATGCTCGCAATCATACATCTCATAATTTTTAACGATCTCTTTAATATCTGTATCTGGGTCAGAAACAAACAGAGTCGTCCTGGAAACAAATATCGTTTGTTCTATCTCTTCCCCGATAAACATATTCACACCAGATGCGGTACCTGTGGTGTACTCTCGTTTCATGCAAAGAACTCCGATAATGTATTGGGTTGCGAACTATTGATTCTATCTGAGGAACAGTGTTTACCTACGTGTGTATTCCAGTGATTGAAGTCGTCTAGTGTATGTACGTCATACAATGAATTAAAGATTGCTTCCTCTTTCCTGGTTCCGGCAACCACAACAATCTTATCACGCGTATTAGTATTTGCAACGTTTTCCATAAAGTTAGCTGCCCCACTAAGAATCCAAATAACCATAGACTTAATTGCGCTATGTCTTTTGCCATACTTAGCTTCGAACTTCTTAGAAGCCAGGTTCACACCATCGAAGAACTCATTATGTCCACAGTGGATATCAAACCATTTACTCACGTCGTCATATATAGATTTTATTACACCTGGCTCTAAATGTCTAGTGATATTAATATCTGCAGAACCTGTGCAGTATCTTCCATAATGTGGAGATGATGAGTGTGTAGTAGAATCGAAGCTAATGTGGGTATCTTTATACAAACCATTATTCACAAAAGTAATCGTAGGCAGCATGCGAGATAAAGACCCAACACCCAACAAGTGTAGATGTTTGTGCGTTACGTCTAATGGTAGTTGTGTATAGTAAAACGCACGACTAATATCTTCTAATGTACCCCTTCCATGCGCACCAGAAGATAGCGCAACACCGCCGATGTACTGATGTAGATCCGTTGGAATTTCTTTAATGACTAGATCTGCCCAGTTCATAAAACTATCGTAGTCGTTACCATGACAGATCATCACAGGACGAGTAGAACACTTAGCATTATTGAAAAACTCGATCTGCTCTAATAGATTGAGCCCAGACTGCTTAGCACACGCGTCAACTTTATTAAAGTCAAACCAACGACCAGATGTATCTAATCGCTTAGACCGGTCGCCAGACATAGACAGTGGAATTTCATCAAACGACATACCAACAGAGGCAGACTCAGACTGATTCAAATATACCTTACGTTTCATTTCTGGAGTAATCTTCGCTCCAAGCGTAATTGCTTGTAGACCTCCAGAATCTGCATACAAGTTCTTAATATGATTCCCGTATGTGCCTTTAATTAACTTACCGAACCTAGCCTCAGAGAATGCGTTATACAGTAACGAGAAGTCGTATCCCCTACTGTTCATACGATCAAACATATCAGCGATGTCTTGAATAAGTTCTGGGTCGGTTAGTGCCTCTTGAAACAAGATACGAGTAAAAGATACCCCAGATAAAACATATTCATATCTATTGCCGTTTGCTGTTTCTATCATTTGATGCCTTTAAAAGTGACGTACCTAAAACCACCGGATACGTAATGATCCCAAACTGGGCGTGTAATTTCTCTTACCTCTATATTAACACCAAACACCCCTCGAAGTCTAGAAGAAAGTTTAGCATTGTCTGCGAACTCGTCGCTCAAAATATATACGTCAACGTCACTAGCTTTAGTTGCGCGATTGAAACCGTACGATCCACCGATTAAACAGTCTTGCCCGAGAACGTCGCCGAACAATTCTAGTTCTTCGTCAGATAAGATACGTTTAATCTTACCTAACATATCTTTAAAGATTAGTTCTCGATCAATACGCTGCACATACACACCGTGAATTAATTCCAACTCGCCGATAAGTTTACACAGATGACGATCTACGTTATCTCTAAACGATTCAGGAGGACGACTACCGTCATCGTGATATTTTAGTGGACTGAGGTAGTATAGTGTGTCGTATGTCCTGCACCAGTTAACAACAAAGTCCCACACATAGCCAATCCTACCATACTGGTATTCCATGTACGCATAAAAGTCTAAGACAGATCGGTCAGATACGATTACATCTGTACCGTCTCTCAAAAGCATTTCGGTCTCTTTGCAGACCATATTGAATACGACATTATACTGTGCGAGGATATCTGTCTCGAGCTTTTCACGATCAAAACAAAGACGGCGATCTTGTTGTAAGACACCGTCAGCCAAGATACCAAGGCGCTTGAGTTTACCCATTAACTCGTAGACTAATGTAGTCTTACCTGCAGAAGATGTACCAATAACTGCAAACTTAGTTTTAGGTATTTGTACTTGTTCTGTCATACGTTACTTTCTAGAGAGAGCCATAAATTCATTACGAACCGTGGGATTTGTTTTAAATAGTCCGCCGAGCTTAGACGTCACGGTAGAGCTATGTGTGTCTTCCACTCCACGCGCCTTAACACAGTAATGCACACCCGATACGATCACAGCAACGTTGTCTGTTTCAAGAATATAACACATCGCATGGAAGATTTGCTCAGTCATACGCTCTTGAATTTGTGGACGCTGTGCGAAGAATTTAGCAATGCGATTCATCTTACTCAAACCCAATACCCGTTTATTAGGAATGTACGCAATCGTTGCCTTAGAGTCGATCGTCACTAAATGATGTTCGCAGCTAGAAATGCAAGTTACATCTTTCTCGACTACCATTTCATCATAATGCATCTTATTATCTACTGCTGTACACTTTGGAAACAGATCGTAGTTTAGACCACGAAAGATTTCGTCTACGTACATCTTAGCTACTCGATTTGGGGTATCTATCAGAGAGTCGTCGGTCATATCAAGACCAAGCGCTGTCATGATATCTTTAACCGAAGATTTAATAATAGCGCGTTTAGATTCTGCAGACTCGTTTACTAGATCTGTCAGGGGAGTTTCTACTCCCTTCGATACTAAGTATTCGTGAATTTGTTTTCCAAGTTTAGGATCGCTTTTGTGTGCCATGTGAATGTTCCTCATTTAAAATATAATTATAACGTACATCTCAGTAGACATCAACCGTAATATCTAGCAATAGACTTTGGTGTTTCTGACCACTCAATACATGTAACCTTAACATGATTAAATTGACTCATCTTAGCAGCTACGATATCGTAAATCCATTTAGCAAGGTTCTCTGAAGTTGGAACGAAGTCTACGATAGTGAAACCTTCGAGCGTTTCGTATTCTGACGTGTCTGCCGGAACGTGATCCATATTAACCGAATGCCCAACAACTTTACACATATCTACAAATATAGGTTCAAACTTAGGCTCTACGCCACACGCTACTTCATATACGCCAGTGACAAGTTGATCGAACATCGGATCGTGTCTGGCAATAATAAACTTATGATCCACGATATCGTCGATAAAGTCTTTTAACCATCCAATTTCTTTGAAGTCTACGACCATACCCCGACAGTCTACGTCATCTGACTCTAGATGAACTGTAATCTTACCCTCGTGACCGTGTAGATGTCTACACTTCTGTTTCGTGTCGCCCTTGGCACAGAAGTCTGTATTTAACGACTGAGTGAACACCCTATGTCCGTAACAGGCGGAAAAATCCTTACTAATCTTGTACATTTTTGCAATTCCTATATCGGTTTAAAATTTAACTAATCGATCACGTATTCATGCCGTTTCCAAGCAAATGCGCGTGGAGTCGACCGCTTACGTGATACCCATTATTTAGAGCCCGATAAACGATCCGTTTCGTTTCATCGGTTTCTTGACTTTCCTTAGTCGCCCCCATCGGCATCACAAACACCATATGATTAGATAGTCCGCCGTATAGTTCCTCATACGTCTTAATTGCTGTATCGAGTTCTGCCCATGCTTTGTCGTTATTGTTCATAACGAACTTTAGATCGGCAGTGTACCCTAGATGAAGTAGTTTGTGAATTACCTCGTAGTCTACTCCAGCCGGTTCCCCAGATACATATTTCAATTTAGGTGATATATTAAAGCAGACAGCGATTCCGAATTCTTCGCTTATAAAGTTGACATACTTAACAAATTCTTCTTTAGGTGCAATGCTGCCGTTCGTCTCAATTTGAATAACCGTCGGAAAGTCCCCTCTGTCCAACATCACCGTGATCGTAGCCATAATAGACCTTTGTTGCATCATGGGTTCGCCGCCAGTAAAACACAAGTGCGGTGACTGCTGAGTGACTGGATGTGGCTTGAAAGTCTTATTAGGCAGCAACGAATAGATCTTATCTGCTAACGTTTCTTCGGTGTAGTCTGTTGCAAGATGTTTATACTTAGCACTAACGCTGTAGTCGCTGTCGCATCCGTAATCTAGTACAGGTAAGTCTTCCATTTTACTGTACTGAGAAACATCGATATGGCGAATAACATACGTATCTGGTAATTCTGGGGACGCTTGCCCGAAACCCTTACATTGTTTGTTGCAGCCCATTACTCGGACCCAGACCGATGCAGTTCCGGTATATCTGCCTTCGCCTTGGAATGAAAAGAAAGTTTCACTTACACGTATCTTCATGTGACTGCCTTATTAATTAATTAAAATGGTATTGTAACATGTATTTTGGCATTAGTCTACACAGACCACGGAAACATAATCCAGTCTGCACAATTCTCCCTACGAACAAACTTCTTAAAGTAGTCTGGCATGTAAACATCAGAAGCAGTAGACTTATGAACTAGCGTTGCAAACTTTGTATCTTGTGGTAGCAACTCTGATAGTTCCCGTAGCGTGTGTCCGGAATCTGTTAGATCATCAACAACAAGCAATCCGCCTTCTGTGTATGAAGGAACGATGTTATCGTGATCCCGATTATCTCCATTCCCGCATTTTGCAGAGTATGAGATTAGTTCTAGTGGTAGACCTAGTTTTGCAGCGACGAGTGCTGCTGGGATCGTTCCACCAGATGCTACACCAATTACTTTAGAAAACGAACAACCGTCTTCCTTCGATAGAGCAACGATATGGTCAACACACGCTTCTACTTCCGCCCACGTCATATAAGTTTTTTTCATAGTTCATATACCTTATGTATCACATTTTTATAAATTTCATTGCCTTCGTTTTTGTAGCCAACTGCATTATTAATCATCAAACATTGTTCAAAAAACTCTTCTCTCTGAAAATGAGAGTGACCGAAACACCAATGTGTTATGTTAGCGTTATCAAGTATAACATCACTTAGGTCGCTAGCGTAATAAGCATTCGCAGTATCTCCTTTATAGTAGGGATCGCCTACATGTTCAAGCGGAAGATGATGTGTAATAACAAATATCTTCTTGTCTTGATTGTTACGTGCGACGTGGTCGATATACTGTCTGTGCTTCTTGTGAGTATCGCACCACTTATCAGCAGTAAACCTCTCAAAGAATTTACCTTGTATATCGTATGCTATATTTCCATCCTGAAACATTACATTACGAAGGTCCATCTTAGCACTCGGGGAACCCTTAAACATGTCAGTCCATAGAGTACAACCAACAAAGATATAATCCTCATGTTCCCATGTGGTCATATCTAATACTAGCACGTTATCGTAACCAAAGTCTTGAAGCATAGCATTACACTTGTCTGCTCCGTTCATAATGGTTATAGCTTGATTTGTGTTCCAGTAGCAATGATTTCCTAGTACCACAAGGACTTGCTTAAATCTTGGCGCAACTTTACCAATCCACGAATGACCAGCATATTCAATCCATTTTGTATCAGTCCATAGATCACCTGCTAAAATTAAGATGGTGTCTTTATCGTCTGGTAAATCTTTTGGATACCAGAACGGATCGAAATCATCTGGTTTAGTTGGATCGTATATACGAGTTTGATGCATCTCACGTGCATAGCCATCTAAGTGCAAATCGCTGTAGCATCTAACCTTCATAATATACTTTCTGCCAATAATTAAATATGGACCCGAAGACAGGACTCGAACCTGCATAATGCCTGAGTAGAATTCAGGTGCCTTTCCATTAGGCTACCTCGGGGTGTTGTAGTGGTAGTCCAGACAGGATTCGAACCTGCAACGATCTTTCGATAATGAATTATGAGTTCACTGCCTCCGAACCAATAGGGCTTCTGGACTAATGTTCTGTTTTACTTACTTTAAAAAGTGTCAAGGTTAATGTTTGTGTATATTACAAATACAAATACAAGACCAATAAGTGCACCTACTACATATTCCATAAATTCGTTCATTTTAGTTCCTCAAATTTTGATGATACTTGATATGTCTTAAGAAACTGTTCTAATGTTGTATATTTCCATTTAGAACTACCAACAGCCCAATGAAATGGACTAGACTTAAAGATTTCATCTATATCTGTAGACCTGCCAATTGACCAACCTGTCCCGGTTTGCATAGGTTTATCTGTCTTATAATTTCCACTAAAATTAACACAACCTAAATCATATCCAAATGATATGACCTTAGCTCCTACATCATCGGTGAATATTCCATATGTACCTGACCCAGAGATAAATACACGATAACCTTTTGCCTTTATGTCGGCGGCTACTTCTGCAATGAATTTCTGTGTCGTGGTGGCCATCCTATTCTCCTTAATGTAATATTCGGGTATTGGGGATGGGAGTTGAATCGAAATCCTCTACCTCTACCTCGTCTTCTTCAGACTCATCCATATATTCACGTAGGTCTATATCGTCGATAACTTTATCGGTTTCGCCATCTACTACAGACACGATAGCACTGAATTTAGAAAACATGATAGAGAGAGCTTCGAATCCACGTTGTATAGCTTCATCGACTGTCAGCGTATTAATTTCTGTCACGATAGTAATACCTCTCGTACCTCGTGCCGATTCATCACTCTCATCGAGAAAATATGTCATCGTAACATTGTACCACGTATTACCATCGCTAGTATATTTAAAAATGTCCATCGCAACATTGTCTACAGTTGTGAACGTCCAGTTAGGTATGAATTTCTTAGTTTTCTTAGTTGTCATCTTCGTGGTCGTCTTCTTCGTAGTCGTCTTCTTCATAACAAGTTGATATTGTAATATCTAAATCATTACTTGTAAAGGTGTAAACTCCACCCACATACGTAACTGTAATAGGAGAGTCGGAATGTACAGTCGTTCCAAGGTAAAACAGGTCACATTTAGACCCACCGAACAAGCCTTCTGGGATTATTCCGATACATCCCGAGTCTACAAAATATTTGAAGCCGTTAGATCCTGGATAAGAACCATCGCCGCATTCTGTTGAATGAATCCACATCTTGAGATTGTTAAGTTCCAACTCCCCTTCAACACATGCAGAATCTGTATCTGGGTCCATTAAGTCACAAACTTTGTCCCAGGTATCATGCATAATGTAACATGGGTCGCCTATCCAATATGTGCCTGAAGGTAATGTTGTTCTGTTCATTTTGTATTCTCCTGTTTCGTTTAAGTTCATGTAGTGATTATACAGTCTTATACGAATAAATCAACCTTTATTTGCAACTATTTGGAGTGGTTGTAAGTTGTTGATTATTAAAGTCGTAAAAAATCCCCATTTCTGGGGATTAGTGATTAGATTGGGTAATAAGGTTCTAATCGACCCCAAGCAGTTATTACGCTGCTAGTGCGTATGCGCCCATTGAGTCATTTGCGTTTAACAAATTGCTTGATTTACTGTCATCGCCTACAGTGTTGCATTCTTCGTTATCTCACGTCAGTCGATTCCAATTCATCCCCATTATTAAGTATACTCGAAATCGCAACTCCCTGAGCCGTTTGCGTCTGGAATATACTTAATGGTGGAGATGGAGGCATCGAAGCCTCGTCCTGCATGCCTTCACTAAAAATGACGAGTCAAAGTCACAAGGACGAATGACTCGTGGGTACAACAATTCTGTCTACCATTAAGTCCTTACGAACCGACCGAGAAACCTCGATCCAGTATTGCTACAGGTCGTAGACACCTTTGATACCCGAGACTTCGGTCTCTGTTGCTTTCTTAATTTAGTTGAATCACTGTTGAATCTTGTTCGTTACCCCAGCGGATGCGAGTTGTTTCCATATCAATTTAACGACCATGTGAATTTAGATCGGTAGCCGATATGACATCGATCTTATATATTTTACCTGTATCTTTTTCCATTGCTGCCTTTACATCCTTTTGCCATGAAAATAATTTCTCGTGCATAAGACTAGAGCATCCTTCCCAATCCTTGATACACGTATAAACAGAGCCAGAATGATTGGTGATGATATATCTGTCGGTCTCTTCTGTATATGACATTATACCTGAACTGAGTCTCCACGAGTCTCCACTCAAATATCCGCCATAATAGCCTGAAAGAATTTTATCGGTGACTTCACCGTTATAATTCATTCGAACTATGACCCATCGATCTGGTTGGTAATCGTTCATATTAACGCTTTCATATTACTGTAACAACGGGCGACAATCTTTATCGAATTGTTCTTTTGTCATGACGAAATATTTAAGTTCCTTTACAATCTCTATCGGCAATTTGAATTCTTCATCTGTAGCAATCTCCGTATAGAATTTCGATATGTCGTTTTCTGTCGGGTGTGACTCTGTTCCGATGAAATGGTAAAAAGTTCTAGTCGATTCTTTATCAATGAAAAAAGCGACATAATATAAAAACCCATTCAATTGGTTTAATCGATCTGGTTGATATTCATTCATAAAAGTCCTTTTAAACGGTGCATCAGTCTTTAGCTGTTACGCAGTCGACATCATCTACAACGTATATTAGGCCGTGTATATCAATGTGGTTCATGGTCTCAGTCTACTCATAATCTGGTCTTCAGCGCTTGATTCTCTCGGTATTTAAAAGATGGGAATGAATCTTCTAGTATTCTTCAAATACTTCGATAGACACTTTACTCATTATTTAACTTCCAAACACATACAAAAGTCACCATATCCACATGCCATATCAGTTCTACCAAAGAACTGCGAATAACCAGAATACCTTATAAATTCCATTATCTGAAAATATTCTCCTTGTTTAATAGGATGTAAACATACTCTATCATATATTCTACAAATAATAACTGCAGTTCCTCCATGTGAAGCTACTGGACAAGTAGATGCATTGGCATAACTATTTGATGCATTAGTGATTCCTGATATAGTTAGTAAAATTAAAATTAAAGTCATTTTATACATTTCATTTACTCCTTACGTTGTAGTCATGTTTAATATAGCCACCGATGCAGACCCAGTATAGACTCTTCGAGGGACATGCTAGGTATATCCGATGCCGAGTCGATCGGACAGCTTCTCCTCGGCTCTAGTTAAAACTGGTGGGCAAGGTTGGAGTCGCACCAACACTTTGTCTAGCAAACTACAGATTTACAGTCTGTGGCGACTTAGCTGATATTCACCTCGTACACGTTCTTCTTGCAAGAAATTGGCGGCTCCTGCCCCGCTCTATGTGGTTATGAGCCACATGTGCATCTTATACACTACCTCGCAATTGTAAAACTGGTCTCTCCTGTCAGAATCGGACTGACGATTTCTGCGTCCCAAACACAGCGACTTACCACTAGCCTAAAGAGAGATAAAACTTAAATCAACTATCTGGAATCGAACCAGTCTCGCACTAATAAGTTAGCCGCTCTGCCGATGAGCTATTAGTTGATTTATAAAAATGGCTCCCCAGCGTGGGCTCGAACCACGGACCTAACGATTAACAGTCGTTTGCTCTACCTACTGAGCTACTGAGGAATTGTTTAATTTGTATGGCAGACACACGAACACTGTGTCCCTTAAACGCTATTATGATACAAAACTTGGTTTGACCTGTTGGCGTATCTGCTAACCAAAAGTCGAAATATCTGGTGCGAGAGACGGGGGTCGAACCCGTATGTCTTTACGGACGAGAGATTTTAAGTCTCTTGAGTATACCAATTTCTCCACTCTCGCGTGTAATTAACTTTACATGTTGCCGAATTGTTTAGTAAAACAGTATTATCGCCCTGATTCGAACAGGAAAGTCGATTAATCAACTGCGGTCCACGCTAGGAGAAGGCCTTCCCCTTTGCGATAACACTGTTTTACTAAACACCCTCTCTCGAAGATGTAAGACTTAAATTATCAAAGAACGTTTACTGTATCCCATTAACTGAGAATTCGACTTAATAGTTTAAAAGTCTGTGTTGCTCAGTTCATGTAGTGATTATACAGTCTTTTAGGAAATAGTCAACCTAATTAGCAACTTTCTTGTAAGTCAATGATTCATTTAGATCGCTTAAGAAAAAGCCCCGTGTATCGCTACGCAGGGCCCAAGATATCGCGCATATTCATTTCTTCACAAAATGAATAATCTGGAAAAATATACGTTTAAACGATGCGACTAAAGTTTCCTTGTTTTTCTATTGTAATAACAGACCTACAATATGAAGATATAAGATCTGGTTTGTGGCTAATGATCCACACATTACTTTCTTCGCCCACTTCTTTCATTAAAGACATGACGGACTCTACGTCAGAGGCAGACAATGCTGAATCTATAACCTCGTCGAAGAAGATTAGGTTTGTGCTTACAGCGTTTCTACTCATTGCAACCTTACGCCACGCTAGGGTGATTGCAAGCCCTATCCTAGATTGTTCGCCTTGACTAAGGCTACCAAACGACATACTGTCTCTGAACCTAGCCAATATAGTTTCTTCGAACTCTTCATTTAATGAGAACCTCATGTGGAATCCCATCGTATCTAAATATCTGTTAATGGTATCGTTGAGTAAAGGTATATACGACTTAATAATAGTAGACTTGATGCCGTCCTCTTTCAAAAACTGTTGTGCTACTTGTATATATCTATTTTCTTCACCCAGCGCAGCCTTATGTTCAACTAAAGCTGACACCTCATCGTGTAGTGAAACGATACGCTGTGCTATATCCTTAACCATCTCTGTACCTTGAGTAGAGACGGTCCTTAGATCATGCTCTTTACTCTGCAACGACTTAGTATGTACGTCTAGCGATAGTTTCAGTGAAACTGCCTGCTGCTTTAGCGTTGATAAGTTCGACTCTATTAATTCTAACTCTTTTAATGACCCTAACATGTCTTCGATATTACTGTTTAATATTGAAGTCTGCTTATCAATGGAACTTAACTCGGCTTCCCTTACCTCGATTAACTTTGACGCGTGGTCGGTGTCGATAGACTGAGCACACGCCGGACACGATGTATTAGAATTAAAGAACCCTATGTCTGTTTTAAGAAAATTGCTTCGATTAGATAGTTTCTGCAATGCAGCGCGAAGGTTATCTAGTTCTTCAGTTATATGGCTCTTATTAACCATACTAGATGCTATCGTCATTGCAGTGGAGGCTAACTCCGTTAAGTCTGAATTAATTTCGGCAATTCTTATTTTTTCAGATTCAACTTGATCTTTAATTAATTGTACTCTCGATTCATCTTGTGACTGTAAGGTAATAAGATTATCTTTAAGACCTTTAATAGATGTTTTGAGTCCTACTATTGTGGATTCCGTAGTAGTTATGTTATTCTTAATCTCAGATTGAAGTTCTCGCGATTTAACCAGCATCTTCTGGAAAATACCTGTACCTAGAATTTCATCTACAAACAATCTCCTGTCAGATGCCTTTAACCAAAGGAATGGGCTGTAGTTAGCGTAGCCTAACACAACAACTTGAACCCACGTCTTATAACTAATGTTAAGTATAGTCTCCTCTAGGTAAGACTGATAGTCTCGTACATGTGCAGATTGATCTACTAATACACCGTCGATATATATTTCAAAAACAGAAGGCTTTAGACCACGCACAACAACATAATCTGTCGTGCCAATCTTAAATGACACCTTAGTCTCGCAGTCTTTTAGATTAACAGTGTTAGTCATATCTTTTTTAGATATGTTCCTGAACGGGACACCATACAAACAAAAAGTGACTGCTTCTAGGATTGTACTTTTTCCAGACCCAGATACGCCCTGTACTAGGGTAGTGGGTGAGCGGTTTAGTTGTATAGTAGTAGGAGTATTCCCAAAACTCAGGAAGTTTTTAAAGGTTACTTCTGTAAAATTAATATGAGGCACTAGATTATAGATTCCTGTAAGGTCTTATCATAGATATCTTTCATTAACGTCTTCAACTTATCTTTATCTATTGAATCTGTATCCTGTAGTCCATCTATAGCTGAAGAAATAACAACGTTTATGTTTGTGACTGTATCAGATACAACGCTGTCCTTATATGCAGAGTTTAATAATATTGTTTCGTCTACTACCGACAGCTCTGCTGGGTTTTGATTAGATATATAAGACATGACGCTCTCGAACCCTAGTACGTCTGTCTTACTACGAACTATAAGTTTAACAAACTTATTAGATAAACTCAACTGCTTAATGCTATCGAGAATATCTGTATCTACAGAATCATTATACACGATGCGATTAAATAGCTTGTCGGTATATTCGTAGGGAACGAGTTCCATCGTTTCTGTATCTATCGTATGAAAATATTTCTTATCAAATACGTCTGCCCAACTCATATCATACGCAGTTCCTAAGTAATATATATTCTCACGTTGGGACTTGCTGTGGTAATGACCAGATAATACTTTGTTAAACGTCTGGAATGGCTCCATCGTCATCCCATCAGTAGATACAACTCCGGCGTGCATTAAAAACCCAGAACATTCTAGATGAGCACACAAGATGTCCGCAGATGAATTTTCTATAATAGATTTGTATTCATTATAATGTTGATTTTGCATCCAGGGAACCATTAAGAATTCAGTAGAGTCGAATTTAATAGTAACCGGTTTATCTACGACAGTTATGTTTGGGTAGTGGTCGGTGTCTAATAAAGTAGTGAGCGAGTTAACCTCGTTAGTGTTTCTGAAATAAACATCATGATTACCACATATTACCGTAAGTTTAATTCCTCTAGCTTTAAGCACATCGAAGAACCGAGTCCTAAATAAAGTGAGTGTTTTGATATTAACGGATGCTCGAACGTCGAACATATCCCCTAGATGAAATATCTGGGTAATGTTGTTCTCCTGGATATAGTCTAGTATATACTCGTGAAACTTTAAGATGTGCTGTTCTACTATATTATGAGAACTGCGGGCACCGAGGTGTGTATCAGTTAATAAAAGTATTTTACTCATCTGTGGGACTCATGATGTCTTCTACGGATCTCATTTCATGTTGCTCGAGTTTTTTAAGTCTTGACGCCTTAACAGAATCTTCGTGTTTAGCAATAACGTCAGATGACCTAAGTTGTAGTAACTCAGTAGACACATTAACAAAGTGCGAGTCTTCGTCTTGAAGCTCTTGAGATATATCGTCTAACAACGTGCCCAGAGAACTGGCAATATATGCCTTAACCAGCGTTTGATGTTTTTCCTTTTTGATTCTGAAGATAAAAGAATTAAAACACGCTTGTGTGAAGTATGCGAACGGATTATCTCTATTTCGATAATCGAATTTGTGGACATATTGTATCATGTTAGCCACCGCGTCTGCTACCATCTCGTCTTTATACGAGTAATTGATAAAGTTGTGCTTTCTACTGTTAAACATAGCAATATCACTAAACACTTTACCAATTGCATTAGGAATCTGAGGTATTGGTAATCCTGCCGCTAGAGCATCTTCTCGCTTAATTAGATATTCTTTAATGTCTGCATAAAACTTTTCGTTATCTACATAATTAAACTTAGGATCCGCTTTCGCAGTCTTTGCTACGCCGCCTTGTTTTAATGTTTTACGGGTTTCGTATATTGCCATGGGAGTGAAATGATTAGTTAGTTAGAGTATTAATATTAACACGCAACCATCTAACTGTCAACCTAATCCTTGCTGTTAGAAAAAAATAGGTTGACAAGCGAAAAAAAAGGTGTAATAATCTATAGATAGGTAAGTACATACGGCTGCCGCCCAATGCTATGTATTTACTGCAAATATGTTACTAGCTAGAGATTAATACTTCTGATTCTAAAGTTCATCTCTTGTTCTGCATATATGCTGAATCTATGCTGAGCATGACTTAATGAGAAGTTTGGCTTAGACTGTTCAAAGTTATCAAACAAGTCATACACAGTACATTCTTCTTTATCTGATGCTAATCTAAGACCTCTACCTATTGATTGAAGTATTCTAACAATAGACTTAGAAGATGAACTAAATATTATATTGTGTATTCTCTTAACCGAAACTCCAGTTGACATAGTACCACTCGAGGCAAGAACGATTGCGTTATCCTCTTTCTCTACGATCGATCGTATATCATTTCTTTCAGAACCCTCGACACCTCCGTGTATATAGAATATACTTCTATCTGGTAATTCTGAGGTAAGCAATTCATTAAGAACGTCTCCGTGTTCCTCGATACGATTAAACAGAACGAGCGTATTACCCTTTAAGTTCTTAACTAGATTTAATATAAAGTTATTGCGTTTCTCGAATCCATTTAAGAATGATGTTTCTGCTTGATAGTCCAAACTCTTAGTATAGCTTTTCGTATCTGTTGGGTATTTCAACTCTATACATTCTATCTTGAGAGGCGATACTCTACCAGACTCTGTTGCCTGTTTAATCGACTGTATTTTGACTACAGGTCCCAGACTAGACTTAATTACCATTTCGTTGGTTAGTGATCCGTCTAGCGTACCTGTCAATCCTATCTTATATTCAGCCTGAGTGCAAGCATTGACTAATTTCTGTAAGCTATCTCCCTTAGCCAAATGACACTCGTCGACAACTACCGATTTAAACTGTTCGAAGAACTCAAAGTCTTTTGCTTTGTAGATAGGCAGAAGAGATTGCCAGGTGCTGATTAAGATTTGAGTCTTACCAGTATATGAATATTCTGAATACAACTTCTCGACGTTGTGTTCTACGATCCATTCGTCATCTAGCTCCGAATAGTCCTTGAAGTCCCCATACAGTTGTTCTACTAATGATACAGATGGTACAATGATTAATAGTTTGTCTGTTGTGAGTTCTTGTAACAGTCGGTTAATTAGGTATATCGAGGCAGACTTACCAGTTGATGTGGCAGACAGGAATACTTGACGTTTGTGTTTAATTGCATAATACGCCATCTTGAGTTGGTAGTCGTACGCGTTAATCACATTACCCCCAGATGAGAGAGGGATATTCTTTAATGCAGATGTGAACATGTCCTTAGAAACGATTGGATTGGAAAAACACTCAACCACTTCTTTGTCTATCGAGATATTATATCCACGATCAGTTACGAACTTAGATAGTTCTGGAACGAGCCCCACGGGTAAAGTAGACTTCGCAGAATTATATAAACGGATCTTTCCATCCCAACGTCTTGCCTTAACTAAGGGGTGGTGTTTGGCATTTTCTATGTAGAACGAAAACGTTTCAGATAGCTCCATCCTGACATCGTCTGGACAGTGGATCTTTACGTTTGAGTTATTTAAGAATGATACTTTGATGGTTTCCATAATACTCATTTAGTGGAGAACTAAACAGAGTTAGGTATTAGGAAAAGTGTGAAAATGACGGTTGTAAGTTACTGATTATAATGGGGAAAAAATCACAAATTTCACGATTTTTCCAATCTACGTATCTACGACTGTATTTTAAGTCTTATCTCGACGTTAAAGTGCGAGATAATTGTAAGTCATTGATTTTAATACTAAACTACGCCGTTTATTAGCTTGTTATAATCTATGATATTCTTAAGTAAGAACTGACGCGAATTGATTGCTTTTATTGCCTCAAGTAACAACTCTACTTTAGTTTCCTGAACAGCAATCTTAGACCTAACTTCCTGCAATATCGTATCTGCTTCTAAGAATATGGATATATCCCCACGCAATACTTTAAGATCGAAGTTCTCTTCTTTATATTGTTGAGGATTAGCCTTACCGCTGTAAAATAACCATCGTTCTTGATAAACTCGTTGGAGTTCTAGTTGGAGTGACTTTAGCGTTAAGTTCTCGGTAGACCGGATCTTAAGCAACTTGCCGTGTATGATCGGAATACGCTTTGCTTCTACAGATACATCATCTGAAATGTGTTGGTTATCGTCGATTAACTGTTGTATTTCGTTTAGGGTCATGTTAGTATTTAATGTAGAAATTTACATTAAAGTTTACTACATCTACTATCGTCTGTCAACTTCATAGTGACGGTATACCCCTTGAGTCTTTGCATAATTGATTGCATCTCTTGCCGACAGTAACAATTCTACGATCTGTTCTGCATTCTTACACGACATTGGCAATACTTCATTCTGAGTACCTGTACAATTCTTCTCGATGAAAACACATACTTGAGATAACTCGTCTAGTAGCATATTGATATTATGATAGGTCATCATAATGTCCTGGATATATCCATTGTAGTAAAGTCAAACGTAACATCACACGACACAGTCAAGATATCTGAATCTGTTTGCGTCATCTGGAACCCCGATAGTGAGGTAGGTAAACATCTGCGGTAATTGATATTAAGCAGAGGCTTTTTGTAATTAGATAATATCGTCATTGTTATATCAGTAAACAACGAATCTTCATTACCAGATGGTTCTGTTATCGTAGCGTACTGACCGTAATCCTCGGGATATGCTGCTCCCTTCATCCAATTAACAATCTCTTCCCAGTTAGAAAGATCTTCGTTTAGTTTAAAGGATAGCGTTATTTGATCATACTGTAACCGGTCACCAACGCGAGAGATATTCGAGAACGGGTTCCCTTGTTGTGGGTTAGACATAGTGATACCAGGAACAGATACGTCTGTAGTCATAAACGCAATATTCTTAAACCGCTCGACGACAACTATGAAACTCGTCGCATTAAGAAAGTCTGTGGTTTGTAATGATGTCATAATAGGATCAGATTAATTGAGTTCAATTATTTAGTTTTGAGTATAGTCCTCGCCTTAGCTCGATATTCCGACATCGTTATGTTTGGGTACATTTCACGTGCAATGAGATATCTCTTAATAGTCGATCCGTCGATATTGAGAATTTTCTTTGCATCTGAGATAGAGCTGTATGATACTCCGTCGATAGTGACGGACTTACCTTTTAGTTTTCTTGCTGCGAGGCTGTTAATATCACATTGTTTTTTGTATTGCGTTAACCATTCATCGAACGAAGTTACTATTCCATCCTCTACATATTTCTTTATCAGTCGGTTGTCTGTATTATTTGCTATTGCTGCTTTGGATATCGACGAATATACTATGCAATCGACCACAACAGATTTACTAGATGATTTAAGTCTGCTTTGATTATTATTCTCTTTTTCTAAATCAAGCCATTCCTTAAATGATTTATCACCTTGATAATTACTGTATCGTTTGATGATTTTGTAAATCATACTCTTTTTAATGTTGTGTGTTTGAGCTACATCTAATATGGACGGGTATACTACACCGTCAATTTCAATAATAGTTGCGTGTAGGGTCTTCCTGACTTCCTTGCTGCGTTTACTCAAGTCATATTCAAATTCGTGTACCGCTGTATCGCTTGAATATTCTGAATTATACTTTCTTAAATTTTGATACGATATCCCGGTTGCTTTAGTTGCATCCCTCATACATCCATATTCCAACCCATCAACTATAATTGGAACTGCAGACGGATTATCTCCACCAGACAGCGAATCTCTTTTAGCAATGCTAGCGTATTCGTATATGTGGGCAAACTCGTCTAAGTTAGACTCGTCGACTTCTTTAGTGTTACACATCCAAAACAACGCGTGAGCCATCTTAGATATTTCGTCTTTACTACCACATTCACGGAGCGCATCTAACAGAAGGTAATGGGCTTTGAGGTGATTGTACGGTGACAGATATACTGTTTGGTCATTATCACCAAATATTGCCCGAGGATATACGTGATGCGACTCGTCATACTTATCTGGTACAACTTTATTATCCGAGCAAAATTCTAAATATTTGGATAATTTGGCAGACGTGAAATTAAAGTTTAGTGTATTCATATTATCACATACTAACATTATTCGCATAGAATGTCAAATATTTAAGTCGTAGAAAAAGCCCAACTTAATGAGCTTTTCTTATTACCAGCGGAGATTCACGACAGATTGAACTAAATAGAATGGTAGCCGCGATATTACTAGTATCCGCTACCTCTAGTCACTCTAATAACAATTGAAAGGCAATCGTATGACCAGCAATCTAATTTATACAACGTTAAAACTCAAATCCAAGAACGAACATTATCTAATTAGGTATTGTAACTTCATTCGATCACTAAGTACACAACTTTCTTCCGGAGGCACAGAGGCTCACCATATTTGTCCGGTTGGCGAATATCCAGAATATTCTGATTTCGAATTACACCCATGGAACTGTGTACACCTAACAAAACACCAGCACTTTATCGCGCACTGGATGCTATGGAAAATCTTAGGATTATCTCAGACCCGCGCGTTCAATATGATGAGTACAACCCGTGATGGAATTAGGATTAAATCTGGTCGGGTATTTGCACAGTTGAAGGACGATTATCACGCTGAGCAGATCAGGTTGGCTGAGTTAGGGTTACATGCAAATCAGACACAAGAGTTCAGAGATCAACAACGGGCTGTGCAGAACGCCATAGTCGCCGCAGGTGAGCATCACTGGTTAACTGAAGAACATAGTATATTTAAGAGTGAAATGGAAAAGAAGAGATATGAAGATGGTACTCATCCGTGGTGTAGTAAAGAGTTCCAGGAGGAGAATGGCGCGCGTGCTTCGGCTAGGCAGAAGGCATTAGTTGATGCAGGTGTGCATATTTGGCAGAGTGAAGAGTGCAAGGCAGAAACATCGAGGAGGCTCTTAGAACTATCTGCCAAAGGAGAACACCCCTTCCAAGATGCGGAGTTCAAAGCTCGTAATTCTGCTAGACAAAAAGAATTATCGGCCAAGGGAGAACATCATACACAACAGAAAGAGTGCATCGAATTACACAAGGAAGGGTTATTGTGTAAAAGAAACAGGAATAATGTTGCTATATTGAAGGGTCACGCGGAAAGACTTCGAATGGTCTTAGGTTCGGGCTATGATTTAAAATCGGATGAATGGATAAACGAAAAGATTAAAGAATTAGAGTTAATTGAATATATAGAACCACCAAAGGCATATCAGTGCAACTCAGACGAATCTCTAAAGGCATCTGGATTGAGAATAAAGAATAAGTCGAATAGGGAATGTGTTGTAGAGTTAAGACTTCTTGCTAAGGACAAAAATGTTACCCTATCTAGGGGATATAGCATGAAACCAGATGAATGGATATTAGAAAAGATTAAGGAAATACAAAAGTTGTAGACGTGAAAAAGCCTCTATTGCTAGAGGCCTTTCTTATTACACTAATATATTGCTATATCAGAGGTTACTTATCACCCATGGAGGTTCTGTACGGAAGCAATCCTATAAAAACCGTTCGACCGGAATGTTGCACCACCGAATGGGTTTGTAGCAAAGCCAGCACGACTCTTCAAAGCCATCAGAGGTTGGAAGCTCGTTGGATCAGTTGCGCGTTGCAATTGAGCTGCGACATACGGAGCGTAGAACGCGCCAGCTGCATAAGGGCTAGAACCTTTGTAACCAACACAGTAGAAGTCAGCGCTTGCATAAGGGTCAACAAACACTTTCATCTTACCACCGATTGTACCAACGAATGTGCTTTGTGTAAAGTCTGCATTCAATGTTTCCAATTGTTGGATTGCTGGAGCGTATGACATGCTACCTGCTGCTGCCAATGCGGATGCTACGTCACCGGAACAGATAAGGATGTTACCTTTACCCATACGCAGATCGTAAGCAATAGCGTTAGCATCGCGTTCGATTGCAAACAACAGACCTTTGAACTTCTCATTCGACCAACGACCATCTGTATCAGCTGCAAAGTTAAACACGCCTGGGAGGGTAGCTTTCTGTGCACCTGGCTTAGCCAAGTTATAGATAGTACGCAGTACACGACGGTTTGTTTCTGTGATCAGTTCAGTTGACATAATATGGCTCAACTCTGACTCAGCGTCCAGACCATGCAATGCTTTCATGTCCTGTGCCATTTCCAGAGAGTAACCAGATGCCAATTGATAAGTAGCAGCAGTAACAGTCAACTTCTCGATCGACATTGCCACTTTAGCAGTTATGTCACCTTCACCAGTCGCTGTAAGGATACCACCGCCGTTAGCGTTACCCAGCTGAATAGTAGTTGTTGCGTTGGTTGCAGTTGCGTTCGAAGAAGCTACAAACACTGTACCGTTGGTAATAGAAGCTACAGTTGTACCAGCAGCGAATTCAGTAGCAGCCAGTGGTTGACCTACTTGGATGTTAGCTGTAGAAGTAACAGTAACGTTAGCAGAACCAGAAGTAACTGCTGCAGACATTACTTGAACGCCGAGGTATGAACCAAACACGCCAGAAGAACCACCAACAGAACCAGAAGTACCACCAGAGAAGCTGGTATCGGATTCGTTCCACAATGCTTCTGTACCAGCTTGTGTTGAGTAACGACTACGCAGTGCGAACACCAAACCAGTTGGAGTTGTCATTGGCTGCAAACCGCATACATCGAAAGCGATCAAGTTAGGAGCAGCACGACGAACCATGCTGATCAGAACTGGGTCATAACCTGCAACACCAGCGGCAACGTTAGTAGGAGCGGCTTCTTGCAAAGCCTTTTCTTGGTTTTCCAATAGGATTGCAGTTACGTTACGACGATATTCGTCCTTGATTTCTGGAAGAGTACTTTCGTTCAGTACTGGTGCCCATTTTTCATTAAGAGCTTGATCTTGCATGTGTTTCCTTTTATATAAAATGTTATTACAATATTATTTAGTAAACTACCTAAATGTCCGCTACTTAGCGGCTACGCCTAATAGCAGCCAAGTAAGAAGTCATCTTCTCGTCCACTTTCGGTTTAGATGTACCTTCAGACTCATCAATAGATTTATTTTCTGGTACATCAACTTTCGCTACTGATTCGTCGACAGACTTAGCAACTGGAACAGTAGAGAAGTATTCTTTAATAGCTTGTACTTTAGTCTCGAACGATTTAACATCTTCGTTCATAAATTCTTTAGCCAGACCATGGAACTTGTCGACTTGTGTATCTGTAAGACCTACACATGCCTCGTCAACGATAGACACTTTCTTATCGACGATCGCTTTTTCCTCAACTTCTTGGATAGTAACGATTGCAGACTTAAGAGCAGTTTGTGTGGCCTTTAATTCTTCTTGCAAACTCTCAACGAGGTCTTGCTTCCCAGCAGGAACTTCGATGTTGTGCGATTCAAACAAGTCTTTAAGACCACTAATAAATGACTCGGTCAACTTAGTTTGAACTTTAGACTCAACGGCTTCTTTGTTTTCTTCCAACCACTGCTCAGATACATAAGTCAAATAAGAGTCGATAGATGCTTCTTGTTCTTTAGCTTGCTCATCTAATTGCTTAGCAATGCGCTTTTCCAACTTAGCATATTTAGACTCAGCTAACTTAGTAGCAGCTTCTTTAACAGCAGCGATAAAAGTAACTTCTGCTTTAGCTTTGAATTCTTCAGTAAGACCTTCTACACCAGAGAACATAGCTGCCACAGATTCCTTAACATCACCTGCGACTTTCATCGCTTTGTCATCGTCTTCTTTGTCTTCGTCGTCGTCTTCTTCGTCATCATCCATAGATTCTTTAGCATCAAAAGGATTTACACCTTTTTTACCAGCCATAGATTTCATGTCCATGTCTTTATCTTTGGCTTCACCAGCCTCGTCCTCGTCTTCTTCCTTATCTTCGCCTTTGGCTTCAATAAGATCTGCGAGGTTGTTTAATCCTTGCTTGCGCAGTTCTTCAATGTTAAGTGGCATTTCTATTCCTTTGTTAAAATTGTGTTTCATTAATATTTAGTTAACTACCAAAACAGGTCGCTTAAACTTTAAACGACTTCAATAAGCTGTCAAACGCAGATATCGACATCTGATATCTTTCACCTGCCTTGGCTTGCTTAATTTCTTTACGTTGCCCGAGGAATCTATCGAATTCCTCCAGCATCGCATTATTACTTAGTAATGTCAATAAACCATCAGACTCTACGATAGATGAAACAAACGCATCCGGCGCACTCGGGTTAAGCACAAAATCTACAGTAAACAGCTTATATCCTGCTTGAATCTCGTTAATACCATTTTTATTTAGTTTAACGGAACCAGAACCGCGTGTAGACATCCCACCTTGTACACCATTGCGGATAAGACCAGCAACTACATCTCCTAGTGGTGTACCTTCTAATATACGGGCTTTACCTATATAATTGTTGCCGTCTTTGTTAAACTCTGTAATGAGTAAACATGCCCTTTCTGCATTTATCCTAGGCCCACCGTCTGCTGGATGATCTAATTCGCCGAGTGCTCTGTTAGTCTTAACCATAGACTCTGTAAACGATTTTGCAGCTGGGTCGAATATAGATTCACTGTATATTCTGTTGTTTCTATTCGCTACATTCGTCTGTGCAAATACACCGGTTACGTATAATTTCTTGTCGCCATTACTATCACTTTCTGTGATCGTAGTAACATCCTCAAAATGTTTTTCAATTAGAATCATGTCGTGCTTTCTTTTCTACTAAGTACATGGTTATTTCCCGAAAATCGATTTACGCTTACGAAGACTAATCTTCAGTTTGCGTTTAGTTTTAATCACGCGACTGGCCTTACCTTTTCGCCACGCCTTCACCATCGCCATTTTACGATGTCTCTTTTCCTGAAAAGACATACGTTTCAATTTTATCTGACCGCCTTTACCTTTAGTTACCTTAAACCCTTTTTTAGGCTTAACTTTCATAACCATCTTGCCGCCACGAACTACCTTAATCTTTTTAAGTTCATTGAGAACTATGTCCTCACATAGTTCTGTCAGTCGCGCATGAACAGATGTTATAGTAAGTGTCATTTGTTTGTTGTCACTATCACCGCATTGCTACGAGTATCGTGTTTAACTGTCGCTTCGTGTCCACTGGGATGTGAGTACGTAGTATGAGCAAACGTCTTAGGGTTCTGTGTGTATCCCTTAGATATTAAATGTTTGTGAACCTCACCTTCAGAACTCTTGGCAGCTTCTGCAGAACTATGTTGCTTTGTGTGTTCTTGCATATGCTTTCCTTTCCAAGAAGGACCTTTAGTAAATCCTTGCCCAGATAAAGCCTCGTGATGAGACTTACCCATATCAGACCCTGCTTCTAATATCGCTTTAACAGTATCTACGATAGCCATATTAGTCGTCTACTTCCATATCTTTAACTGCCTTGCTAGCCGAACGAGTCTTCGACTTTTTATCATCTTCATCTTCATCATCAGCCGCCGACTGTCTTGATTTATGTATAGTAACCTTAGACTTTTGATTGCCGCCCTTTTCATTATCTTCTGGCATATCGTCGGTACTAACCATAACAACATCAGCAAACGAAACAGTCATAGTTTTATCTGTGTTATCGTCGTTATACTGTTTAGGAGTAACAACATAGAATTCTTTATCTTTAAGATCGGATGAAACTACGTAGAAATAGTTATTACCCGACTTCTTAGTTTTAACTTTAACTACCTTATCTGCCTTTGTACGTGACATTGGTATCCAGTCCTCAGATATAGCAGATTCGGTCTTAACAGGTTCCTTGCCTTTGTCGTCCAGCGCATTAGCCTTTACATCTTTGTCGGTGATTTTAATTTCGTCCTTAGCAGAGCCAGAATTTACATCTTTTGGTTTAGCTTCTTCTGTGACTGGATCGAGACTGATTCCCATTGCAATAATGATCGAGTTAATCTTGGCAGCAGATGTACCTTGTTCGGCAGCAATCTTATTAATCAGCGTAGACTTATTAATTTTAGGATTGGTTAGTATAGCCTTAAGTACAGCCAGCGTCGCAGTAGCTGCATCTGGATTAGATGTGGACAGTTGCTTTAACTTAGTAGTATCCAACGATTCGTTTAGATAAGATTTAAAAGACATTATTTAGATACCTGTTTAGAAATAGATTTACCCATAGACTCAGATACTAACTTTTCAGTCTTAGCAACCTGTTCTTGTTTCTTTTGTTCTAGCGCGGCCTTAATTGCCGAAAGACTTGTATTGTCTGACATAGTATAATCCTTAAATATTTGTATAATTTAGTTATTGTGGAGATTGATCATCTGGTGCAGCTGGCTCGTCGGTTGGAGCTGAATCTGGTTGCTGTGCCGGTGCTGCGGTATCTGCGAACTGTGTAGGTGCATCCGCGGCATCTGGCGGAGTTATTCCTTCATCGTCTATTTGTTTATTCATTTCATCGTATTCTTCGTCAGACATTAGTAAGATCTGTTTCATAACATATTCTTTAGAAACATACTTACCAACGAACATATCTGCCATCTGAACAGTAGTAAACCTCTCGCGGATAATCTCCGTCTCTTTTAACTCTGTGTAGAAACTATCCTTAGACCATTCAACAGAAAGTTGACGTTTGATATCTTCACTCTCTTCGGCCCTAATAATCTTCTTGACGATCAACTGTGTAATTAATAAGTCGATCAACAACAAAGAAAACTTATTACGTAGTCTGTCTATAAACTTTTGAAACTTAATCTCATCGCGAGTAATTTCGGATGTTCTTCCGAGACCACCGACCATAGGAGCTTCATCACTAAGTCTAGACAACGGAACGTTCAGAGACTTATACAACTTCTTTTTCATTAACTCTAGGTCATCTACTTCACCTAGATTAGCGCCAGACTCCAGCGTAGATATTTCGGTAGACTTACCATCCCCTCTACGTGGAATCCAAAAGTCCTCGAGCATCGACATATTACGTCTAGCGTCTTTGACTTCTCCTGTCAGTGCATCGTATGTTAAGTTCGTACGGAACTTATTCATCATGTCTTTCATATACTGCTCTGCCTTTTGTGGAGGCATGTTACCTACGTCTACGTAGAAGATACGACGTTCTGGTGCACGAGCAATACGATACAAAACCATAGAATCTTCTAAGGTGCGTAAGTTATTCGCAGTCTTTAATGCTGGGTGTAAATATGAAAGAATACAAGAATACTCTTCGTCATATAAACCAGACGTAACGTATGCAATCGCGTCTGGTGCAATCTTAACAAGTTGATCGATCGAGCCTAGCGATGAAGATCCGTTATATCCTGGGGCAGTTAATACCCCAGACATACCATTACCGCTATCGTTAATAGCAATAGTGGAACCCTTACGAGCCGCCTGATATGTAAAGTATTCTTTCTTAGTCTTATTAGTCTCTACTCCAGTCTGGTTTTTAGACTTTTCAATTTCAACGACTCGTCTAATGGTAGTAGGACTGATATACCTGGCCTCAATCAGTCCTTCATTTTGATCCCAAATCTTATGGAAGTAGATACGTCCGTCGATATACCAGCGGCGGACTAAGTCGTATGCCTTTTGATTAAACTGGATGCGAGTCATGACTTCGTCAAACTCGTTGGATATTTTATTCTTAATAGAGTTCGAAAACTTTAAGTCGTCGGTATTTAACTTAACAACATTACCTTCGGCGTCTTCAGACATCATCTCATTAACTATTTCGTCGATGGCATATGACACTTCAGGGATGCGCGATATATCCCTATATCTGCGGATTAACTCAACTTCGTTAGTAGACGCCGATGGGTCTAAGTCATACGAGAAGTTAACTCTGTTTGATTCTACTACGATAGCGCCGTCGGCGTTTGGTAATACAAAAGATTCGACTTCGGTAGATACGTCCATCTCCTTTTCGGGATTTTTTGTATAACCGAACATGTTTGAGATTTGTTCTAAAAGATTCATTGATTATATGTTACAAATAATAATTTTTATTTAGTTGAACTACATGTATTGACATTTAGTCTTTGCTAGTATATCATTTTTAATATGAAAAACATTAAAATAACAGATTACCTAAATGAACAAAGGTTGTTCCCTATATTAACTACAATATTCGATGGCTGTCTTATTACCAAACAACATCGAATGAAAATCGATGGAAAATTATTAATTGTAGATTTTTTAATAATCACCAAATTTGGTCAATTGATCATCGAGTTCAATGGTAATCTTCATTATCAGAGAGCAGAAACTCAACTCAGGGACAACATGTTACGCGACTACTGTATGGTAAACGATATTATGTTAGTCGAGATACCATATTTCATACAACTCACCAATGATACGGCCGCATTCCTTTTTAGTAAAGATGTAGTCAAATATTATTTATCAAAATTCAACATATCTACAACATTTCCACATGGATTTATTTCTCCAAAACTAACTCTACCGTGCGATTTTAATATTGCTGGTTGGAATAGATTTATGTCCGATATTCATAACATAATTCCACATGACCACAACCTCGCAATAACACGTCAGATATGGGATAGTTTATATCATAAGATGGAGTCATCTACATACCCGTCTATATCTTGTACGGTCGGGGTAGATATGTACACCCATTTTATCACTCCATCCACTTTCTTTGAAAATTATCCAACATAGATATTATTAAAAGGACCTAAGCGATTAAGTCCTTTAGATAATACTTATTCTATACCAGCATCGCCTCTAGTCCACCACTGATATTCCATAGTTACAGTATACTCCTGGATGGTATCAATCTGCTCATACCCCAGATCAATCGTACTCAGATCAGTTGGGAATCCGCCAACAAAGTCATACTTGGCAAGCGACAAACCATTACGATCAAACTGTTCAACTGTAAAGTCTGTTTGATACTGAGTAGCACGAGTAGCACCGATATTCTCAGCATGACCGTTAATAAGATTCATCCAGCGTTCGAATGCTGTACGAGTCTTCCAATCAGAATCGTTAATAACTGTAAGCGTAATTGGCTGGAAATCACGATCACCTGCGATCTTGATATTTCGACCTTGATACGGTACTTGGATAGGGTTAATAGTCGCACCTGGGATTTGTGCTACCTTTGCGTCAAACGACAACTTGAGCGATGCGCTACCGCCGTCGACACCGTCTGGAAACTTTACAGTTACTCTATACAGTGTTGGTCGTGCACCGCCTAGGAACTGCGATCTAAATTCTGCTAATGACAAAATAATACTCCTTAAAAATTATATTAGGGGGATTTGCTCCCCCAGTTTATTAAGCCAATTCGGCGAAGTTAGCACCAGTTGCAGTAGCTACGAATTCCAACTCGATGAATGAAATGCTACGTGCTGGCTTGATCAAGAACTTAGCTAAGAAACCATTGCTATCAATTACTTGAGGTGTATTGTTCGACTCGTCGCAAATAACCTTAAAGTCGTATATACCTCTGCGACCTTGGATATCGCGCAAGTATGGAGTAACTGTATTAGTAAATCTAGTACGAGTAAACGCATCGTTAAACTCGAACAAGATAAACTTGCTGTATGAGGCCAGCGACTTCTCAAGCAAGATAAACAATCTACGAACGTTAATACGACTAAACGCACCTTGATCTGTAACCATAGTCTTATCGCCATACAATACAGTACCTACGCCAGGGAAAGTAACTACTGGGTTAATACCAAGCTGATACATATTATCGCGAGAAGCTTTGCTAGTAGGGTTCCACGCTAGTTGGATTGTATTCTTAATAAATCCACGATTGAAACCAGCAGGGCTCCACCATGTATCAGCTACAGAGTCTACAGACGCACACAATCCCATAGTCGAAGGGTTCAGAGGAATCCAACGATACGCATCATTGTAACGGTCATACACTTGCTTCCAACCAGTGTCATATACAATATAAGACGAGCTGTTCAGGGCATTGCGGAAGCTAATAACATCGCGCTCTTCGTTGCCGGTATTATTTTGTACTGCTGCTAGTGGAGGAGAAATACCGCCAACGCAATCCTTACGGAAAGTACACAGTTGATCATTAATATAAGTAGCAATGCCTTGAGTACATACGCCACCTACGATCAAAGTAACGTCGATTGCTGTTTGGTCTTTATACAGCGCAAAACCAGAAATACGGTTTGCATCAGTAATAGTGCTGTTACCAGTTGCACCTGAAGTGAACGCATATACAGGGGTTGCTGAATAGCTACCGAACTTGCTAGCAGAAGCAGAACCAAACAATGCAGTGCCAGCGCCCATCGTATCAGAAGCAGTAACAGCAGTTTCATGCGCAGTTACCCAAACATAGGCCGACGCATTGTTAATAACGTTTAAGTAATAGTTCTGTGAGCCAGCAGCAGTCTTAGAATCGATAGCCTTAGACAAGCCAACAAACTTCTCTAAGACAGTTCCTGGAGTTCCAGTAAATACACCGCTCTTATCAATAACAACTGCGTGGATTTCATCGTTTAATCCGCCGAGGTTCTTAACATAAGACGAAGTAGCAGGAGCTCCAGGCCAAGTTGTAATATAAACAACCAAGCCGTTAACTGTACCTGTTACAGCAAGCGTAGTAGAGGCAGCAGTTGCCGCTGCGCTCATTACAACAGCAGAAGCAGAAGTAATAGAAACGATAGTTGTTCCTGTTGGGATACCTGTACCTGTTAATGTTTGACCTACAGCCAACGCACCAGATGCAACAACGATATTGGTTAGGTTGGTAGAGCCGACAACAGTAGTGGCACCGGTAATGCTAACAGTCTGGACTGTAGTAATCGACAAACCAGGAGTCGTTGCAGTTGCTGCAGCAGACATAGTTACAGTGGTATCGTTAACGATATCTGTGATTTTAGTACCTACAGGAATACCGGTTGCTACAAGAGGCTGACCGATTGCAAGAGATCCGCTGGTCAATACAATGTTAGCCAGTGTAGTAGATCCGATAGAAATATCACCGGTACATGTCATCGAAGTTGTGCGAGACGATACAGATGCAGAAGAAGCAGAGCTAAACAATGAACGGTATTTCCACTGTGGGAAAGTATCTGCATCTGCTAAGCTAAACTCAAGTCCGTTACCCATCGAGCCGGGATACTTAGCGATAGATTTATTAGCTGCGAGGGCTGTAAGACCTTGATTGGCAAAGTCTATATCATTTTTAACTAAAACTGCGGTACCAGAAGCTACGCCGTTCTTAGCATCAGAAGATACTACGCGAACAGTCTTAAGATAACCAGAATAGGTCAAATAATCGGCAGCACACCACCAGTCAGTCCCGACTTCGTCGTTAGGACCGCCGAAGATCTTTTTAAGTGTGTCTTCAGAGTCGATGTTAACTACTTTAAGAGCTGGACCCCATTGGAACGTACCAGCATAAGCGCCGATAGCTGTTGCTACGCTGGGTACAATCTTCGATAAGTCGGTTTCTTTAACCGCTACCGAAGGGGAAAGTGAAAAATTAGGCATTTATATTACATCCTTTATTATGGTGAGAAGTTATTACTAATTAAATTTAGTAAAACAGCAAAACATCTATTTCTTAAGAACATCTTTCTTAATGAGCGCGCCGATTGATAGTTTAACTGGCTCGTTGTCCTGAATAACGTCTCTAACCGATTCACCTATCATCTTAGATGCAATACGAACGGGGGTTTCGACGAGAATTTGTTCTGTTAGTGGAGTATAGAACTTTCCGTCGACTACGATCTCGAGACGAATATTCTTCTCGCCTTCTGATAACATACCTTCTAGTACAGGTACGTCACATTCGACGATACCCTCTTCTGAATTATACTTAGAAGGAACCTTAATCTCGTATCCTAGTCCAGACTCTATAATAAGGGATACAGAATCCACTGTCTTGATCTTGCCGTCTATTTTCATTTCGAACTGAAATGATTGAGCTTCGTTTATTTTAAATTGAATCATTTTAATATCCTCTTTACTGATATATCCGTAGGTTTTTCATTCACACTTATATCAATAGGTGTGGTGTTAATAGAATTTAGTTTTGTTGTAAACAACGAAGAGATAATCCTACTAGATATCATATAGGTAGATATACGTAGTTCTTTAAACTTAACATATATTCGAGCAACAGTGTCGAACAATATGTTTCTGTATGACTTTGTTATTACTCGACTGTCCCACCTAATAATAAACGTAATGTCGTAATGGACTGTATTATCATATATGTATCTGCCGCCACCACTGGATACTGTTGGTGCTGGGGTAATGATTACTTCGACCGAATAACCAAACCCTAACTTAGCAAATATCTTATGTGAGAATACTGTAGGAGCAAGTCCTTCTGAAGCGATAGATAAGTGATTGCTCATGATTGTGTACTATATGCGCAGTATATCGAGCAAATAAGCATTACACTCTGGTGACAGTAGTCGAACCCGCATTAGAATTAATCTGCTGAGATATTGTACCTGCTGTTCTTGATGTATCAGTTACAACTAAGGGTTTAGTCATATCAAGACCATACAACGCATAGATTTCCTGTAACATAATCAACTGATTAGGAGTTAATCCATCTACTTGAGCAGATACCTTAGTATCAATATCCCCTGCAAGCGACAGCGTATCTTTAACTAACTTACCTGCTGTGCCTGCTATATTATATGTTGATAAATCTGTTGCCCAAGGATCACCTACCTTAACGTTTATCAAACCAGCTGAGTTATGAGGTACTATTGATACTTGATTTAGATTTCTCTTACTGTGTATATTATTGTTGCTACCAGTTATATTTACTTGATATTGACCATCTTCGAATGTAATACTATATGGGTCCAATATCTCGATAGTTCTTGCATAAGTCAATCCGTCGATTGTAACTTCTGTGTTGTGTCGGTTTGTATCTGGCATATACATACCATCTTCACTATCGGCCCAGTCATTTAACGCATTTCTAAAAGCATTGCTATCCAATTCATAAATTTCGAATGGCAGAGATTGTACCAAAGTCATAAAAGATTTTGGTACTGATATAATGAACGTAGCTGGGTCGATTGTTATTGCCATACTATTATTTATACGAGCATAAACGTAACAGCCTTTTTAGCTGTTACGCGGTCTACACTTCATTATTCATCTCTGGTTAGTAGGACAGTCAAGTCTAAGCCAGCTGCACCAACCGTTGCTGATATTGTATATGCTTTATATAAAGTTCCAGCTGCAACAGTTGCTCTACGAACTTGACCTTGTACATCCTGGATATATTGTGTTGTTCCTGTTATAACCCCAGACGAGTTTGTAGTTCCTGTAAGCACTAAGTTCGATCCAACCGTTGTAATAATTCTAACTCTTGCATTCTGTACTGGTGCAAGGGTAACGCCGTCTTTAACTGTTACAGTAACCGGAACAGTATCTAGCGGATACTGAGTAGCCATCGCCGCAGCAGTAACCACAGTCGGTACAGCAATCGTTGTCAACAAGTTATTTGCAGCATACGTGTTTGTCTTGGTTTTAATTTTCATCTTAAAGCCAGTACTACTAACAATTGAGTTCTCGTTATGTATACTTGCAAATGCCAATGCCTGAGATGCAGCATTCGTACCAGCAACAGACATCGTAAATACAGTTGCCGATGTTATAGATGCAACCGTTGATGTAGCAGGAATGTTAGCAGGAGTTGTGATGTCAAAAATATTATCACCAACTAATATACCATAAGTAGAGCTTGATCCTGTTATCGCAGTTGACGAAACAGTTTGGTTTGTCGCCGATATAGTTGGGTTACTCGTACCACCTGGAAAAGCAATTGTACTGACTTCATATGTACCAGTCTTACCATTCTTAGCATCAATGACACGAGTAATTATTGTGTTAGCAGCAATACCTGTACCAGTTACAATATATCCTTCATACAATTTACCAGAAGTCCATGCCGAGACTGTCAACACGTTGCCTGAAATTGATCCTGTCACAGATGTAGATAACGGAGTCAACGTTACAGTAGTTGTAGATGATATAGTCCAACCTGGGTGTGCAGCGAAAGCGGTAGTTACGTTTGATCCTTTAAAGTAAAGATTTTTCCATACTCCAGAGAATCCTGAGCCTACATCCAAATCATAAAAGAAGTCATGATTAATTGGATTTGTAGCGGTAAATGTTGGTGCTGTCATTGTATATGGAGCAACAGTACCATTCGTAAATCTACTATGACCATATATCTGATATGGTGTAGTCCACTCTACCTCATCTGCAACGTTCAATAGTGCAAGCGTACCGACAGATGTAAAACCAGAGCCGACATCCATCTTGTTAATTGTATATGATGAAGCGGATGGTTCTTTATTTGTTTTCTCATTCATCTGTACCACTATCTTACCAGATACTGGGCTAGTGCTACCGCCTGAAGTCCAAACGTCTGGATTAATAGGAGCAGCAACAGAGAATGAAGTTGCAGTTGGTGCAGGCGATGACAATACTGTCCACGTACCATTATATCCAGATGTCATTTGATATGTTGTTGCGGATAAAACACCAGATACAATAACTTTATCACCTGCTGATAATCCGTTTGTACCAGTGTTGACAAAGTTTATCTGTCCGCCGTTTGTAGTAGTCCAAGCAGTTCCAGTTGTGATAGGAACTGCTGTTTGGGTGTACATATCTTCCCAGTGATGCCCATATACAGCAGTCTGACCTGTAGTTGAGTTAGTGCCGCCGTATTTTCTTAATACAGTGTTAAGTGGAGTGTTTGTATATACAACAGCTGCGCCTACCCAACAGTCTTCGAATGTAATACCAGAGTATGAGTTATCTACAGCATTCATGATACCTGTTGCTGTAAGTGTAGTATATACTCGCTGCACTGAAATATTATATGCTGCACCACCTGCTGCGCCTACCATGATATATGTTAATGGGTTAGCAGAACCAGCAGATAGAGGGGCAGCGATCGTTCCAATGTTTCTAACCTTGATATTGTTAGAACCAACCAAAGCAGAGAATATGCCAGAAAGTGGCTGAGTGTTAGCAACAATACCTCTAGCGAATGTAACTCCATTGATAGTGATGCCAGTAGAGTTTGATGTCATGCCAAACATCACCTGACCAGTAGTGGCAGTGGTTGCACCTTCTAAGGTGTCCATGTAATCGTTATCTGTCCATGTGTTATTAGTACATGTGGTTATGAGATTAGTACCACCGGTTGTCCTAGTTCTGGTGAATGTACAGTTAGCAACACGAGTCAACGATCTTGATCCAGATGTAGCATTACGTGCAGTAGCACCTGCTGTCGCAGTTGTTCTTAATATTAAACAAGAATCGTTAATAACTGTAACACCAGTCATATCCGCCCATATTTGAGCATACCAACTAGCTGTACCGTTATGAAATTTTCCCCATGTGCAGTTTGATATTGTTCCACCACCATAACACAAACCAATATTCAAGACAGATGCTTGAGCAGAAGATGCTACAGCTGATATGCCAGTATTCACGTTATTCAGTTTAAATGAAGAAGCAATCTCTGAGAAGTTTAACGACTCGGATTGTATGACGTGATTGTATGTGAATGAATATGCTTGTGGTGATTGAAAATACCAAGGAATTGAAGCTCTGGTAACCGATATTGTACCGATAACACCACCAGTTGCAATCTTTGGTCTTGTGGTTAATGTTGATGCTGGTGTTATTTGTGACAATACCCCAGCCGTAGCTGCTTTTGCAGAATCCGAACATATAACGTTTGGTATAAGAATTCTCATACCATGAGCAGGCAAATACCCCCAAACGTTAGTGCCGTCTCCGCCAAATCTACATGAACCGGAAGCAGAAAAGAAGTGTACGTGTTTACCTTGTTCACTATTCGTTGGGAATGCTGATGCAGTAACAGCCATATTACCTAAACCAGTATAAAACTCATACTGCAATAACTTAGCGAATGAGAAAGTACCAGGGTCAGTTGCCATAGCAATTCTAAATGTGGTTGTGCTAGGACAGTCAAATATTTCAAATATACCATCATACGTCAATGGTACAGTGAAATCTAATTCGATCACTTGACCAGCATATAATCCGTGTGCCTTATTTGTTGTGATTGTAGTATAGCCGCCAGCCCATGAAGTAGAAGAAATAGTTAAGTCTGATGTTAATGAACCACCAGATGTATATGTTCCGGGATTATTGACCATCGCAGCAGTTATTGTTACAGTGGTTGTTGATGCATAAGACTTACCAGTAACAACAAAGATACCATTGTATGCAGCAGGTGTAACGTTTAAAACTTGGAACTGATCACCAACTATCAGTTTATCAATAAATGGCCCGAGGGTTGTTGTCGTGAAGGTAACAACGTTCGCTGCCCATGATGCTGTAGATATAACGCCGAACGTAGATGCTTTCTCTACCCATGCACCTGCATAAGGGGTTAATGCTGTGGATGAGCCGCCTGATGCCGGAAACTGGACGATCTGTTGCGCAGTATTATTTGTTGTAAGTCTTGCGTACCCAACACCACCAGTCGATGCTCCTAAGCCAACAAACGTATTATCTGTTATCGTAAATGTTGTGGTGCTTGGAACAGTAGTTACTAACCACGAACCATTTAATGCAGCAACCGATTGACCATTTAATGTAACAGTAGATCCAACAACTAACCCGTGGGTCGATGTTGTAACAGTCACAGAATTCGCTACAGCTGCCGTAGATGATGTAACAGTAAACGGCATTGTTTTAGGAGTAAACCAATCACCATTAATTGTAAAGGAAGCGACACGAGGAATTGTATGAGAAGAAGTTTCTGCACCAACTACTTCGATCCAACCCCTTTGTTCTTGTCCTGCACATGTAGCTACTGCTGTTACTGTGCCATTACCGGATAATGCAAGAGCTACACCTGATCTGAAAGGTCCATTAGAAATATTTTTTACTTTTATATAGCCTAATGGAGACACACTGCCAGCTGTGCCTGGACCAGCAGTCCATGATGACCATGCACCTAAGAATACCGATCCGACTGTCTTTGTAATCGTACCAGCATTCTCTGTTGCAGGATTTGATCCAATTGTAAAAGTGAATACAGTCGGCGATACGACCGATGCCACTGTAACTGTACCGTTGAAGTTTGTTGTACCTGTAATGACAACCGAGTTGCCTACTGCAACAGTGTGAGCTGCGATTGTAGTTGCTGTTGCTACGTTTGCAGCAGCAGATATACTTGAGATTGTTGATGTCTGAGTTTGGTCGCATCTAGCGTACTTGATACAACGACCAGTACCGTATGAGAAAGAAAGCGCACTTGCATTCAAGTTTACGTTGTTCGTTATACCTACGCCAGCAGTACCGTTTACCCAGTTACTTACAGTATTACAATATAAACCGGCAGAGTTATAAAGAACCCAACCCTCTGGTATTTGTTGTGAAACTGCGAATGTTAGCGTAGAAACGCCAGTAGCCGCAGTTAAGTTACCGCTACCTAGAACTTTAAAGTATGCACCTGGATTTGTAGTAAGGTTATATGTTAATGTTGTACTAGACGGTGCAGAAGTTATCACGAACAATCCGTTATAACCGTCTGTTATGTCTGTTCCACGCAAACCACCAACACCAATCCAGTCACCTGTAACATATCCATGCGCAGAGGCGAATGTTAGCGTGACAACACCGGCAGACCAAGATGCATCGATGATTGGCTGAGACCATGGTTGATAGTAGTAGGCGCCGGCAGATGTCTGTGATGCTTGCGCAGCAGCTGCAAAAGTACAAGTAAGAGATGCTGAGATTGCATTTAAGATCGTGCCGATATATGTACCAGTGGATGTATACAGTTTTGTTCCAGCTGGATATGTTTGTGCAACCGAGAATGTACCAGTAGTGGCTGCCGATGCGACTGTTAATGTAGTAGCACCGCCAGAAATTAAAGCGGGAGTTGGAGCAGTACCAGAACCACCTGTGTATGGAATAATACTGACGTTTGTACCGTCAATTAATACTCCACCATTAATTGCCGTAGCAGATACAGTAACAGAATCTAAAGAACCATTAGATGCACCTGGGGATGTAATATGACCCGCGTTCCATTTTGTATCTGTGTCGATTATTAGTTTTCCGTTGTTCTGGGCAATACTATCGACTACAGCTGTAGTCATAATCTGTTGACCGGATATTAGATCATAGTTGATAGATGCTTCGTGAATAAAGTTTGCCATTTAATAAGTCCAATAATCCTCGTTTATGATATTTATAATAGTAAAATGGGAACCGAAGTTCCCATTAATACGATTCATTACTTTTAAATATCACGCATCTGAGGTTTGCACAATACCTTGCGAGCCACCCGAGGATCCAAGTGATGCAGAGAATGTTTGGAACGTCTTAATCGAATCTGTATAACTTGGTCCAGTACCACCAAATCGAGCACGCACTGCTAATGTTCTAGGTGTACCAGAGTACACGCAGTTATAAGACATCGTAGCGCCAGAAGAAATACCATCGATATAACTGATGAATGCGTTTGCACCGTTTACCGCATTATTAGTCGAGAAGTTATACGATGTAATTGTGAACGTCTTAGTAGCAAAATTAACTGCCGAATACGGATGGCGTGTATATTGACCGTTTGCTCTCAGAATACGAATCGTGCCTGTTGAAGGAGTATCCGCTGGTATAGCCTGTGTTACCACAACCGATGTAACAGCCGCACCAGATAATACACCGTTCAATGTAAACTGACTAACGTCTATTGCAGTCCCGGTAGATGGGCCAACGAGAACAGAGTAGCCACTCAACAAGTTAGACACAGTGAATGATACGTTGTTTGGTGGATTACGAGCTACACCGTCGAGTGCAGTGAACAAATCGTCCTTAGTTACGTCTACATATTCCAGTGCAAAACCATAAGCACCGACAATCGCTGAACCAGTCGACTGTCCGCAGAATGGTGTCGATACCGTTGTTTCTAATACTGTACCAGTTGTTGCAGTAACACCGCCTTGTGTAACTGTGCCAGTAGGAGCAACACCTGACAGTAATTGAATATACATTGTGCCTGATGTGCCGCCGTCAATATCAGCTAAGATAGCACCTGTACCTGCTGTGGTACCTGAGCCCCACGTTAAGCTAGCACCACCTTGAACAAAGGTTCCGCCAGCCTGTGCTGTATATGTTACTGAATGAGTGATGCCTCTGAACAGTTCACCTGGTACACCATATATAGTTGTTACGTTCGTACGACCAGTTAAGTATTTCATACGCTCATAGAACTGTTTGATCGTGAACGTATCTCTATTCCATTGTGAATAATAAGATTCTAGCGAACCGTTATTATCCATATCAATCTGATTATAACCAGCTGTGAGGTTTGTAATTGTTGTCCAACCCGAAACTGTCGCACTCGCTGTTGTGTTGTTCAAGTCAGCTGCGTATGTCAAAGGTACAACGTTTACACCGCGACCTGTACCGGGAATCTTAAATTCTGAGTATGTTTTAAACCATTCCCGAGTTTGGAACAGTACACGCTTACCGTCTATGTCTGAACCAGCTGTACGAACCTTCAACATAAACTGTGTAGATTTACCTGTTGCTGTATCTGGGTTCAGACCACGGTAAGAGGCACCATTTGGAGTATTATTCCAGAAGTCGGTAGTTACACGAGCACCAGCTTGAATAACGTCAACATAGCAGCCTGGGTTTGCAACAACAGCTACACCGTCCCAAATATCTGTACCACCGCCCTGAATAATCGAACCACCGTAAATGTATTCAGATGCTTTAGTAGTATATGCTTCGTCTAGTGCATACCCATTAATCAAGTTGATGATCGTATCAAACGATTTATCCGTTGGGGTATCACGTGTAATATCCATGAAGTCATCTAGTGCAGATGCCTGATCATCTGCCAAGTCTTGTAGCCAACGATGCAGTTCCAAGACAGTTACGTAATTGGCTCCAGCTACACCGTGTGCGGCTCCTACATATCTAATCGTCTTGTCAGTGTTGACTGCCCAAGATGTGCTTACTAATGCCATGATCGATTCCTTTTGTTAATTGTATTTATTTAGTTTTTCTATTATTTTGATTTTGAATAATCTGTTTCAGAAGCTCCTGTTGATTATCAAATCTTTCTTTAGCAAGGGAATCTGCTTTACTTTGCGCTTCAATCATAGCTTTAGTACGCTCATCCAATCGTTCTTGACCAGCTTGTAATGTATTAACCTGGGCGTGTACTTCTGCATTAGATTTAACTGCATCTTCTAAAGTTTGGACTTTATTTATGGTCTGGCCCCATGCGACGCTACCAGCGAACAATGCAATGATAATGAACCAATATGTTTTTAACCACTCTAAAAATTCTGGTGTTTTACTTCTGATAGTCATATTTCCTATGTTCCTTACTGTAGCCATTTTTAGACTCTTTACACCCAATAACGAGCGTCAATACTGCATAGAATATTCCGATTGAGAATAATGAAACATCATAGTATAGTATAGCAACAGTCGAAATACCTATACTAAGTAATATCGACGCTATCCACATAATAGTATTTAACGTCATAATATTCCACTAGCAGGTACACCACGAAGTCTAACTGCTTCGAGTGCTTCCTTTAATGTTTTAGTTAGTGATTCGATGTGTTCATCGCGAATGCTGAGTTCTTTATCTTTGATAAGTATTTTATCTTGTAGTTCGATGTTTTCTTTCTCAAGCGCAACGAGCATACGAACACTGATGGTCAAATCTGCAATCTTGACATTTAACTCTGCATTCTCTTGTGCTAATCTCTTGAGCTGATCCGACATAATATTCATGTGTTCTGCCATGCGAGTATTTTCTAGTCTAAGATTTTCAAATAGATTCTGACTAGCCTGATCTATTGATGTATCTCTTTTCTCTGTGTAGAATAATCTACGGACGTGTCTAATGAAATATATGAGTGCGGTTATTGAAGCTCCACCACCTAATACGTATGCTACTGGGTCGGACGATAATATATCTATCATATTATTATTTTGTAGATGGGAAACGTATTAAAGACCACCATGATGCCATAGCTAAAACTATAGCTGACCCAGCGGCATCGGGCATAGAATGAAATACTTGTTCACACAATACAGAGCTTAACATTCCAATTGAAATGCCTGTCCATAAGAATGATCCAAGAATCGAATCTAGAAAAAATAGAATTTTTATTCGCTTACATGAGAACAACGAGACCATTGCGGCGATACCATGAATACAAAATAGCAAAGTCCAAATTTCTTCTGGCATCGCTTTATCGGCCACATAAAACATTGGTCTATCGAACGTATTCCCTGGCATTGCCAGTAAGATAGCCCATGATAAAGACGATAATGCTAACACTAATCTTAGTGCCAAAAGATCAGCCTCATTGAAGAGATGCGATAACTTTTCCTTAAAGGATTTATTTTTATCTTCTGAGCATTTCATTATTTAGCCTTAGATTTCCCAGATGCGTCTTCTACAACAGCTTCTTCATCTTTACTAGACTTACTTCCCATGTACTTACTCCAGCCAGCCATGAGACCCATAGCAGCCAAATACAAACCAAAGATACCTTCGGTTAAAGTACCAGCGACTGTCAGCTTCGTAACAACCCAAGTACCTGTGAAGATAGCAACCAATTGTCCTAGACCTGTCTTAGATGCTTTACCTTTTTCATCTACGAGTAGATCGAACACATTAAATGTGTGATTAGATTGAACATGTGCTCTCCACAAGATTATTGCAATAATACCAACAGCAGTAATGTGTGGAATGTATGGAATATAAGGTGTAAGAAAATCAATCATATCGTGTACATAATTTCCATTTTAGTAGATGCGCCGATTGCTGAAATATTAACAGCCAGATATGTCCATTTATTAGTCATTGCGACTACTGTGGAGCTACCGTCTGTCGCTGTATTCGATAGCGTACCGAGTGCAGGTACCCAGTGAAGATTGTCTAGTGAACCTTCAAGTGTCGCTGTAGTTGTACCTGTTCCAGTTACAAACGACTGAATGATTTGACCGGCGCCGGTTGAGTTTTGTGGTATAAATACGTAACGTCCGGTTGCACCTGCGCGGAACGAGTCTATCGACACTGTACCCGTTAGGAATAATGCATAATCAGATGAACACTGTACCGTGAATACGGTTGCTGATGTAACTGTTGCAGATGCTTGTAGGTCTTGTGGGGAGTTTGTTGATTTGATACGTACTGCATCACCTGTAACTAGGTTATGGTTTAATGTAGTTGTTACAGTGAGAACGTTAGATGCCCACACTGCTGTGTAATCTAATTCGCGTTTGACTTTTCTGGATGACATAGATGCATTACCTGTTTAATGTTTAACTATAGTAATTTAGTTATCTTGTAGTTTCACCGCCGAGCTTCAATGAAATCCTTGGTCTTATATCAATCGTAATACGTCTTTTAGCTCCAACAGCTTCTTTGTGGATATTGTTCAATGACCATCCAAACTGTATCATATAACCATAGCGATCAGTCCACTTGCCCGCCTTCTTATAATCGAAGTATTTAACGTTATTGTTCTTACAGGTACGATATACCGAACCTAGTGTATAACCATTGTCGCCGATGTCAATCTCTTGCCCAGTCGATGTGTATTCAGATATTCTACTTACATTAATACCATACAGCTGCATGAAACCATAAGCAGGATTTCTCAATGCCCAATTAAATCCGCATACCCACTTCTTACGCCAAGGTGCATAATCTTTTGTATAAGACATCTCACGATCAATAAACATCTGATCACCAATGGCTGGTGCATCTTGCGTCTGAAACCAACCTAACCATGATGGTAGATAACCTTCGTCGTTAATAAAGAAAGGCAAGATAGGAGATAATATTACGTTTAAAATCATCACCACGATTGTTGCAACTGCTAGACAGAACCATTCAATAAACATCATAGTCCATGCCCAATCATGTAAATGAGTGTTAAGAATGTTGTCATAAAGATTAATATGATTGTTGCTCGTTTCATGTTGGATCCTTTAATAGTGGACTAAGCATTAGATTAGATGATATTCTGCTTAGGTTGTCGTATCTTAGTAAGTTTACTCCGGCTTCTTTGAAACAGTATGCTACCAATTCAAAGCAAAACCATTTATCGGTTTCTTGCCAATCTCTGTTGAATGCAAACCCTAATACGCCTAGCCAGTCATAAGATTTATTTAATTGGTCGATTGCTGTTAGGTGTATCTTATCGTATTGCTCCGCAGTTACTTCGACCTCTAAGATGAGATATTTATCAGGCTCTACTTCTCTTAATTTAACTCCGCCTGGTAGTGCACCTAATAGTCGCCCATCTGGCATAATAAAATCTACGTGAGAATAGTCTGACCAATCTCTCCATCTAATAAGTCTCGAAATTAATGAGTTTGTGGTTGAGAATCTTAGTCTTATTTTCACTAAACAGTCCATACCATAATAGGTAATTCGGCGAGCAGTATGTGTGCAAACTTATACTCGATACTGTCGATTTTGTTTTGTAGGTCTTTACAGTTCATATTATCCCTTAACGAATATCTGTGATGTAGATCATAGCACTCGGACACGCACTTCGCCACGCGCTCCTGCACCTGCTGCACCATTCAAACCATATCCACCTCCGGATGGTGCCAAACCATTTTTAGAATTCACATTACCGCCTGCACCACCCAGAACTGAGGGGCCGCCAACAGTTGCGCCATCACTGCTACCACCGCCACCGCCATAAATTGAGCCAGTTCCATAACCGCCGCCGGATACCCCACCGCCCCCGCCACCTGTTGTAATTACATAAGTGCTAGGGGTCACCGAACCAGTGCCAGCTGCACCCTGTTCCGTTGTCACTGTATCTTTATAATTTACAGACCAGTTAGTTACGGATGCTCCGGGAGTATGACCTACTGCGCTAGTACCACCACCGCCAGCGCCGCCGCCTACGCTACTTGTTCCGCCACCGCCTCCGCCTACACTTAATAAAGAACCAACTGAAGACGCGCCTCCATTACCTCCTGGGTTACCTGCTGCACCGCCGGCTCCAACAGTAACAGTTTCGGTTGCGCCCATTTGTGATGCGAGCACTACTCTGCTCGCATATGCACCCCCTCCCCCGCCATCAGTAGATACATTACTGCCACCGCCGCCGCCGCCCCAACATTCAATTAGTATTTGCGCATTGGGATCGATTAAGGATGGTTTTTTCCACGTACCGCTAGCTGTGAATGTCTGATAATTTCGGTTGTTACTTATCTGCTTAGAGTTCGAATATGCGAATCCCATCCAATTTGAGCCATCGCACGTCAGCACAACGGAAGCACCTGGATCGAGCGGCAATGTTGAACCATACCTGCCGGCAGCATATATTAGTTGGGCGCAGGATATTGTTACAACGCCACCTGTATCAAAATTATATATAGAAATAATCTTTCCACCATTACCCGTAGGCGATGGCAGAGTCACTGTTCCATCACTTGCGCTATTATAGTAAAGAAGATTTCCGAAATCTGTCGCTGTTAATGTTGCTCCGGCAGAAACACTATACATTGTGCCTCCGTGCCAATTTGATGCTGTCTGTGCAAAAGCTGTTGTCGCGAGTTGTGTAGTGTTAGTACCGGCTGCTGCAGTGGGTCCACTTGGCGTGCCTGTAAAGGTAGGACTTGTAGCAAATACATTAACACCGGTCCCTGTTTCATCCGTCAAGGCAGCGGCAAGTTGTGCAGAAGTAAACGAACCAAGAACAGTCGCATTGCCAACTGATGTGACGTGTCCCGTTAAGTTAGCATTGGTAGTTACTGTAGTAGCTGTAGTAGCTGTAGTAGCTGTAGCTGCGTTACCACCAATACTTAAATTTGCCACTGGAGTTGTTGAAGTAACAGCAAATGGCGGAGTTCCAGTTGCAATTGCTGATGTAAACGTACTCGCACTAAACGGCTGGGTAGCGTCACCATTCCTACTAGCCTTTGATGTAAACCCATCTACTATGTTAGTTCCATCGCCTCTTAATAAGGCAGTTGTTCCGTTTAGTAATGTTACTCCAGTACCACTAAGAGTCTTTACCACTATACTAAATCCACCAACCGTATTGTTTACTACAATATATGCGTTAGGTGTTGATGGAAGAATCAAGTTCCTAGTAGCAGTTAAAGTGCCTCCTACAGAAATAGTAGGATTAATTAACTTATCTGTAGAAACCGTGAAGTCTGCAGTATTATCATGTACGACTGCAGAAGTGCCCTTCAAGGACTTATCAATCGTAGGTGAATTTCCTATGTATCCTGTCATTATTTAATTACCATTTATATTAATATTATTTATACTAATTAATCCGAAGTAATCATGGTTGATGTTACCATACTACCGCTTGAACTTCTTCGACTGTAGCAGCCGCATTTACTATATTCGTCAAATCGATTAACTTCGCCGAGTATGATTGATAAGAAGCCTTACCATCAGATAGAACCTGCTTAATCTGAGCCGCAGTATGAGGTCGTTTGGCCCAAACTCCTGCTGAGTCGCAATTCCAGAAATCGACACTTTCGCCCGATGTAACAGCGCCGATTAAATTAATCTGGTCATTCTGTTTACTTGGATATGTGTAAGCTGTACCTAGTGCGCTGGAGGAGAATCCAGAGACAATGGCAGCACCACATGAGGCTGTCAGGATTTCAATCTGTGTAGCTTTAACGAAGGTTAATATTTCATCCTCAGTATAAACAATTGGGTTTGCAGGGGGTGGAAGACCATTGTGAGGCCATTGTGTGATGTCTGTCATATTTTTCCTTTAAACCGTTGTCATTACACGATTACCTGTGCCTGTATTTGCAATAGCAGCAAATACAGTTCCGTTCCATGCTATACCGAGCCAATTATTATCAGCCGCACTAGCTCTGATCGTCCAGGTAATACCATCTGGTGATGTCATTACTCTGTTACCTGTACCGGCATCTGCAACTGCTGCAAATACCGTACCGTTCCACGCTATACCTGTCCAATCAATATCGGCTGCACTAGTCCTTATCGTCCAGGTAATACCATCTGGGCTAGTCATTACACGATTACCTGTTCCGGTATATGCAACAGCCGCAAATACAGTTCCGTTCCATGCTATACTGTACCAATTATTATCAGCTGGAGAAGTTCTGATCGTCCACGTTATTCCATCTGGGCTAGTCATTACTCTGTTGCCTGTACCAGTCTCAGCAACAGCAGCAAATACTGTGCCGTTCCACGCGATAGCGCGCCAAGAATTATCAGCTGCACTAGCTCTGAGTGTCCAGGTAATACCATCAGGACTAGTCATTACTCTATTGCCAGTGCCTGTATATGCAACAGCAGCAAATACGGTGCCGTTCCACGCTATACCACTCCAACTATTATCGGCTGCACTAGTCCTTATCGTCCAGGTAATACCATCTGGGCTAGTCATTACACGATTACCTGTTCCGGTATATGCAACAGCCGCAAATACCGTTCCATTCCACGCAATAGCGCGCCAATTATTATCAGCTGCACTAGCTCTGAGCGTCCAGGTAATGCCGTCCGGCGATGTCATTACACGATTACCTGTTCCGGTATCTGCGACAGCTGCAAATACTGTACCGTTCCACGCGATAGCGAGCCAATTATTATCAGCTGCGCTAGTTCTCGAATTCCACCTAGACCCAGTTATCCGAGAATCTGTATATTTCGATGTTTCGACTACCTGTCCACCATAACCTTGTATGCTGGTTGGTGGCGATGCCCATGCTCCAGCTGTTACTTGAGATGTTAGAATAAAACCAATTAGTCTATAAGGTAAATTTGTCCTGGCAGTGGTCGAATAAGCAACCGTCGAATAGTCAGATGATGTACTAATTGCTGTGGTTGATATTAACCCAGTTTCGGATAAATCTATAGCCAACTGACCAGCAGAGTTTACAACGAATAGCTCTGCTGTACCGCCGTTGTTCATGACGCCTACGATAAGACGAGCACCCACATTACTGAATGTTCCTAGTGTAGCTGTCGACGGAACTACCAGATTATCGGGAGTAGCATTAAACGAGCTAACACTACCACTGCCAAGCGTAGCAGAACGGAAGGTCATGTATTTTGCTGATGCGCCGATTGTTAAAGCATTAGATGCAACTGTTGCAGTTATAGTAGGAAGTTCGTCATTAGTAACTAGAACAGGATCGCCTGCACTATTTACCACGATACTATTACCTACATTGCTAGACTTGAAAAGTCGGGCTAACTTTGATATTGAAAAAGCGTTAGACATTTATTATTTCCTTTACTGTGGAACCTCTCAGTTCCTATTGAAGTCTGGTTAAAATCGTTAACCAATCAACATTTTATTTATAACAGGTGCATAAAACGTAACAGTCTTTAGCTGTTACGCAGCCGACTTTATATATCCGACGACAATATAATTTTATTTGTGGCAGTATTATTGTTTCTTAGTCCGCAAACCTGTCCTGTGACTAAACCAGAAGCAACATTAATAATTAGATTTAACTTGTTGGTGTCTGCAGTTGCCGAGCCGTTTATAGCAATAGAAGTAGTTGTTACTCTACTAACCCCCACCTCTAACTCGAATAGGTTAGCAGTAAGTGTATTTTCTATCACAGGGATAGATATCATCCCACGAACATCAACCTCGACCAGTGCGCTTGATGCAGATATACACTGACCATTTCCAATTTGTCCATATAACGAAGTATTACCTATGTTTCGTACACGCTCCTGACACCTAGCCAACATCTCAGCTCTGCTAACTGAGGCTGATGTGGGTTGAGTGCCTTTATTAATTCTCATGTTTGAAATAGCCCAGACGTTTCCTACTGTAGCTAGGTCGTTAACTTGGTTGGCAGTGCATCTATAACCTCCTGCTATCCACTGATCGACTGATGCGGTTTGATAAGTAGAACCGCCAGAATGAGATATCATTAATCTTACTCCAATCCCTGTAGTATAATTCCACGTTCCAGCAGTGGGTAATCCACCTACTACAGTAAATTGATATTCATTCCACGTGTTTGCTACGGCGACATTAATCTCATGTACATAGGATAGATCGGCACCACTATTTGTGAGCGCTACGCCATGAATACCAGCAAGCGGAAATTTTGCCCAGAATGCTACCGTGAAGGTATTACCAACTAGATCGTAATTAACAATATCGTAGCCTGTAATTTTATGGTTATCCACCATCGTATCGCTTGCCACAGTTGTAGTATCTGCCGTTGTGACTGTAACTTGCCGCGATTTTCTACCCGTCGTATGACCAGTTCCTTGACTTACATCTAATACTGCTGATGTCGAATTTCCATTTGACCAACCATCAAGATCGCCTGCTGTATTTGCCGCTGATACAAAGCTAGTCCCGCGCTGAGCAATATCAAAATTTGGATTCAAGGCAGCGTTGGGCGTGGAGATTGTTGCCCCATTAATTGTTGAGGCGGAGAACTGCTGAGCAGAATCGCCGGCTAGATTAGCTTTACCTGCAAGCAACACATCTGCATCAGATTTGCTATAACTGTTTACAGGTGCATCGGCGTATCTAGCAAGTGCAAATACCTCGTCACCTACCGATAGCGGAACAGTCATTGTAAAGGAAGTACCACTAGTAGCAGTATAATCCACAGCACTCGATTGAATTGCTCCGTTTACGAATACATCTAAAAAACCAGGAGTATATCCAATATTGAATACTGTCTGTCCAGCAGTAGCAACAACGGTTTGTCTATTCTCGTTGTTGGATGACGAAACGGGCTCTTTACCGATATATGACATGTTAAGTCCTCACTGCTATTGACATGTCGATATTCAATGTATTAGCAGAGCTTACACTAATAAACAGTTTTTCTCCTGCCAGCAGAGTGAGTTTCGGCATGGGTAGCGCACCACCGTAGGGGATAATGATATTGTTAAATATATTACTATAGGTCACTCCATCAACAAGGAGTCGATCGACTGTTACCAGACGATCGAGCTTTGATACGTCATCAATGTTAGATACTGTACCAGTGAATATGGTGGCTGTAAGTCCAGCAGTTGAAGCTGTGGTATAAACTAAAACCCTACCTAAGGTGACTGTGGTCGAAGCGATCGTTGATTGTGTTACAGATAGGTTATACGTACCAGTTCCACCTGTGCCTGTACCTAGAGATGAGATAGTTGTACCTGCTACAATTCCAGCCACGTGGACTAGCTGACCGACTGCTACAGCTCCAAGTGTAACGGAGGTTACCGTCAATACTGTGCCTGATATTGAACCTACTACTACAGCCGATCCAATATTGGGTTTAAGATTTATTGCATTGAGTGCTATTGTCATATTTTATTATCCACCGAAAAGTAGCGCGTTCAAGAAAGAATCATCAGCTGCTGTTGCTTTCACTTCATTGACTGCAGCAACGATAGATGATGTGTCCGCTGTTGTTAATAGAGTTATATCACCTACTGCACTATCAGTTGCATTAGTGTTAGCCCGCCACTCATCGAACGTATTATCTAAGGTAGTTTGGTGTATAGTCATATAGTGTAACCTTGTTATTTATCTGTTAATTTAGTTGACGTTATGCCAAACTATTCCACCACGAACTTCTGTTTCTGGTTCGTCTCTCGCCATCGCAATAGATAGTATCTGTGGTAACATATCGTGTGCTAGTCTATCTTTATATGCAGCTAATACTGCCGCTCTCGCATCGCTGTTGTTGAGCGATTTAAAATATTCTTGAGTTGTAGCCCAAGCAAATAACACGATCGTCATAACCATATCGTCGTGTGCATTATCGTCTGCCTCGTACGAAGATCCTTTACTAATAAACGTAGAGAACTCTGAAATCGTCGCTTCGTCGTTTATAATAAGCAAGTCTGACTCGATAATCTGTTTTGCATTCGAACAACCGATGCGCTTCGTACGCTTGTCTGTCCTCAATCCGTTCTGCTGTTGCATTGATGCACCAGACATTAACTGTTGTCCGTGTTTAGTAGATTGCCCTACCCACGCAACGTTCTCGTAACCAAACTCATATACTAGCGTATCTGCGACTTGTTTACCCGTAGACTGAATCTCAATCAATACAAATGCTGTGTTATATTTAGTTGCAGTTTGATATATGAAGTCCGGGAATACCATAGGATTCATTCTATTATTCTTATACGTTGCGACCTGATTATACGGTTTAGCCGTAATGTCTATTACGCTGAATGCAGACGAATCCCCACCCACACCTTCAGAGCAGTCGACTGTCATCATGTATTGGTGACCTTCAATCGGGGATTGGTATATTTTTAAATTGTTATGAATTAGTTCTGGATTAGCGTGTACTAGCTTGCGTAGTGTTTGTGAGTTTAATAGCGTACCAGATGAACCGATAAACTCTGCACCAAACTCTTGGTCGAACGTTTCTTGACCAATGTTAGAAATCGTATCTGCTTTCCATTTCTCATCTCTACCCGGTACGTCCCACCAGTTGATAGAGTTGGCTACGAACAGCGAACGTTTTGACTCCGCGTCTACCCACAGCTTATAGAAATGATTCAGACCTTTGGGTGTAGACACCAAGATAACCTTAGTTTCTTGACCAGATGAAATAGTGGGATATACTGAGTCCCAGAACTCTGCCCACTGAGTGCCCATGATAAAAGCTACCTCGTCTACAAACAGCAGACTGATGGACGTATTGTGTGAAACTATTCCGTTGGCATAATATTTATTATCTTTAACCACGAATGCAGGATCGTACATCTTCTTACTACAGTTTATAATAGTTTTACTCGATACTTTACTTATACCCGATTCTGTCACTAACGCTGCACCATTGCGAATAGATGATGCCTTTTTCCATCCTCGATCAGTCATTAACGGGTGGTTGGGAGTTACTTCTATAGAATTACCATTGATTGTCTCGAATTTAATAGTTTCGTCTGTGTCATATACAGCGACACCCGAAAAATCGGACCACCCGTCTGGTGTAAGTATTTCCCAATCGGTGTTATTTAGAAACACGAATCCGCCCGAGCTGGTAAGAAGTTAACTAACAAGTCGTGACGGTCATGCATCACTTCCCCGTGATTTACATCGATCGACAGCTTAGTTATGTAAAATGATTGAGTCATCATTGAAATCTCCTTTATCTTTGGTGCATAAAACGTAACAGTCTTTAGCTGTTACGATGTAGCACCTATCCCTGATTTAAAATATACTGTTTTACTGTCTCCGTTGATGCTTGTCCAGTCGATGCTACAAAATATCCATTAGACCAAAAAGTTCTTTCTTTCCAAAAATATTTAGAAAGATCAAAATGTTTCCAAATTTCAATAGTTGTTTTCCATAATATATTATTTAGTGAAATATATTTTCAATTTATAGTGAAATATTAAAAATGATAACTAAATAGTAGTATGGAATTCAAAGCATACAAATTCAGAATATACCCAACAAAGGAACAAGAGAAAACTCTTGCTAAGTTCTTTGGTGCCAAACGATGGATTTTTAATCATTATCTTCACGAAAATAAACAACGCTTTCAGAATAAAGAAAAGCACCTTTCTAATTTCGATATTAACTATGATATTACAACTCTTAAAACATTAGAAGAAACTTCTTGGTTAAAAGAAATTGATTCTATATTACTACAGAACGCCAGTGAAGATTTACACACTGCATATTCGAATTTCTTTAATTCTATAACTGGTAAACGTAAAGGTCCTTCTATTTCGATCCCTAAGTATAAGTCGAAATATGATAAACAATCATATCGTACTCGCGGTGTAAAGGTGAACTTCGACGATAATATAATAACTTTACCAAAAATTAAGAAAGTCAAGGCAGCTATTCATCGTAAATTCACTGGTAATATTAAATCATCGACAGTTTCAAAAACTGCATCTGGTCAGTATTATATTTCAATACTCGTTGAGGAAGATATTAAACTACTTCCTGCATCTGGTATCGAAATTGGTATTGATCTTGGTATCAAAGACTTGTGTATTTTGTCTAATGGTATCAAGTTTCAATCTCCTAGAATATTACTAGCAAAAGCCACGCTAGAATTAAAGAAGCAACAACGTAAACTAAGTAGAAAGCAAAAGAATTCTAAAAATAGAGCCAAGCAGAAAATTAAGGTAGCTAAAGCATATCAACGAATAACAAATATTCGTAATGCTTACTATCACGAAATTTCTAATTATCTCGTTACGAATTTCGATGCAATATACATGGAAAGTCTCAATGTAAAAGGAATGCTAAAGAATCGTAAATTAAGTAGATCAATTCAAGAGTCTAGTTGGTCGACATTAGTTAATATGATTCAATATAAAGCAGGATTTTACGGTAAAACTTTTCATCAAATTGGTAGATTTGTTCCTTCGACAAAAACATGTTCGTGCTGTAATCATAAATTAGATTCGATTTCTCTTTCTACTAGAGAATGGTCTTGTCCGGTGTGCAATACACTTCACGACAGAGACCTGAATGCAGCATCGAATATTAAAAATTTCGGTCAATTAGATGTATATGATCGAATAATACCTTCACGTGCATCAAGTGAAGTGGAACTAAAAATTCCAGCGGCTCTATTGAAACACACCAGTAAAATCGAAAGAACTGTAGTTTAAACTACAGTTGGTGTGAGGACGGAGCAAGCGTAACAGTCTTTAGCTGTTACGCAGTTGACTACTATTTAACATCAAGGCTAATTGCTCTATGGTTAAATGCTTTATTTCGCCAGTGACTTTGTGTCGTATTGTTATCATGGTAGATGCATCTACACATCCACGAATTGCGCTTGAGCTAGTAGATGCTGCGATGATAGACGAACCATTTTCTAATTCGATACTACCTTTGTTCCACGTCACCACACCTTGTTGTAACCAACTAGGTAATAACTCGAAGGCAAATTTAAGACGACTTAAAATCTCTCTAGACGTAGCACCTTTGTTCGCTAGAATTGCAACAGTTTTACTCTTATTAAATAATATATAGTGAAGCATAAACCCAACGGAAGAAGTAGACTTCCCGGACTGACGACACCACTTCGATAACACAAATCTATTATTGTTTATATCGTTTACATATTTCTTTTGATAATCGTGTAGATTAAATGGAATAATCCCTTTGTCTACGTGAACGATCTTCATATATGTTTCTATGAAGTAAACTGGGTCAGATTCACACTTAACAAATTCGTGAAGCTGTTCTGCTGTAAGCTCTTGTACTACTCCTACGGCTTTGAGCTTAGGATTACGATTGTAATACCTAGGGCCGTTATCAAATTTTAATCGCGCAGCTCCGGTTGTCATCCTAGTTGATATTCCTTATTCCTTTGAGATGATCTAACAACTCGGCAGTCGTACCAGAAAATATGGTATTATTTACCTGGGTGACGTGACCCATCGGCATTCCTGGAATGGGCTGAGATTGTTTCTCTGTAGCTTTATGTAAGTCCATTAAGTTCTTCGATATGTCTGCGATCGACTTAGCAAAGTTCGCAGCAACCTCAAAGGCGCGAGGGCTTTCGCCTTCCTTAGCGAGGATCATAACTTCTTCGAACCCGTCAGCCGCAGACTCAATCGTATCCCTGAGCTTTTCCCTGACAAATTCATAATCCTCTTGTCGATCTTCTTCAGCAGTTCTATGTGTAGTTATAACTGACGGCGACGTTGCGTTAACTACAACTCTATCTGACGGCGATATCACTTCGACGTCGGTTGCAGAGGATTTAATACCCAGCGCATCATCTATGGCCGATAAGCTCATGGTGTCACCACTATAGTAGAATCGAGTTGTTCGCTATCCATGTCAAATAAAGTCATCGTCGCAGTCTGAATAGTCTTATTACCCAACGTGTTCAACGAAACAGTTGCAGCCGGATTCGTTGCGGTAGAATTAGTAGACACTGTAAATGATGTACTATTTATGATGCCAGTTACGTATGTGCTAACAACAAATCCAGTCCCAGTTAATAGCTGCCCGATTTTAATTCCAGCAGTAGATGCGATAGTAACTACATTAGATCCAGTCGTTATACCTATCGTAATCGTTTGGATGTTATTGGAGCCCATAACAGGACCGAACATATATGTCTTGATAGTAAAGCTCAACGTCCACTGGATATCTCTTGCCTCCCCGTAATCTGAGTCTGGGGTATTGTCTTGATAGTCAACTCCATTGAGAACGACTGGAGTATCCTTTACGATGTTAAGCGTAGGGAAGTCTTTAGTCTTGATTACAAATTCTGGATTGAAGAACGGTAGTATCTGTTCTACGATCTGTAACCCGTCCTCGATATTAGCAACAGCAATATATAACTCCATCTGGATATTATATGGCACAGGCTGCATCTGTGTAGCCATCGTGGTAGGCGATGTACTATATTTGGTTAATTGTGTTTGTTGGATTTTTCTATCTATGTCATATTCAAACGACAACATGTTGAATGCCATTCTGGGAACGACTCGCTTCATGTTATAGTTTAATCCGGGGTCTTCCGCTTTTCTGGAATACGCCTTATCGGCAGACGAGAATGACAGTGGTACGTTGACCACCTGTGAGGGCGCAGTGCCGGCAGTACGTACTATTTGAATGTCATTAAACAAGCTCCCGAATGCAGAGATTATAGACTTAGTATGTGCTGTATAAAATGGTGGGTTGTTTAGCATGTATGTGTTTGATTATTATTTGTTTTTATTTATTTAGCAGTTTAATGCATGATTAACAGACATTTAACGTATCTATATCACATTATTGGTAAAATCGTGAAATCTGTCGAAAATTTACGTTTAAAATCAGTAACATACAACCACGATTTTCACATATTTTCACGGAGTCCCGAACGGCGAATTCTCATCAAACGTTAGAAACTGATTAGACATATCTTGTACGGTTTGATTGCTTGCCCACGGATCAGTATTTACATTAGGGTTAACTGTAATATCATTACTGAAATCTGCTTCCTGCGAATCGACTGCGGGCACACCTGTCTGTAGACTTTCTGATGAATATGACCACTTCTCACACGTAACCGAAAGAGTATGGTGTATGCCCAGAGGGAACCAACCAATAGACTCAAACTTATCTATGAATGAAATCTTAAAGAAGTCGGTTGAACCGAACATAGGGAACTCATCCTGCATAGGTATAAACACGATATACCCTTCCATAGGTCGCAATGCACCGGGACCAGTAACACCATTGGCTGCAGCTATCTCTCTCCACTCCTTAGCAGATATATGAAAACTGAATTCTTCGTTGTTAGTAAACCCAAACTTGGTGAATAATGCATCACCAGATACACCGTTTTTAGCATCTTCAAATATAACTGGTACCTTGAATGCCTTAGATAACACAGGCATACGGTCTTCTCTGAAGAAAGTATCTACGTTATTAAACTCGTTAGGAATTACATATATCTCTACCCCATATAGCTGAGTTAGTTCTTGAGATAAAGACTCTATAAGTCTACGCTCAGAGTTAGTGCTCGGATTGGTTTGAAAATATTGTGATTTAGCCATATCAGCCTACCATCATCATTGCAGGCAAACTATACATATCTATAAGCTCTTGTTTTAGCTCTTTGATCTCTTCGGTAGCCTCTTGTTTTAACTCTTGACCGCTGAACAAAAGACCGCCGGGGAGTGCAACTTGAGAATACTTGGACAAGACATTGGACCAAACGAGCTTGATCAGTGCCACCGTGTAATTCTGTAACCACTCATCGCCCCATATCAGGGAGTTTGATGTTGGGTCGACAGCCGACCACCCTTCGAGTATCATATATGAATCAACCGGAATCGTATCCCAGTCTAGGTCGAGGCTCACCTTACCAACCACACGGTTAAACCTAATAGGCTTTTCTCCACTGGTTAGCATAGAGATAGTAGAACGGTAGTTCATCAGTAGTTGATATGATGCCATACCAGTACCACGCATTGCCTGCCATAGCGCATCGGACGCAAGGATAAAGCTAGTGTTCAGTACATTAGATCCAACGCCGGATTGGAATTGAAACAGACGAGTCACACCTGTGATACTGGATGGGACAGGTATGTACTTGTTCGTTATATCGTCTTGTGTGACCTTATGGGGAATATACACCAACTCTGTGCCGTTGTAGTGTACGCGCTGAAACAACGAGATAGCCTTGTCGATTTGATCCTCGATTTGAATATCGGCAACGTTGATCGTTATAACTGGTGAACCAAGTTGTCTCAAACAAAAATCCTTAAACTCGTCGCGAGTTGATGGTATCATTCTTTGTCCCTCAATTCCAGTATCATTTTTAGCATGACATCATTTTTCATTTTTAGTTGCCTAACCTCATTCTCCAATTCAAGTATCCTTGCAGGGAACGATTCCTCGGTTTGTTTCTTTTGGTGTGCAATTAAAAATTGCAACCTTTCACTTGGTATATCGCTAGATGGCAAGCGCAATCGCTCTCAGCTGTTTAGCTCTTGGAGGTAAACAGGAGTTAGCTCCTCTGAAAACCAACTTAATTGAATATGTTTTAAACTCTGCCAAACCTCTGACTTCCAATGTATAGTCCTTAAACTCTGTAGCAGTGGTAGATAGTACAGGAGTTATCGGATAAGCCAATAATACCCAACTAGAATCAGCTACAGTATCAGTGTCGGAAACCTTATAATATACATCTATCATATTGCCGGTAGTAATATTAGCAGCAAACGATATCCGTATAGACGTAGCCTTAGTATCCAATGTAATCGGCTTGGCTACATATTTGGATATAGACGACCCCGCATTCTTATCTGTCTCAGCAACTACACGTCGAGACGGTACGTTAGTTTCGTCATCAAGTAGATGGTCAACCATGACCACATTCATTAGATCCTGTCGAATAATAGGAGATACGTTTGCATTTGAAGTGCTAATCGTTGCCTTAATAAGCAAAGGCTCAGTCGATGGTAGAAACGCCGCCTTATTATTGACAGACGGAACCATAATAGGATCCTTCAGGTCTATATCAGTGTTCACGTCCAACTTCACATAGTCGGTCGCTGTAACGTACCTGGTCTGATTACCACCACGCGATCTACCGCTAGTTGTTTTAATGTAGAAATCGCAGTTTGTGCTGGGCGGCTTAACATACCTAGTCGTCACGTTAATCAGATCTGCTTTAAGGTTGACAGTTAACATCATACTCTTAACATAGCATATACCGGTAGCTGTAGGTGGTGTACCTGTAACAGTTATACCGAATGAGTCGTTGTCTGCAACGGTAACAATATATTCCTTAGACACAGCTGCACCGCCTGCTCCATTCAACTGAACTACAGTGAGACCATTGAACGTGCTAGGTGCGGGGTCATTGACGCTTATGGACACCCGATCATTTACAAATAACCCGTGGTTTTTAATGTTAAAGTAGACAGTCGATGAACCAGATACAGTTTCAAGAATATGTCCATTGACAAACACCGGATTTAGGGGAGTAGATTTCAGTGTAAGGTTATATACAGTATTGGTTGTAAATTGAGCCTTGTATAACCTGAACATCAAGTCAGACGATGTATCCGGTGTCCACGTTGTACCGCCGTTTGCAAGGTACAATACACCCGGGTTAGGTTGTTTAGAAATAGATGTAGACTTGTTTATCGCTACCTGACCTATTTGTGCAACCCACGCATTATATCTGTCTGAGTTGGTTCTAAGAATAATTGCATATTCTTTATCCTCTTCCAACACGACCGGACCACTGAACACGAACTTGGTTGCAGTCTGGGCATAATCACTAGTACCGACTTGGGAGGCAGCCATTATTACAGTGGAGTTGGGTACATTAGTCTCACTAGGAATACCTTCGTTTGTTGTCCTAATTTCGAGTACAATGGGAACCAGTTGGTCTTTCGTTTTAAAGAATATATCAACCGCAGTCAAATACATTCCGCCCTTAATGCCGTTTGTATTGAATGTCTGTGCGAACGATGTTGTTAGTTTAGGCATGTGTTATTCTTTTTATCCATGAATATTGTTACTGTAGTTGCTAACCGGAACATAGCGATAATGGACAACATAAGATATGCTCTAGCAATGCCGCACGATTTCGGCTTGCCGAATATTCTATTTTTAATCCCAACCAGCTTGCTAATAGGGACACCGAATGTCATTAGGAACTTACCTGTTATGTTACCTTCGTGGTATTTACCTTGTCTAAAAGCCATCTCATGTGTCCACGGGATTATCATATCAATGGCCCACTGTGTCAGCAGATTTTGTGCGATAGTCCTATCTTTCTTCCAGAAGAAAACATCTGGTCCTTTACCACTCATTATGTCAACTGCATCAGATGCCCATGAGAGATACCCGAAGTATGTATCTGGACTTGTTCTTATTGTATCCAACCCATACTGTTTGTCTGCATTATATATTGTTTTATTTATATAGCCAAGTTCATACATCTTGGTACATATAACAGTGCCTCCGCCGCCACCTTGAATCCACGGTTTAGATGGAGCCGGTGGAACAGGTGGGTCTGGAGTCCACACCTGGGTGTACACGTTGATGGGCACGTCCTCTATATAAGGGTCCTTGAAGATGGTGTTACCCTCAGCAATAAATACAGAATCAGCATAAGTTACTTCACGCGACGGGTCTAGACTGTTTGTTATACGCAATATCTTTCTGCCTACGACAAATCTGTTGGCGGGAAGATAGAATCTAGCATAAACTGTACCATTAAGTCCGACCACCATCTGACTACCGATTGCGGCAGCACCAACAGAGTTTGCATTATATTCCGCCTCAGTCAATGGCTTGCACATAGCAGACACATCTATATTATCGAATGTGACGAATACAGGTGTGTAAGGCCCTAACGACATACCCTTAATGAGAATTTCTTTAGCGTGTATATATGGGACAGATACGTGGTTAGCATCGGCTGTCCCAACGTTGATTATAGGTGTGCTCCAAGTCCTGTACTTAGTAGTTGGTACTAATATTGTAGTAACTTCTGTATGATATGCCATGTTAAGAGTTCACCAATTCAAAATTAGCAGATGGTTGATATTTCCATTGCTCCGAGTTATCAACCGATTTCACTAAACTATTAGAGTTTGCAATAAAATCGACTGAAGTATAAGTAATACCATCAACCACGAATACAGCACCAACGTGTTCGGCATCTATTGAAAATGTTGTTATATCTGGCATTGTTAATTCCTTAATGTTGTTACTAGAGGCAACGTGATCGTATCGACTTCGCTATCGCGTGTAGGGGATATTTCCATAGAACCTGCCCATATAAATACAGAGTTACCATTAACGTTTACAGGGCGCGATGCTAATCCTTGATCAACCGCAACAACCTCTGTATATGGTATGAAGTATGAATCGCCCCATTGAACAAGTGGAGAATATGTATTTACACTCATACCAACCGACTTATGATTGAATATAGGGCGCACTTCGCCTGCATCTATATCTAGTGTCGCCCTATATTCGTTGTTACCTAGATCAGCACTATCTGTTGTAGTGAATGAATCTGCAAAGAACCCAGACTTGAATCTGTTTAAGCCAGTGTTAGCGTCGACTATCTGTGTGTCCTTAACTGAGGCTTCCAACATGTTCTGTGTTACAGCAACCTCTACATTAGCAATTCTTTTTTCTAATTTAGTTATATCCGCCATAGTGTACCGCTTGTGTTCCTGTGGAGTGATAATAACTTTATCTAGTTCTGCGTCTGCTGTAAATGCCGGTAAGAATACATCTGCTATTTTCATATTAGATGCATCGGATACATCCTCTGGCAATGTTGGTATATCAGCTGGCTGACCCTCAACAACTCTAACAATACTCTCATCTGTTATATACAGCGAATCATATCTAGGCAAGAAGTACGAATAGTCATACGTCAGGAGAGTGTTAGTCTGTATCTGATTCTTTGCAATGGAAGATGTAGCTGCACCAGAAGCAACCCTAATACCGATGGCCACTATAATACTAGACGCGTTGGTACATGCACCAGATAGTGTAAGAGTCGTACCGTTCTTTGCGGTGATATATGTGCCCCATGGAATACCAGGACCAACAACTAAACCAGTGGTTGCGCCGACGTTAATTAGATCGGATGTATCACCGATTAAAGTTAGCGTAGTCGAACCTGTTATCGTGCCGAGGTAGAAGTTGAAGTCTGTATATGTGTCTGCTCGTGAATCAATTGTATCGCGAACATCTATCTTGTTCGATCCCTCTGTAAACGATGGTATAGCCGCTTGATATTCTCCGCCGATATTGGCATAGGAATCTACAGTGTAAATCTCACCTGTCCTGGTAAAGTATCTGTATTGTATTTTTACCTGACCGCGAGCTTTCTTCTTACCCGGTATAAACTCAAGATATGAACCACCATATTCCAACGAATTCTGGTTCTGCACTAAACGGTAACTTGACTTGATATCGGGATCAGATGTTGTAGCTGCTGTGCCTGTTGCCTGTGAGTCATAGATGTGAGATATGTCATACACGTCCTGAACACCTAATGGTATTCTTGCACCGGGGACAGCGACGTTCAGGTCTGCGGCGGTCGTCAATAATTTTGTGCCAACGTTTGCTGTCTTGATATATGGTGCAAAGATTGTTACTGTATGACCGGCTGCTAGTGAAGTGTTAACTGCCAAAGATATGGTACCAGCACCAGATAGGACAGATGCACAGTCTAATATAGTTCCAATCTGTGCACCAGCAGATACATAACCGAAGTACGATGTACTAGATATAGGAGCCAATATTTCACCGGATGTACCAGCATTACTACCATCTCCGTTGGAATCTAAATTAATAACAATCTTCTTGAGGATGGTATAAGATGTAGTGGAAACGTTAGATGAGTTCTTGATAGTATTGACCCAATTACTTGGCATCTTAACTAACAGGGAAGCACTTTCATTCTTGTTTACGATTGTTCGTAATGAAACGATAGACCTGACCAATGATGTACCACCGACAACAGAATCTCCGTCAGTCAATGGGCCGTTTGTACTATTTTTATATGCAAACAATCTCTTATTTGCAGAATCCCACTTGAACACCACGACACTAGATGTAGACCCAATGGAACCAGTAACAATCTCCGATGTAGTGAAGTTACCAGTGTTGTTAATCATGTAGTATGATTGTAGTACCTTGCCGCAACACTGAGTTGATGAAGCCGAGACGTTGAATGACCCGATATCACCTTGTGTTTTACCTGAGTTCAGATTGATATCGTATACGAACAACTTGAATATTGCATCAGCTAATGTGTTTGGACTTGTACCAGAATGGAATGCAATATTCCTAACTCTAGCATACCCGATGATATTTCCAGCCGGAGTTCCTACGACTGTTACTGGTGCATCTCTTAATTCTATTAAAGTGCCTACATCTACCTGTGGAGAACCATACATCGATGCTACGTAGAAATAATTACCAACATTAAATAATGAGTTACCGACTGAATATTTAATGGACCTAGCTCTGTTCAATCTCACGTTTGTGTTGTTGCCGATCGGACATTCAAACCCGTTTACATATGCTTTATTTGCATCCAACTCGACACCGACACATGTCTTCGCATAATCAATAGACTCCGTTACTTTGGTTTGATCTGGAAACTGAATAAGAACATTGTCTTGAGTATAGATACCATTGTTTGTTTCGAGCCTTAACCATGGTCGTACCTTAAATGATACAGGCTTCACAATGAAGTTGCCGTTAGTATCGTATGAACGTCTGGCAATAGTCTTTAACACTTCATTATATGTAGACGTCTGCTCTACTTCAATTTGTACGCCATCTATAATTCTTGTTAGTTCGATGAAGTCATTTGTCGGTATCGCAGATAAACTGTATCCAGTTAAGGATAGTGACATCTTGTATCTATGTGCACCAGGAGCAAGTTCATTCGATGTACCCAGTGCAGGGTCAAGTAAAGTAGCATCGTCTGAATCTGTTACGATTGTTTCGACTATATTTAAACCAACACGAATATTTGTAGTGCTTGGGTCCTTTGCAATAGGTACAGAATGTGAAAATACCTTTACGAAATAGTTGTTCGCATAATAGATACCATCACTAATACTGGCTACCCATGATATCAGTTCTGTGCCATCAGCTTCATTGGTATTTTGAATAGTACCGCATGCAACCAACGCAATTGGGTCACCGAGCGAGTCGTAGTTCTGTATGTACAGGGTCTGACCAATCGTGCCGCGCAACTTGGGTGTTGCCTCATTGGACTGTGCCGTAGTTCTTACGTAAATTGTATTTGGTGTAGACCCGACCTTATTAGTTGCACATATAACCTCTATACGCGAACCACTCAGGCTACCACAGTACAGTGTCTTACCAACCAACTCTTGTACCGAAGCAATATCGATTAATGCGTCGGCTAGTTCGATATAACCAAGAACGGCTAACGAATAATTACCAGGGATAACAACAGACCCGTGTTTAAATATATGGTCACCGAGTCTTGATATTTGACTCTGCACCAAAGATTGAGTTTGATTCAGTTCCCTAGTTTGTACAGAAAACCCAGGGCGATACAATACCTTGTAGAACTCCTTCGTTTCATCGAAGTCGTCATAGTACGGGGACTGATTAAAATTTAATGCCATCGGATATTCCTGTTATCGGTTAATGTAGAATTTAGTTATTATTATTCCGTATTTGAGTCAACTAAGTAGTTGTTTCTGATATTATATCAGAAAGATAAAATTATGGAAATCGACTCGCGCTGATCTAACGAACGGTTAACTAAACGTCTGTAGTCTTTGTAGAACAGAATTCCACTGTTAGGCTTAATCTGGGAATTTGTCTTTGCAATAGTACCACCAGCAAATGCAGCAGATGTACCACCCGTAACAGTGTTAGATGTATCGAATGTTCCCAGTACATTATTGAGTCGTAGTGTCTTTGTACTTGCATTCCAATCTATAACAGTTCCCGACGCCCCTGTTACTGCCTGCGTTACCGTTTCATCACCCACAAAGGCCCCAGAAGCTGTAGTGAATACTAGGTGCGTGGATGCATCCAATGTAGTAGCAGTGGCAACGGTGTTGGTTCCGTATAACAATGGATTTTTAATAATAACAATCTTACGATAGTCGTTATCTACTGAGAACACACCACCTTCGTCCAAGTTAAGTACAGTGTTTAGCATGGAATAAGAGGCAAATAATTCGTTCTCTATATCTTTACCGTGACCGCCGAATGGACTAATAATTGCTCTAGCGGCTGCTGCACCAGATCCAAATGCAACTGTAGCATACGTATAACCAGATCCGATAGAGTTAACCACGATATGATCGATTGGCTGATTGCCGCTGCCTACTACCAATACTGCCGTAGCTGTACAGCCTGTACCGTCGCCGGTCACTGTAACTGACGGAGGAGTTGCATACGAACCAGCTGTAGTAACCTTAATGGTGTGAATCGCACCATCGACCGCTGCCTGTTGTGTAGCCCATTGATTGGAACCATCCGACACAGTCAGCGTCTGAACTGGTATCCAATTCTGACTAGGGAATGAATTCAACTTAGAGGCTGTAATAGTGGTCATGTATTTCCATACATATCCATCAGATGTACTAAAGGTAGATGTAGAATATCCAGTCGGTTGACTTGTAGATAAGGCACCCTTGTTATTGTCTATACACTTATACACGTCATATGAGCTGTTAGTGACATAGAACGTCTTGGTGTTTAGTGTATTATCTGCATCGTCGTACATATCATACACAGTGTTGACTGCCCATGTATGGATTGGGACAGATGCTGTAACACCGGCAGCAGTAATTCTCTTTAATGATAACAAATCTCTGTAGTCTGTTACCAGTTGACCAAATGAATCCGACGGTGTATCTGGAGATGACTCGGTAGTCCATGGAGTTTGTTTACCAATACCGAGATAATATGTATCTGCCCCAGAAGCAATAGCTGCTCTTAGTTGTTGTGATTGGATAATTCTGTATGAGTTTGTGATATATGCAGTCAATGTAGTATGCCCCTATTGTAATTTCTATAATTTAGTTTATGGTTAGAATCTAGGATATATGACGTTCAATGACCCGTCCAGTCTATAGTGTTCGGCGTCTGGTAGATAATGTATTCTCGAACTTCTTAGCGGTTCGCTATTGACGGACACGTCCGAACTCCATGACCGGATTGTATCTGACGCAAAGTCCTTTATGGACCTAGTATAAAAATTGAATTTCCAATCTTCTACCTTATATCTAGGCACATTGAAAGGTATATCTGGGGACTTCTCTATCATGATTATCGAATCCCTGCCACCCACTACAGGAATGTCGATACTAGATGTAGCCGATATCAAGAAGTTCAATATGCCTCGATATAGATACCCACCGCGTTCATCCAACTCGTTGATCGTTCCAATATTAATACCGATGGACGCCAATTCCTCTATGGCTAGTTCACCGAATAAAGCCATACCAGCAGGATGTAGAATATCCTTTAAATACGACTTATAATTACTTAGAGCATGACCGGACCTAATGACATACGAATATGGCATGTACTCTCTGTCGTTTTGTAGTATCGCCGTTTTGTCAGAAGTCATGCCATTCGTGGATAAAAACCTTCCACTATATAAACACAGTGTACCTATAGACCCAGTACCTATTGCTATCTCATCACCGACATAAGTAGGCAACGATTGTGTAAACTGTACAATCGGGGTAATTGTGTTATAGTCAGACCCGAATGACTTTATGTCCACTGTCTTGATCTTACCTATATTTGTTCCATTAGCGATCAGTACAGCTCCAGACCCACCACCTGTTTGAGAAGCACATGATAGGGTTGGTCGTTCTTTAAACAAAGATTGCGACCTGAATATTTGTACCGATGCTATTTGGCCTTGTAAAGAAACCCCCGGTACATACGATGTGATATCTGTTACCCTTGCCTCAAAAGCAGATGGAGGCACAGTTGTGATCATGTCTCCTACAGCGTAGAATGATCCTGGATCGAGAATGGTGATCGAGTCTATCTTTCCAGACTCAACCTCTTCTACCTCCACAGCTAACCCTACACCGTCACCGCCAGATACTAGACCAGAATCTCCTTTTCTATAATATTGTCCAGTGGTAGACATTGTAACAGAAGTGATAGCAGACAAGACAGTCGACGTATAACCATTGACTAATACTGTTTCCCCATATAGAAAAGTCCCAGTTATCCCACTGATAAATATTTCATATATCAAGTGAAGACCACTGTAATAACTAACAACCGATTCAATTCGGGCAATTGCGCCAGATGCATTCGTAACCGAATACCCAGCAGAATTCACAATAAGTGGATTGTCACATGTTACCTTGATACTTGTCCGCTTTAACCAACTACTATCGGACGAGTTGAACAATTGATTCGACGGATAAGATATCGAAGCCGACTCACCATAGACTGTTCTGAATAACAGCTTAACCGATTCCTCTGTACCCTTTGAGCCATAGAACTCGCGAGCGTGCTTAATGAATGACCGTTTATCTGCGACTATCTCAGGAGGCAATACAAACAGGTATTGGTTGACAAAGTTTGTTAGGAAGTTTTCTGTAGTTTGATCTACATCGAGTGTAGTTTTTAATTCTTGATGATTATTCGACAACCACTCATAGTATGCACTAAGGAAGTCTACAAATCCTGGAGCATCTTCCTTTATGAATTGTGGTATTCTTGCTAATGATGACTGACCAAGATAACTCATTATGTTATACCGATGCTAATATTGAAACAGTGGTCTTGTTGATATCAATACTCAACACTTGATTAAACACAGAGATAACCTCACTATGTTTTGGTGTTGCTGTTATAGCGAATTGAGTTTCACCTAAAATCATGGTTGGCTTAAAGTTTGATAAAATAACCTCCCCAGTGATATAATCCACTGTGCCATAAACCTCTGACGTATAGAATACAGTTTGGTCAGACTTAATATAGTATCCATACAACTTACCATCGACGTCTGTCAGTCTAAACTGTTGATCAGCCGAGTATGAAGGGATAATGATATTTGTTGATTGTATGCTTCTAGGTTGTATTTCTGTTCTAAACTTATATTTATAGGTCGATGCAGCAGCGGTAACAGGCAACGATATCTTCATGGATATCTGTAATACTGTACCGGTGAATGAAGGATCGACTTTATCAATCAATGCAGTTAGCGTAGACAGTTGGAAGTTACCACCAAAACTCTTTAAGTAAGTATCGTTGTAATATGATATTTTAGTCAACACTTGACTATGTAAAGTCTCTGGTGTGGATACAGTTAAATGTCTATTTGACCGAACATAGCCATCTAAAGTTATAGTGATAATCTCAGGATCAATTATGACCGGCTTAATGGACATTACGCTACGTTGCTTAATAACCTGCTCCAACACCTTTTTAGATTCGGTGGACAGAGGTCTCAAATCTTCAGGCAGAACAGAGCAAAATACCTTACCAACCATAGGAGGGTCATTATCCTCACCGCCCCAAACCTGAACAGACTTCAAATGCGGGTAGTCTTGAATAATATGAGTCGAATAGTCGTGTGGTGTCACTGATCTATATTGTGCAGCGTATGACTTCTTTGCATTGTCCCTGACCCTCTCAATAGATTCCTCTGTAGCACCACCGTTGGATGTCTCTGTGCAGACCGCAGTAGATGTTACGTTAGGATACAATGAACTGTTTACCGTAAACACAGATATACCGTTACCCAAATCTCTGTTACCCACAAGATAACTCACTGAGATGATATTACCAGGGATCAAGGCTTTACTAATAAACCCGTCACCAAAGTACAATTCATATTCACCACTACCATTCATTTGCGTGTAATACACAGGAGATGACTGGTTTAAACCTACTATGGATTCAGATTTAAAGAACTCTTCTGTGAAGTTGATAGTGGATGATGTTTGTACGGTGACTATCAGACTAGACATATCAACGCCCAGGTTAGGTATCCTGAATATCTTAGTCGTTGCGTCTACAGTATATTGGACATTGTATAATCTACCTTCTGATATTGATAACCCACTATATGTATATACGGTTGGGTCGATTGTCTGTAAAGCATTTACATCAGAGAGGCTAACGAACTCATATGTATTTCCGTCTACGCCCTTACCACTAAACTTTGTACCACGGGACATCAATATACCTGGTGGTGTATTAAACACGCCACTGATCGTGACATCAATAATTGCCCTTGCAGACTTAGCAGACTGTGGAGTGTAACCTAATTCTTTAGCCTTAGACACGATAGATGATTTCAACAATGCTGAGTCTAAGAATGACTCACTCAAACCCATGTGTTGATAGAACAAATATAGTTGGCTGTTCGCTGCAAGCAAATCTAATAAAACGTTAACGTTGCTACCTTCAAAGTTAATATCTTGGAAAGCATCTTGCGCAGACATATATGCCTTAAGAGAACTCTTAAGACTATCGAAGTCGATGTTTGATAAATTTAAAGCTGTGCGCGTCATATCTATTAATACCTAATTATATTGTGTTAATTTAGTTATCTAGAACGTTCTATTGCTATTTCCAGTCTAACTGGATTTGACGTGTTTATGATAGTAAACACAATATTAACCAAGGCTTCGTAATCATCATTATTAATACTTACGTCAATACTGTTAATGATTACCCTAGGTTCATATATAGATATGATATCGGATAAGTTTCGTTTTAGGATAGCACCGGTCAAAATATCTACATTTTCAAATAACAGTCGTCTGACGTTAGATGCGATATCTGGATGAAATGGTTTATCACCGGTATTGAATTGAATTAGATTTCTAAGAGACTGTTTGACAGCATTTTCATCAGTCTTGAGTACTAAGTCTCCTTTACCAGAAGCAAGCACTTGTCCTGGATGAGGTTTCATAGAAATATCTAAATCAGAGTATTTATTAGCACGAGTAGTCATACTAATAATTTAGTTGGCATAGATACATAGCATTGGGCGGCAGCCGTATGTACTTACCTATCTATAGATTATTACACCTTTTTTTTCGCTTGTCAACCTATTTATTTCAATTATAATTTTAACATACACAATTCTTTGAACAGTTCAGGGGTTTTATTAAACCAACTCCGCATTATCTTAGCTCTAATGTTACCGTTGTAGCAGTTTTCATTAAACAGTGCTCCTGTAACGAACAAGATATGTTCTTCACTATAAGACAGAGATGCCTTAGTGCTACAGAACATAAGTATCTCACGCTTAAACATATCCTTGCCAAGACGTTCTATCTCAGATTGCAAATAAGGTGAGGACGACCAATATTCTTCCCAATCCGAAGTTTTCCTTAGTTTCTTCTTTTTACCATTAACCATCTTAGTTGCGGCTTTGGTCAACATCTTCTTACCATAGTAGAACTTACCATTATCGACGTTCGTTATCTTATAGACAAACCCTAGAGCACCTTCAGGTATATCATCTTGTGTTATTATTTTATCTTCGAACATCCAGTTTGACATTTTACACTCGACCCTGTACAATTAACTAAATCAACATCCAGAACACATATTTAAACAGGTGCATAAAACGTAACATGCAGTTGACGTGATGTAACTATTAACAGAGAAGAGTAAACCATGAAAGAAAAATTGATTTCAGTATTAAAAGAAGTTCGTTCACTACATAGGGAAGCGAATAATTATTTGGACAAAGTACCGAATGATCTTCAGATGTACATCATGGATAATACGTATTCTAATGCAATTAGTATAATCAATGATCGTCTACTCCACGCATTGTTTGGTAATATGTATGAAGATGTATCTTGGTTTTTGTTTGAATTTAAACCAAAAGACACCCCTCAAATTTGGCTGGCAGACAATACTCCCATCACCTTAACTTGTGATGAAGACTACTATCAATATCTTAGGGACCACGGATGATCAGACCTACCGCAACAGTATCAAAAGAACTAAACCAAGATACATATTTGACTGAGTTTAGAATTTCATGTATTATCAATGAAGATAGCTTGATTGCAGAATCATACGTAAAGACACAGGATGAAATTGCTCTTGAGTTGGGGCATCTAATATTAAAGGCAACGGGGAATGTATGATTAAAATTGAAGGAAGAAATGGGTACAACGTTTTAGACCACGGCATGGTAGCACTCGTTGAAAGTATGGGTAGTGATCTGTCAATTGTGCGAAATGCACGAGTGTCCTATGATGCCGAATGGCGTACAGGTGAAGATGATGGTAAAGATGCAAAACTTATCAATTATCTAGTTAAAAATAATCACACATCACCATTGGAAGCTGTGCAGTTTACGTTCGAAGTAAAGGCTCCTATATTTGTGTTCAGACAGTGGCATCGTCATCGCACTTGGTCATTTAATGAGATTAGCGCAAGATACTCTGAGTTGCCAGCAGAATTTTATATTCCAGATTTGAATCAGATTACGAGCCAACATTCTAGTAACAAGCAGATGCGTACTACCGATCAACATGAGCACGCAGAAATTTGGCAGAAGATTATGCGAGATAGCAACGCTGTGTCGTTTAGCCATTATCGCGGTATGATTGCTGATGGTGTTCCTCGTGAGCTTGCCAGGACAGTGCTACCTGTTGCTACGTACAGTAAAATGTTCGCAACTGTAGACTTATCTAATCTTATGAAATTTGTTTCACTGCGTAGCCATGATCATTCACAGTATGAAATTCGTGTGTACTCGGATGCTATGCTTAAAATTGCTAAAGAAGTTTGTCCAATTGCTGTCGCGGCATTCGAAGAAAAGTTTGGGGTCAAATCATGACATCTTACAAATTAGTCGATGCAACAAAATCGGTAGAAAAAGAAAGCAACGGAGAACAATACCATATCAATTGTTATGATGATTTGAAACCGTACTACGCTTACATCGTTGGTAAGCACGGACATGACGCAGGACAAAAGATGTTGAAGAACGTGTTCAATGGTGAAAAAGTAATGAGTGAGTTGGTTGAGCGAACCCAAAGAGGATATTAAATGGTAGCAGTTAAGGATGTTAAAAAAGATATGAACAAAAATCATCTAGAAACAATGTTGAAAATGCAAGACAATTTCAACAAGGTAGTAAACCCAGATTGGCGTACTGCCGGTTATCGCTGGGATGATTGTATTATGATGGAAGCAGCCGAGCTATTTGACCACTATGGTTATAAACATTGGAAGAAACAAACTCCAGACCTAGATCAATGTAGGATGGAACTCGTTGATATTTGGCATTTTATTATGTCCAGTGTGTTAGAGCATAATAAGAATATTGAAGATGCAATATATGAAATCAAATTTGCATACGGTTATTGGGTAACACGCGAAAACCATATCACCGACACAAAAGAAAACATTCGCGGCTTGATTAGAAATGCGGCTACTGGCAAAATTGATTTCAATGCGTTCTTTGCCCTACTTAATGCGTTTGATATGGATACCGACGATCTGTTCAAGCGGTATCTTGGTAAGAATGCTTTAAATGGCTTTAGACAATCAAAAAATTATAAATCTGGTGAATATATCAAAGACTGGAATGGTCGCGAAGACAATGAGGTTCTGACTGAGATCCTTAATAAGTTGGATGTAAATTCTACAACATTCGTATCTGATGTATATGCTGAACTGGAGAGAGAATATGCAGAGGTATGCTAATGTCTAAATCATATACAGTCGAAGTTCAGATCGACGATGTCGGTGAATATTTTATCGAGATACCAGACGACATATTAAATGCACTTGAGCTAGACATTGGTGATACAGTAGAATGGACCGATATAGGCGGCGGATGTTTCGCGCTAAAAAAGGTCCTATAAATTCATTCACAAAACATTAATAATTAGAAAAGCGATATGTCAAAAAAGCCACACGTACTTCAAGTCCCACCAAGTGCAGTAGTAGAATATTATAAAGAGCCGGTTGAATTTGCAGACGAGCAACAAAAGGTATTTTGGTTGCCGGATGAAATTAAGGTCGAGAAGGATGTTCAAGACATCCTGATTAATATGACGCCATCTGAGAAGCATGGTGTGATGACAGTGTTAAAGTTGTTTACTTTATATGAGTTGAAAGCTGGTTCTGACTATTGGAACGGCAAGTTTGTAAAGATATTCAAGCGTCCAGAGTTTCGTAGAATGGCTGCAGTGTTCTGTTCATTTGAACTGGGAGTACATGCTCCTTTCTACCGTAAACTTAATAAAGAACTTCACGTAGACAATGACGAGTTTTACCTAGAGTACGCCGATGACCCAATTCTTAAAGAGCGCATGGAGTTCATCGACGATGTTGTTTCATCTAAAAATGATCTTTACTCGCTCGCAGCATTCTCTATGGTTGAAGGTGCAATTTTATATTCATCATTTGCCTTTCTGAAACATTTCCAAAGTCAGGGCAAGAATAAACTTCTAAACGTAGTTCGAGGAATTAACTTCTCGGTACGCGATGAAAACATACATTCGATTGCTGGGGCATGGTGTTTTAAGACACTCAAAGATCAACTTGAACTAACTGTAGAGGAAGAAGAAAATCTTCGAACCGTAGTGTATGAAACTGCTATGAAGATACACGAACACGAATCTCACATTGTCAAGAAGATATTTGAGGTCGGTCTGATCGATGGTATTACTTCAACACAGCTACAACATTTTGTAGACTCTCGCATTAACGTATGCATGGAACAACTTGGATATAGCAAAGTGTTTGATGTAAAATATAATCCAGTCGGCGAATGGTTTTATCAGGGAATTAATAACTATCAGTTCTTGGATTTCTTCTCAGGAATGGGATCCAACTATAACCGCAACTGGAACGAAGACGAGTTCGAATTTAAAGAGTACACAAAATGACAAAAGAAAATCAATACAAAGTTTATAAAGACATTCGTACTCAACATCAGGCAGCTGGTATGATGCCGATGCACTATACTACGGCTGCTGTGCAGATGTTCTGGCAGAAGTATCTATACGAGGCATCGAGTGTTAAAGAACAGTTTGAGCGTATTGCAAAAACAGCAGCTAAACATTTACCTGAAGATATACAAAGTAAAGCATACACAAAGTTCTTTGATATGTTATGGAATGGTTGGTTGAGTCCATCTACGCCTGTTCTAGCTAATATGGGTACTACTCGTGGACTTCCTGTGTCCTGCGCAGGTGGAGCAATTCGGGATAGCATTCACGGTTTTTATTCACATCAACTCGAAACTGCTGTACTGACTAAACATGGGTTCGGTACATCTGGTTATATGGGCGATATTCGTCCACGTGGCAGTAAGATCGGTGTAGGTGGTACAGCATCTGGTGTAATTCCTGTATTCACTACACTTGTTCAAACAATGCGCAATGTTGCTCAGGGTACAGCAAGACGCGGTGCGTGGGCCGGCTATCTACCAATTGATCATGGTGACTTTGATGAGCTATGCGATTATGTTCAAGCTAATCCAGATGATGCTAACGTTGGCTGGGTAATCTACGATGAATATATTGCAAAGTTAGAAGCCCAAGACCCAGAAGCAGTTCGTAGATTCAAAAAAGCTATGAAGATGAAGATGGTTACAGGTAAAGGATACTTCTTCTTCCATGGTAACGTGAATCGTCAAAGTCCACAGATGTATAAAGACTTAGGTTTAACAGTTAAGGCGTCTAACCTCTGTGCAGAAATCGATCTCTTCTCCGGTGAATATAAAGGCGAAGATCATACATTCACGTGCGTTCTGTCATCATTGAATGTGGCTAAGTATGACGAATGGAAAGATACGGATACAATATTCTGGGCTACGGTATTTCTCGATTGCGTTGCATCAGAGTTTATTGAACGCGGAAAGAATATTAAAGGTATCGAATCTGCTATTCGTGCGACTGAAAAAGGTCGTGCACTAGGTTTAGGTGTTTGTGGGTTCCATACGTACTTACAGTCAAAGATGATTCCGTTCGAATCATTAGATGCTCAGTTCTTCAACACAAGACTATTCAAAAATATCAAAGACGAAAGTACACGTGCATCTGGATGGTTAGCGGAATTACTAGGTGAACCAGAATGGTGTAAAGGTTATGGTGTTCGTAATACACATCGTATTGCTGTTGCACCGACAAAATCGAGTGCTATCTTCATGGGCAACGTATCCGAAGGTATTAATCCAGATCCAGCAATGACGATGACTCAGCTAACTGCTGCGGGTGAAATTGAGAAGATCAATAGTGAACTGGTCAAGTTAATGAAGTTGAAGGAAGTATATTCCAAAAAGAATATTCAAGAAGTTATTGATGCTGACGGATCAGTTCAGGGAGTTGATTGGCTAACACCAGAAGAGAAAGAAGTATTCAAGACCGCATTCGAGATTAATCCTGAGGTGATTATACGTCTGGGTAGCCAACGTCAAGTATTCATTGACCAAGGCCAAAGTTTGAATTTATTTTTCGATGCAAACGAAGATGCCGCCTGGATTGCTCATATCCACCGCCTAGCATTCTTGGATAAGAACCTAAAGAGTTTATATTACATCTATTCTAAAGCCGGTGTAAAGGGATCTAAGGACTGCGTAGCATGTTCGTGATCGACATTATTTCAAAGTTTGCGTTAATTGCTTTGGCAGTTATCGCCGACGTTGTGTTAATCGCGAATGCGATACATCACTGGTAGACAAACCAGTATATGTGTTGTATAATATACTTAGTAACAGCTAAAGACTGTTACTTTTTATGCACCTGTTATTAAACAATAAGACGCGACCAATATGACCGAAGACACCCAATTTGTATTAGAGCCTGAAGACTTTTCCCTACAAATAGAACTATACTTAAAGAAGAACCGTTGCGACGGTTACGTATCTGCAATTCTTAAATACTGTACCGAATACTGTATAGACATCGAAGATGTTGTTACGTTGATCCCGCCCACGCTTAAGGCAAAGTTAGCAGAAGAGGCTAATGAGTACGGTGTTCTGATTAAAGATTTATCTATCCCTATGATGAGGATCGAATAGTTGCAAGAAGTTTCGTTAGAAAGAGTCATACAGCTTTTCAACATTATTCGGCTATACTACCAAGGAAAATATGACTGGGTAAAGTATAACGGACACTCCAAGTCTTATCCTAAAATGGATATACAAAAGAACGCAATTGCTCGTAAGTTAATATCTGAGTTTAAAACAGAGGAAGAGATCATACGGCATTTTGCCATATCTCTATTTTACGACAAGGGCTGTTACTTAGATACGATCGCAAAGCCAGACACGATTAGTCAAAGTAAGGGATATTTAACAGCATTGACAGATGTAAGTCGATGTGTTAATATTGTAGTTCAGTTAGACATCCCAAGTGTAATTAAAGAGCACGATGGATACGCCGCAGATATACTGTTGGCACTAATTGGTAATAGGCTAAACCCAGTTGCGTTTGCTTTACTAGAATCCTCGACATCTATGTCGAGACAGTGGACTAATGCTGTATGGGAATTAAACAAACACAAGGTAAATTGCTTAGTAACGTTAATGCAGATACCGACATCATTTGGTAGTGAGTTTAGACGTGAGTTTAGACAACAACTAAATACAACTGCTAGCATCGTTAAGTAGACGACTAGCATACAACAGCGCAACATCACATAAAGGAAAACAAAATGATTAATATGTCCGCATTGAAAAAGTCTTCTTCTAAAGACTTACTCGCAAAACTCCAATCCAAAGTAGAAACATCAGACACCAAGAAAACGTTTGAAAAAGATACACGCATGTGGCAACCTGCTACAGACTCAGCGGGTAATGGCTCCGCTGTAATTCGTTTCTTACCAGCAGTAAGCGAAGACGACACTCCGTATGTTAAGTCTTACTCCCATGGCTTCAAGGTAGGTAGTAAGTGGTTCATCGAGAACTGTCCATCGACATTAGGTATTAAAGACGGATGCCCAGTATGTTCTGCAAATTCTGAACTATGGAACTCCGGTCTAGAATCTGATAAAAAGATTGCAGGTGAGCGTAAACGTAAACTGTCATTCTACTCCAACGTACTCGTTATTAAAGATCCAGCAAATCCCGAAAACGAAGGTCAGGTTCGTATTTATCGTTACGGTCAGAAGATCTTCGACAAGATTAAAGAAGCAATCAAAGGCGATGAAGATATGGAAGTAGGCGCTATCGATCCGTTTAACTTCTTCGATGGTGCGAACTTTGTTATTAAGATTGCTCAAGTTGCCGGGTTCAAGAACTACGATAAGAGTAAGTTTGCATCTAAGACAGAACTGTATGATGGCGATGAAGATAAACTGCGTGCTATTTTAGAAAAGTTACACGACATCAACTCTTTCGCAGACCCTAAGTTGTTTAAGTCATCAGACGAACTACAGAAGAAGTTTGATCTTGTGCTGGGTGCAAGTACAAGCAAAGGTTCGATGAGCGTAGCTGATTCATCCGAAGAGTTCGAACAGGTACAAAAGTCTAAACCAGCAACAGAGCGAGCAGCACCTGCTAAACCTGCTGCTGTTGTAGAAGATGAAGAAGACGATATGGCGTTCTTCAAAGCACTCGCTAACGGTTAATATTAAGGAGACTATAATGGCATTACCCCGTATAGATCTCCCGACATATAAGATTACGCTGCCTGTATCAAAGACAGACGTAGTCTTCCGGGCATACACTGCCAGAGAAGAAAAGATATTGTTGATTGCTAAAGAAGCCGGTGATGTCGACCAGATTCCTCAGGCAATTAAACAAATTATATCTAACTGTTCTGGCATCGAAGACCCAGATATGTTGTGTGAGGCTGACAGAGATTATATCTTAGTTCAACTTAGATCGAAAGTAGTAGGAAACATAGAAACGCTGCGATATGTTTGTAAAGCAGACGTAGATGGTGCACCGTGTAACTCTTCGTTAGAGGTCGACGTAAACTTAAACGACATTAAGGTACATCAAGAAATTACAAGCGATATCATTCCCCTAACAAAATCGATCGGTGTCAGATTTAAAGTACCGACGTTGAAGTTAGAGAACTTAATCTCGAGTAAGAACTTTACACATGAGATTGATAAAATTCATGCTAGGATGTACGGGTCTTTAGTATCTATCTATGACGAAAATACAGTTACCGATGTTCAGGACATTCCGTATCTAGATTTTGAAGATTGGTTGTTAGACTTACCATCGCATCAGTATGAGATGATTACAAAATATTTCGACAACGTTCCGTATATCTCACATACAGTAGAAACGACATGTAGTAAGTGTAAGACTGTACATAAGTTGACTCTACGCGGAATAGACGATTTTTTTCGCTAATCACTTCAAGTAGATCATTACTAGAATACTATAAGATTAACTTTCAATTAGGATTCACTCATAGTGCTGATCTAGAATATTTAGATAACTGTTTACCTTTTGAGCGTGATATGTATGTTAAAATGCTCATTGATAAGATAGAAAAAGAGAATAGCAAGTGATGAACTAAATTAAAGGGACAGCATGTCCCTTTTTTGTGAGTATAATATAATGGCTAAAGACGAAATCAAAACAGCAGAAGAAAAAGCAAAAGCATCCGCTAAAGCTAGGGCCGACGCCAGTAAAAAAGTGGGAGCGATAAGCGGAGTTAATGCTGGATCGGATTTACTAAACTCGTTTCTTCAAGAACAGATTCGACTGTTAAAGCTAGAAGAAAAGGCTGCAGTTGCCCAAGAAAAGTTAGACGCGATATTACTAAAGAATGCTAAAGGAGAAGCATCTGACGAAGAACTCGATGTATTAAAAGAGTCCCATAAAGAACTCAAGAAACTGACACTCGAGATAAAGAACCAGCGCAAGTACGAAAATACAGATATCGTCGGTGCCGACGACACCGAGGACTTAACTAAAGAGATTACGCGATTAGCGGCATTACAAGAAAAGACCCAGAAGAAGTTTCTCGAGGCTACGTTAGCCGGAGATCAGGAGTCGATGGATAAAATTAGCAAACAGATGGAGGCTATCGTAGCCGGACAGAAGTCTGCTGAGTCTGCCGTATCTGACATCGAGACTAGAAAGAAAGGTGGCGCAAGGGGTTTGATGTCTTATGCAGGTGGCGCCGCAAAAGAGTTTATAGGCAGCAAGATAGAAGAACACGCTCCAGTCATAGCAGATCTATGGGATAGATACACTGGAATGAAAAAGAACCAAGCCGTTCAAAGACAAACTGGACAAAAGGTTACTGGTATCGGTACTGGTATATTAAACAGCATCGATAAAGCAACTGCTGTAGGTGGCGCAGACAGAGGTTTGATATCCGCGATTAAAGGATCTAAGCAGGGCGAAGACGTATCACTAGATGCAGTCGCAAAAGAAGATAATAAAAACATAGAGAAAATCGCTCATGACATCGGGCTGTTATTAGATGAATCTAAGAAGTCCAATAAACTAACAGAGGCTCAAGTTGAGTTGGTAGACGACAAGAGAGAAGAGGATGAAGCTAAAGGTAAACTACTTTTAGAAAATAAAACAGAAAAACATGTAGAGAAGAAGGGACTACCTGCAATAGCGACTGCGCTAACAAAGAAGGACGAGAAGGAATGTCCCAGTATGTTAGAAAGCGTCATTAGTGGAGGAGGTGCGTTGATGAAAGTCTTACCTGCGCTGATGAGTGCCGCCATTCCTCTCGCTCTAGGTGCGCTTGCCGCCAGTGGTGGATTTGCTATTAAGAAGCTCTGGGACTTGTTCACTATGACAGAAGATGATAAGGCGCCGTGGGTTCGAGAACAAAATAAAATGCTCGCAGAAAAGAAAGATGCTTCTGATAAAATTCGAACCGACGAATTAGCTAAACAAGGTATAGTAGGAGACGAAGCAAAAAATATGCTCCGTACTACAGATTATAGTAAAGTTGCTGCCCAGAGCGCTGCCGTTGATGTGAGCGGTCCTTCTACTGCGGCGTTTGTCCCTGCTATGTCGACTGCCGAGTTTACGAAACACAATGAAGAATTAAAACAACAGGCACTAGCAGATTATGCAGCTAAACAAAACGCTCCCGATGTTGCGAAGACTCCCGCTATTGTACCTGCAGCTAAGACCGAAGAGCCTAAGGGGAGTGTCATAACTAAGGACCAAGATGCAACCCGTGAAAAATTGGAAGCTACCTTATACAAAGGGGGACTCGAGGTCGACGATAATGAGATGAATAAAAAGTTCTCACAATCATCTAAGGCCCTCGCAGCTGCATCAGAAGCAGCCAAATTAAAAGAAAGGGCAGATAAATCGGATACGGGTAGTCCTAATGTAACAGTTCTACCTGCACCAGTTCCGCCTCCAGTGATTATCAATAATCAATCTAAGTCATCTAGAAATAGCGACTCGTCTATGACTAGATTAAACAATAGTACACTGGCTGGAGCAGTTTACTAGAAACCGAGATACTTTGCAGCTTTACCGCCGTATTTGCTGTCTTTGATGTCTTTGACAAACTGGTCGATCTTACCCAGCGGTGGCGCTGGCTTTGGAGCTGGTTTAGCCGCGGCTTTGTACTCACCGTATGTCAATGGCTGTTTAACTCTATCGGCGATCTCAATTGGTATTACGTTTTCGACTGCCATCTGTAGCGTTAATCTATGATACTCGCCTTGTGCTGCGGTGTTAAGGTCTAAAGACCCTGCAGCCTTAGGGAACGTTCCTTTAAGCAACACACAGTAGACGTCGTTATTAGTTTCGTCTGTTTGGTATAAGTAAATGTCTGCTGCATAGTCATCGAAGAATCTAGGACTACCTCTTTTAAAGTTATAGATAGAGTTCGCCCATCTATCGAAGAATGCCTTTTCATCCATATCACCGAAGCAACGTAGTACCAACGATACTTCGTCTATGTTATATCCTGTTGCTATAGGTGTGTGGTATCCGCCATAATTTGTAGATACTGTATCGAAGCTAATTCCGGGAAACGCAAAACTCTCGATAGAATATCCTAGCAATGTACTACTAAGATCACCTTGTTCTGTTACCTTCCTCGCCAAACTATGCTTTTCTACTATCCAGTCGGCAAGTATGATTGGTGGAGGGACGAACTCAATTCTAAAACGGTTGGTCTTCGATAAACCTTTGTCTTTAATGTACGTTAAGAAACTGCGAATGCTGATCTGGGTATCTGCGTTGTACGGCAGATGCTCGAGCTGATACACATCGCCTGTAGGATCTAGCGGAGGATACGTTTCGGCTTGAACGCTAGCCTTCTTCTTAAGAAACTCTTCGGTCGGGTCTTTAAGTCCAACTAGAACCTGAAAATCTTCGTAGCCGGCCTGACCTTGCTTTACTGTATCGAAAATCTGTCTGGCGGCTCCTTGTGCGCCGCCCTTTACATCTCCAACCTTTCCCTTAGTTTCACTTAGCGCCCCAGTAAACTTAGATGTCGTATTAGACAGGTTTGCTTTAGCATCATTAAGCGGTTGCGTAATCTGCTTTGTAAAATCGAACAGTCCCATGATTATTTGTTGTACTTGAATTGAGCAAACGGAAGTGAAATAACCATTTCGAAAAATGATCTGTGAATGTTTATCGCTGGTGATGCAATGTGGTCGAACAGGTACATCTTAGTAAACGGTGCATAAGCAGTTGCGACTTCCCCTAACACTGTCTGAATCGCGCGGAGACTGCCCAGTTCTGTTTTAGTAGATTCGCCAGCTTTAAGTAACGCCACTATGATTTTAATTCTATGTGCGGGAGGAATATAGTGAAGATTAATTCCTTTCCAAGATCTAGCATCGACAGATGTAACTAACACAAGTGGAAACGCATCCCATACAGGCAACGTATCTTTGTGTTTTGCATCGTATAGATACGTCACAAGCATCCCAGGCTTAAACTTAGTAATCGCTGTTCCTTCGCGCTTTAATTGCGATAGGGTAGTGTTGCTTATGTTTTTCTTTATATAGTCAGAGAACCATTTCGCAGACTTGGCGGTACCCATAGGAGTAGTCTTCTTACCCCGAGAATTCCAAGCATTAATTAATTCGGAACTTAACGACATTATCTTTTACCTTTACGGGGATACAGATGATGTTCGGTCAACACAACAAACTCATAACCTCTTGCAGCGGCATACGCCGATGCTGCTTCCCACTTACATTGATTCTTGATATACGTTTCTATCTCTTTTGAATATCGCATCTGAGCCTTTCTATTATTCGTTTTAGGCGGCGTAGGCTTATTAACTTCCTTAGACGGCTTAATCTCGATTAGCAAAGTCTTAACAGTATTGTCGTTAGATCTGATTTTGACTAAAAAATCTACAAAATACCTATGGTTCTTGTTATCTACTGGAAAATAATATGGAACGACGATAGTTTCAGATGACCACTCTATTACGTTTTCTCTTGAGTCGCACCACTTACACATGCGCTGCTCCCAGGAAGACCGATATACTATGTCAGATGAGTCCCCTATATACTTTTGAGGGTTAACGCATACATATTTTCCTTGCTTATATTTACCCATCTAGCTAACTAAATATAATTATATCGTTAATTTAGTTTATAATTTCATGGCAAATCGGCAGACAGATGTGAACGTAGGTAAGGGTTCTAAAGAATCGTACTCCGTGGCCTTTAATAAAGGGGCGATCGGCAAGTTACAGTTTCCCTCAGATATCGGAACCGACGCGAGACCGAACTTTATTGTTATTTATATAAATGAAGTTTCAGGCACAAAATATTTCTCGTCTATATCTAACAGACTTGCAAAGACAGATCAGCCTGCGAGTGGCGGAGCGAATACAGGTGCAAGCTCCTTGCAGACAGGAGGCAAAGTTCCTGAAACATCAACACTAGCAACCGCGTCGGGAATATATAATAAATCGTTGCTGGAGGGGTTAAAGACGTATGCCGCAGGTAAAGCGGGGGATAACAAGGCATTTAATAGACTGTTGAGTATAATTGCACTACCTATGCCGGCTCAGTTTGCTGCGCCTCTAACTACATCTTGGGCAGGAAACGATGCTTCTGCATATACGCTAGCAAAAGCAATGAGTAACCCTGGGTTCGGCGACGTAGCATCAAAGATAAAGGAATCGCTAGTTAACAAGCAAATGGCTGAAGCAAAGCAAGGTGCTAATTCGAATAGAGTGGTATCAAACCCGGCAATGGAGTCGTCGTTTCAATCGGTGAGCCCTCGCAGCTATGAAATGACGTGGGAGTTATATCCTAAGAACTTAACTGAGGCTAAAGCTATCTGGGATATTATTCAGATACTCAAAGCGTTTGCCTTGCCCTCGATGGCAGCAGGTGGGTCTTTATTGTTGTCACCTGCGATATTTGATTTTGAGTTCCATCATAAAACAAGTAGGAACGATTGGTTACCAAAGTCGCTATCTTGTGCGATACAGAACATATCTGTAAACTACATTATGGGTGGAGGATTCTCTGGATTCGACTTATCGGGTGGTCAATCTGAATATCTGAATGTTCTCGATAATGCCAAACCACTAAAAGATGGGTCGCCATCAACTGGAATATCTCTAAGCGTATCGTTTACTGAGATTGAAGTTCTTACTCGCGATAGGTTGGACGTGGGGTCATCAGAAAATGCGAGTGGTCGGGAACCATTTACATTTAACATAGGCGGATATTCATCGAATGACGGTACACTATAATGTCTAATATATTCTTTTCAAATTTCCCAGTAGTAGACTATTGGATTGGATCAGACGCACCCACTAGAATCCGACACATCATGCCCAGATTTAAGTTGGTAGACTTAGTTGGGAATAATTCTGGTAACTACGACATATATCGAATGACAGATGGCGACACACTAGAAAGCGTGGCTCAGCTGGTTTACGGCGATGCTCGTTGGTACTGGGTGCTCGCGCTATACAACAATATATCTGACCCATACGAATCTTTGCCTATCTCTAACTCAGACTTAATCGCCCGCGTTAAAGAAGTGTACGGAGATGATAAGGTCAACGCAGTACATCACTACGAAGATGACATCGGCAACGAGTGTGGACAGTATGCTGATGGATCACCTCAGCCTGTAACTAACTTCCAATACGAAGATAGATTAAATACAGAGAAAAGAAAGATAAAGATTCCAAATTCTAAATATCTACAAAACTTCCAACAGATGCTTGAAGATGTTACGAAAGACCTATAATGTCAGAATTACCACAAAAATCTGGCTCAGTAAAATATAGTAGAATAGAGCTCACATCACACACAGGCGATGTAGCAGATATCCAACACATAACACAGCAAGTGGACTTATATGAGGATCTGTTTGCTAACCATTTATCTGGTAGCATCACCATACTAGATGCGACTGGTTTTTCTTCGATGTTCCCGGTAATCGGACAAGAAACACTTCTGATGCAATACCGAGTAGTTGGTGCGGATTTAAAAGAACTACGACTCGCAGTATATAAAGTAGAACGAGTTCAGTCTACTCAAAATGCGGACTTAGTAAAAATGCACTTTGTATCTCAAGAAGCATATATAGGTCTAACTACAGTAATATCTAAGTCTTTTAAAGGTAGCGCTGCTAGTATAGTGAAGACGGTGTTCGACGACTATATCGGTACAGGTAAGCCTATGAACATAGAAAACTCTAAGTTCCCGATTAATGTTATCGCCCCAAAGTGGAATCCGTTTTATTTTATTAATTGGCTAGCAGGCAGAGCCATACCCGCCGATGGAAAGACACCGTCCTTTTTCTTTTACGAAACGATATCTGGGTTTAACTTTGTATCGCTAGAGTCTAAGTTTAAGACTCCATCTAAGGGTGTTTGGCGTAAACAGTTACCAAACGCATCTCAGTCTGCCAACTCCCCGGACTTCGATAAACTATCATATAACACAACAACAATCCACTCATACGAATTATTAGAAGCATTCGACTTTATCACATCTCAACTACACGGCATGATAGGTTCTGAGATGTATGTAGTAGATAGTCTTAGCAACGGGTATAGAAAGATAACGTTCGATTACTTAGAAGAGTTTAAGAAATCGAAACACCTAAACGAATCCCCGATATCCGTCAGGACTACATCGTTCGGTCACACATTTAACTCCCCAGGTATAACTAGAATCGCACATGATAGCTCTAGAGCCTTTACTGGGCTAGATACTGCTAATAAATATGAGGAGTGGGTACTGCCGAGAATATCTTTTATGCAACAACTCAACGGACAACGACTACAAATAGAAGTTGCCGGTAACGGCGTAGTTGAAGTCGGTGATGTGGTGACGATATTTATTCCTCTGGTAGCATCATCAGAAACACTAGAGCCTAGGCCAGATCCTATTCTGTCCGGGAACTATATTATAACAGCAATTCATCATGTAATGGGATTAACTACACACGAAATGATCGTAGAGTTATGTAAGGAGTCGACGATTACAATACCTAAGGTAGATAGAAAATGAAACGGGATTTAGGACCAACACCAACAATATTCTTCATCGGTATCGTCGAAGATAGAAACGACCCTGAAGAGCTGGGTCGCGTCAGAGTCAGAGTGTTTGGACTACACACAGAATCTAAAGTAGACATTCCAACTAAAGACTTGCCTTGGTCTCCAGTTATCATGAGCTCGACTAATCCAGGTAAGTCTGGTGTAGGTTGGTCGCCTAATGGCTTAGTGCCAGGATCTAAGGTAATCGGGTATTTCTCAGATGGCGCCGCTCAACAACAATATGTCGTCCTCGGGTCGCACTTAGGCATTAACGATGATGTTTACGGCGGGCCGCAGTCGGCGATACCCGCAGCAGATGCTAAGTCCCCTGCGGTTGTTAATGCTGCTAATCCAGCGACATCTACAAATCGCGTAGATGCAAATGGTAATCCTTTACCAGACGGAGTCGCGCAAGATCCAAATACAGTACCCAGAGAAAATGCCCCAGAGGTTGTTACTGTTATAATTCCGCCTTGGAAGCTAGGCCAATCGTCTATATCATATGAAACAGAACGTAGATCTCCCGGAGACATCACTATAGTAGATGGCGTAGCATTCTATGGTAAGTGGATGTTTAGTAGCCAAACTGAAGATTTAAAGTCTTATGTTAAGGTGTGCCCATATACAGTTGAGTTCGGTGGTCTGGATGTACCGGGAACCCAGTTTAATTATATCTGGGGCAACTTGGGTAAAACGAATACGACTGAGTTTGCTGACGATCAATATGACTATGTTAAGAAAACTGTATATCAAAAACTGATTGCCAAACTCGCTCACGTTCAGATGTCCGAACGAGGCAACGGAGTGCAAGATTGTATCTGGGCTACTTCTGTTTTATATGGGGTTACTGGTGGACTGAAAGTTGTTAATAGAGCACTCGCCGATAAAGACCTGACTGAGATTACCGACGTCGATATCGTAACGCTTATCCAAGACGATAAAGTTCGTAATATTGCAGAAGACTTTAAAGGTAAATCTACAGATGGACTCGCAGCTAGGTTTGCTGCAGAAAAGTCTGCGATGCTCCTGTTATGCGAAGACGTTGCTACGCCAGACTTACCACCGACACCTGTACCTGCTACAGATATATACAAACAACCTATAATTAAACCTCTACCCGCGAATACAAGAAAAGAACCGACAGAAGATAAAGAGCCCGCAGGTTTTAAAGATCCTAAAGGAGTATATCCTAAGAAGTTGTATAAGGGGGCGGCAGATACCAATCATCAAGCAAGAAACAAGTCTAGTATCACAGGCACTGCTACCGATGCAAAGTCTAAGTCTATACTAAGTAACGCTGGCGAACCGGCTTCTCCATACAAGGCAAAGTATCCATATAATAAGGTATATGAATCTGAGTCTGGTCATGTTATAGAAATCGACGATACGATAGGTGGTGAGCGAGTCCACGTGTATCATAGATCTGGGTCATATATAGAGTTTTATCCAGACGGCACGATCGTAAAGAAGTCGGTTAAAGACGACACAGAAATAGTTCTTAGCAATAAGTCTGTATATGTCGTAGGTACGTGTAATATTACTGTAGAAGGCAACACTGCTGTGAAGTGCATGGGAAGTATAGACATCCAAGCTAAAGATGACATATCTATGATGGCAGGTGGCAATATTTCTATTATGGCAGGTGGCGATCTTGTAGCAAGCTCTGCCCGTAACAGTAACTTCCAGGCGGGTAAACAAGCTTCTATGGATGCTCCTAAGATCGTACAGAACGCCGGTGCTGCTGGTGCAGTCAAGATAGATATCGGCAGTAAGATAGAAGCACAGATGGCTATGGCAGAACAAACAGATGCGGGGCCCGATGATTCTCCAGACGACGAGCCAGATATATCTGCAGAGCAAGCCAAGGCTGATTTTGAAAAGAAGAACGGATATAAGTTACCGACAGACCCAGCAAATACAGCAACATTCAAAGACGAGCCTATCGTAGAAAAGGTTATGACTGTTAGTATATCTAATTCCAATCCACATACAGTTACGATAGATGCGGATAGCGTATTAAAGTCTACAGATGGACTGGTCGTGGGTCAGACGTTGTCTGGTACAGGGATTCCTAAGGGAGCATCTATCGCTTCAGTAATAGATACGTCGACGTTCACTATAGATAAAGATGTTACTAATTCTGTCGTCTCATCTATCGCATCGTTTGGTCCGCCTGTTGCGAAACATGTAGTCGTCGAAGTTGCACCTACTTCGGGACCATACACACCAGCCTACCAGTTATCTGAGAACGTAACTATTAAAGACATGACAGCAACTCCTGTATCTCCGTTTAAGCTGGTTGCTCAGGTGGGACTAACAGAAGATCAAATTGTGCAGAATATGAAAGCAGTCGCGGTTAACGTAATCGAGCCGGTTCATAAGTTAATGGGTGCCGGTAAATACGCGATCACCAATGCTTTACGAAACGCTGTTGGTGCCAAGTACCCGTCAGACCACCACTTCGGGTCTGCCGTAGACTTCCAATTCCCGGGGATTGCTGCTACAGAGATTATCCATATAGCTAAGAAGATATCCGATATATTGCCGGCATACCATCAAGTTATTTTAGAGTACCACGCGAATGCCCCGGTAGTTCATATCGCTTATCGCTTACCCGGGCATCCTCGAGGCGATAATAAGAAGACTACGCATACTGCGTTCAAGACCCCATTTACAGGAATGCCTCGCGGCTTCTGTGATAAGAACATGAATTTAATTTACCCGTAAGGAGAACATCGCATGAAAGAACTATCTGGGCTACACGAATCTATCAGACCTAAGGCCGAGAAGCTAATTCAGTTAGCTAAAGAAAGATTCGACCTTGTAATTAAGATTACTATGACTTTGCGTACTAATAAAGAGCAAACTGCACTCTACGCTAAAGGTAGAATGTCATTAGTTGAAGTTAACAAGTTGATGAGGATCGCAGGACTTCCTGAGATAACTGCAAAAGAAAACATAATCGTAACCAAGGCATCTTCGGTAGATACGTCTTTCCATGGCTATGGTATGGCGTTTGATATTGCTGTGTTTGATTCCACTGGTAAGATGGTTAAGTGGGACGATTCGTCTGATTGGAACAATGACGGCATTAACGACTGGGCTCAAGTTGGATCGCTGGCAGATGAATGTGGTCTTGAGTGGGGAGGTAACTTCTCTGCTATCCCCGATAAACCGCACTATCAAGACCGCATGGGTTGGACGATAGCGGCACTCAAGTTGGCTAAGATTCCAGCGGGCGAAGTGTATGTTGGACTACCGTACAATACACCAGCAAAATCAATGACTTAAAATTAAATAGCATTATTTGAGTGCTTTAATACGATTTTAACGTGTAAAGATGTGTAATCGTGGAAAAACGGCATTTATGCCGTTTTTTGTGTTTATTAATCAGTGACTTACAACCATCAATTTCCTGTTTGTATAATAGTAACTGGGCCGTGTCCTGCAGTTACATCTTCCCTAAACACTTTACGCTGAATAGCCACATACTCAACAAAAGTCATCGGTGTTTTCTGTCTAGACTCCAGCGTGCGTACGTAGCTAATATAACCTTCGTTGTAGAATTTGTCGTTCATTGTGTAATCTCCTTTAAGTTTGTGTAGTGATTATACATTACATTTCAAACAAAGTCAACCTATTTGTATGCGTGAAAAAGCCCAACTTAATGGGCTTTTTTTACTAAGCTACGTAGTTCTTTACCATTGTTTGCCAGCCTTCTTGTCCTTCATAAGCTGCACACACCTTTAATGCGTTAACTAGCGTTCTCATGTTAATGCGGTTTTGCTTACCGCCAGACTCTTGAATAAATTCAAATACTTCTTGTCTGAGCTTATTGCTAAGTTGTAGATTCTCAGGTAACTCGATCTTATTAACGAGCGAACGCATTACTTCTAGCATCTCGTCTTTCGTAGGATTAATCTCCATAACAAATCCACGAGTACGAATAGCACCATCTGGGTCTAACTTCTTAATACTTACGTTTGCTACGAGAATAATCCCGCCTTCGAAGTTAAAGTATCTTGGTAACTGCTCTCCGCCTTCTTCCGGCTCTTCTTGGAAAGCTGGATCGTAATAGTTACCGCCCTTCTTGTTAAAGCTGATCTTACGAGTCTTACCGGAATCGGTTGCTGCCTTAATCATGTTACGAACTTCTGGGTCATTCATCAGAGTGTCACACTCATCAAACAGTATAATCTCTTTGCGGTGGTTGAATAACGTTTCGTATGTTGCTGCGGCAGATCCAGCACCGACTGTCTTAAAGTATCCATCACCATCAGATAGTCCCGCTGCTCTCATCTCAGACTCTAGGTTATGAGTATTGTGATGTAATACTCCTGCTGCGTCGTAGTAAACATGTTCGTTGCTATCTACAGAAATATCATACAGGTCTACAATTTCATCAGAAACAGCAACTTCGGCGACAACCTCTGTAGAATCTTTACCAAGAACTACGTTACCAAACACTAGATTGGATGCTTTAACTGTGTCGTTTGATTCAGTCACAAACATATGACTGCAACCACAATTCACTACCTTACCGGAGTCGAACGTAACAGTGCAGAGTTTATCTTGTTTGCGAATAAATCCAGATATTGGTTTGTATCCGGTTGGGGTATTTGTTTCTAGTCCAAGAGATTCTATATTATATAGATAATCCAGTTGGGGTTCGGTAATGTTATACAGGTCGAGTACCTGTAATTTAATGTCGTTTAAGTTCATAAGCCTCTTCTTTAGCTGTCTGTTGTTCAATGTATCTTGGCGAGAAATCCCACGTATATCTTTTAATTAGATGTGCGTATATCTAATTCGGTGTCTTGGCGTAAACACTTACCTGTTCCGCCGGGGCCCGTAAGCATTAATAGATTAGTTGCACCAGACTTAATCAGTCTTACAAATCCACGTAGATGTTGTAGTTGATCTGCGTACGCAACCTTCTCTGCTTCATCTTCTAGATCGTTCGTAGAACCAGGTGTGATGTCTTGTTCTTTAGCCATAGACTTAGATACGCGAACTGTTGCACCGCCTGCTGCTTCCAGTGCCTTAGCGTAGTCAATCTTAGACGGGCTGCCGATGAACACTGGGGATTTACCAGACGTATCAAATACAGATGGGTTAGTTTCTACGATTACTTGGAACAGTTTAAACTCTGGACGTCCAAGTGCTAACTTAACTTCTCGATAACCGATCTTATCTCCAACATTCATCTTAGCTACGTATGCGCGAATGTTGTCTGCGATCATCGAAGACATTTCATTCAATACTTCTGCTTCGGTTAACTCAGACTCGTTTACATCGACTGGAACGAAGTCGAACTCTGCTACGCGAGGAGTTTTAAGGATGTCGACGATCTGTGGCAGGATCTTAACGATAGATACGCTGTGGTCGAATGTAACATCGAACTTAGTATCTTTGTTCTTCCATATAGTAATCGAATCTAGTACATCTTGATTTAATGATTTACCCAGCCAGTTAAACCGGACACACGAGTCCGTCTTATAAAAGAAACGCACACCTGTAAACGTTTTGCCTGCAACCATAAACGTTTCGTATCCAGGCATACGATGGAAAGTCTGACCGACTCTTTTAGTTAAATACTTCTGGATTAGTAATGCGACGACGTGAACGTCTTTAGCGTTCACTGCCTCTACTAGGTAGTCACTGTATGATTTCATGTTGGATAGGTGTTGTGTAAAATTATAATTTAGTGTAATTTGAAAAAGACATTAAGCTAGACTCATTCATTTTTGTTTTAGCAAGATCCCAAATATGTTTAGCTTGCGCATCAGTGGTCTTACTTGGAAGATATTTAGCAAATGACGTGTAATCTCCATCACTAACAAACTTACGAATCTTAGTACCAGAAATCCCAGAAACATCATCGTCAGAGTCAGGATCACGCTCGCCTGCAGACACCACCTTAAAGCCATTAAGATTAATAGAAGTTTTTGGATTACCATTGTTCAAATATACCTTTATCTTTGATTCGAATTCCGATACTCTATCTGACCCGACTACGAGAGTAACATCTGTATAACCCTCATCTGCTAATTTCATAAGTGCAGTGAACACAGTCGTAGGTGTGTCTTGTTTAGTATATATTACATCACCAAATAAACTAGAAAGGAACTTCGCCTTGTCATCAAACGACAGGGGATTCTTTTTCTTATCGTGCGACTTACTTAGAAAAACGATTGGAGTGGCGTGTTCTGTCTTTGCAATAGATATAACCTTGTCGATAAGTAACTCATGTCCAGTAGTTGGGATGTTTAGTCTACCGAACGTTATTACTGCTTTCTTTAATGCTACGCCTTCAGTCAGATGTTTAACGATATCTGCGATAGCACGATTCTTTTCATCGCCCTTGGGGGTATTTACTTCCCCAGACTTCACACTCACCATAGAAGTAAATACCCCAGCCATACGAGTCTTAGCACGCTGAGTCTTAATCTTAGACTTTACATCTTTGAGAAGATCGTCGAATGATTGATCTAGGTTATACTTATACAACAATGTTTCTACGTCTTTAAAGTTCTTTGACTTCCATAGAATCTCTCGATCCTTTTGTTTAAACGTACCAGGCTCGTATGTAACTTTTCTAAGTTGGAGTTCTTGTCCAGAGAGATTGAATTCCCACTCTTGATCTTTGTCCAGCTTAGTCGGAATTTTGATACCCAGAGAGGCGAACAATGTTTTGACGGGAGTCTCGACAGTAGCAACTTTAACTAATCCGAGCACGATACCTTGTACTTCTGCAGGAAGATCGAGGAACCTACCCTTAAAGTGTGCCTCTTCTTTATCTAGCGCACACATGTTATCTATCTGAGCCGAGTAACCTAACTTCTTATCGTGATAGCGAATAGTGACCAACTCACCCGTATTACCGGTACGCTTACCGGCATGTTTATCTGATGTAAAGGGCTCGATGACAGAATCTGGCATTGCCTCGAAGAACTTAACTAGGGCTAGTTTAAGTGCCTTCTTGTCGGAGTATCCATCGAAGTGTACGATGATGTCGATGTCGCCGAACGAATCTTTATCTGGATTAGAGTTATACGAACCGGATGGCTTGAACGATACAAATCCGGGAAACTTCGATATAATCTTTTCGTAAGACGCAAGGAACTGTTTGAAATGTTCTCTCGATTTTACTCTGTCTGCCCCAGTAGAACCCGACATTTACGCTTTACCGTTCCACTTTGAATATCCTTCATCGGACAGATCGTGTTTAAATACGCGATTCACAGGGTATGCAGATATAGTGCCGTCCTTAAGTTCTACGTGAATCATCGTAGCACCGATCTTCTTTACTTTACCGACTATAGTTTGACCTACTGTAGTTCCTGGTACGCGGACATCGTCACCGACCTCTGGCTTGTAGACTACCTTCTTTTCGAATGCTTCTTGTAATTTTACAGATTTTGTCGGCTCATGTCCGAGGTACTCATCACCCAAAAACTCTTTAAAACTTTTCATTGTAACCCCTTAATAGATCCGTCGTGTAGTGCTTCGTATGCGTAGAAGTTAATATCTGGGTATTTGTCTTTCATTCCCTGAAATGCTGTTAGATTAGCCATTGCGTCATCAAACAGTCGAACGCTACCATAACTACCGTTATCTATGTATTTAGTTATAATCTCTACCTTACGCTCGGCACTCGATCCACTACCTAGATTACCCGCTCGCTCTACGTACACTTTGTCTATATCAAATCCGTGTTCTTTAAATGTATTAAGGAATAGATCTTTGTTATCGAAGTCGGCTCGAGCAGTAATGATGATCATCTTACTATTAGGCATAGACTCTATTCCCTTTAGGATTGCCTTAGCCCTATTCATCATCTTGACGATTACCTTAGATGACTCGTTAAACTTCTTAGCATCTCTGAATTCGCCAAAGTCATACGACTCGCCATCTTTCAATTTGTAAATATTGAATTCACGATTAGTTAATCTCTTTACAACTTTACCGTCCTTCATAACAGAAATCATTGCGAAGGTATGAAATAGGGTATCGTCGATATCAAATATGGTGAGACCATCTATACCATGTTTGGCTGATGCCTTTTCTGAGATAAACTGTTTAAACGATTTCATTTTAGTAATTCTGAATCGGGCGGAAGGAACTTTCCGGTGAGCCCTAGCTTAGCTTTACGCTTTTTCCATTCAGCTTGGAGATTGTCGGGAACGTCGCATCTTGTACTGTCTAATATCTTAAGATAGATATCTACCCAAGCATCGTACTTGTCTTTAGGTAGCTTCTTAATAATATCGAACAGTTTATAATAATTTTGTCTGTCTGCTGTAGTTATCTTTGTATGTAGCGCGTCTGATAATACTTTCAATGCCTTGTCTGGATCGGTTGCAATAACCTCACCAGTTTCCTTATCTTTAACTCCAGACACGTGATTAAATGACATACCTGCTACTTGGAATAACGCCAACATCCCTTGGGTAGCGTGTAAACCTTTCACGTTAGAATCTTCGGGGTACACGTCACCATAATAGCTAAACTTCAACCAGTTTATGTTACCTGCCATCCAGTCGATCTGAACCCCGATGCCTATATCTTTACCTTCAGGACTTATCTGCGGAAATAAACCAAAGATATTACCTGCAGTGACTTTATTTTCATCGCAATATAGTCTAGGGGCATGTGCATTAATATATACAGTCAGACATTTTAAGAACGCCTTAAATGATAGTTGTTCTGGCGTCGACGTCTTAGCCCGCTTCTCAAGTTTAGCAAATTCTGCATGTACGTCTTTGGGGTCTATCCCCCACTCAGCAATAGACTTATCAGACATAGTTGCATCTAGTAAAGATGATGTATCTATTCCTAAGTCGATGTCTCCACTGTACGCCTTTTTACCAACTGAACCGAGTGGATGAAAGTGTTTGTCATTGAATATCGAGGCCTTCTTGGGGAAGATTTGTTTCAGTTCCTTGAAGTATGCGTCTAACGTCGGCTTAATGTATTCTAGCTTAATGGAGGCAGTCTTACCCTTGAAGACGTTTCCGCCCTCAGATAGTTGTTCTGTTGTGATGAATTGTAGATATGATTTTATCATTTTGAGTTTACCTGCATGTCGTATAAATCTGCGCCCTTTTCAATATAGTTCCGGACGTACTGGGTTTTGCTTTCTAACTTCATTCTGATTCGTAGCAGATCGACAACCTTACCACTTGCATCTTTAGAAGTAATTAATACCTGAGGATACTTTCCATCGCTCTTAACGACAGCAACTATCTTATTCGGGAACACTAATGTCTTAGGATTATAAACCTTAGAAACTTTATTTAAATGTACTAATTCTATGTCCTCTGTTCCTATCATGAAGTGAACGATAGCGGATTTTAAAGTCTTTCCGGATGTTTTTTCTGACGAATCGTTGTAACCCGGTTCCCCCGATATAGCTTGTGCTAGTTCTTCGTAGCTGTATTTTATCGCAGAGTTAATATCGCCTGCTGCATAAAACTCGGTATATTTTTTCATAACGGAAGGTGGAATAGTAAACCCAAACAGATCCCAAAGAACTTCTTGCTTTGCTGGCTCTGCCCCACCGATCTGCCCAAACTGCTTAACTACACCTGCTTTCAGAGATACCGATAAGTTTAATTCCGTTTTACCGTTTGGGCCAGACACCTTAACATACACGTCTTGTTTGGTTCCGGTTTGATTGCCGATCCCGTCTGCTACGAAATCCATAACATTGACTTGGTTATTCGTATAGAACAACATTGCAGTAGATTTTAGGTTGGCATCGTTTACATAGTGTAGCGCTGCATCTGTAATAGGCTTGATCCTTTTATTGGAAAATATATCTGGACTGAACAGTGCATCGAGGTTACTCTTAGCTAGTCGAATCGTTAGGTTAATTTCATCCTTGATATGTGGATTTTCGTTTGGTGCTTGCCATGTAGCCATAACGGTGTCATTAGTCGTTCTACCTGCTGCGGCAGTCACCGTTTTCATAATGTCTTTGATGTCTTGCAATACGATATCGCTGTCTCTTTTCATAAACCGCGCAACACATGCTAAGATAAATATGCCTTCAGCAACGTCTCCGGCGTTAAACTTCGTTATATTCCCAGACACTTCCTCAAGTAAAAACTCTTTATAGCTTAACATTTTTTCCATTTCCCGAATTCAAGCATAGCACGGGCACCACGAAAGGTCCATGCGTCTAATTCTAATTTAGTTCCCGCGCACACTGCATCATTTAGGTCTTTATGTGCGAACGAGTCGGGAAATATAACTACATTGAAGCCATGCTCGATCGCAGTCTTTAACTTCTTTACCCCGACAGGTGCGCGTGGTTCATTATCGAAGACCAATACAAGATTCTCTTTGGGTAACAGATATGCTGCTCGCTCAAGCGATGCGTCTGCCGTAGCAACACCATTAGGCACCATCATGGAATCTATCGGCCCTTCTGTCACATATATTGGGCTAGATTCGTCGACCAGCTCTAACCCAAACAGTTTCAGTTCGTCCTCAACCTTGGTAGTGAGATACCGTATTTTGGGATTCGCATCTAGAGAACGACCCTGCATGAATACCAGCTTACCTTCTTTATTCCTAAACGGAAACACAACGCGGCAATCGTCGGGTAGCATACTTGTATCTATATCGTAGCCAAACTCTGCTGACATTTCCTTGACCGACGATTTGTAGCCCTCGGTGTACATGATACGATTCCATTGATCTTTTGGAATCATTCTACTCTCTAGATACTTTACCGCTGTGTGGTTACTGGGAAGCTCTGTAACGGTATAGAAGAAGTCCGCGATTGTTTTCTTCGAAGGTAGTAATACTTTGCTCGACTTGACCGTCGCATAATCAAATTCCTCTTTAGGTTTAGATACGGATAGCGATTCTAGTTGGTATTCGGCGTACAGTCCAGGATCGATTTCCTTTATGAACTTTGACAGGTGCATAGACGCTCCGCAGTTAAAGCAACCATATATAAGGTTACCACCGCGTTCAAATATTGTACCTCGAGTTTTTGTTTTATTACTTTGAGAGTCGCCGCACAAAGGACACGACATAACCCAATTAGAATTTCCCTTATTTTTGAAATTTCTAATATACGAAAGTCTGTTGGCAAACATAATTTGAATATATAGCGGAATTCCTTTACTTAACATTTCATCCTTAATATATCAGGTTTGATACGATATCTGCGGGCCCTAGACACTCTACGACATACTTGAATAAGTAAGAGAAAGCCAATCTTAAACAAACTGGCTTTCTTTTCATTACTCTGTCGCGTCTTTTGGATTCATAGTTTCACGAACCAGCTTCAGTGCAGTGTTAACACTTGTGAAAACAAACTGACCTGCTTCTGTAGATACTACGAAGCCGTTCTCTACCGCTTCAATGTGTGCAAATGGTTTAGACTCGGTCATATTAACCCACCAACGTGTAAGTAGTGACGCCGTACGTATTCTTGCCAGTTACGATACGATGCCCTTCTTGTGCCAGATCGTAGATACGCTTTGCTACGCTAGCTTGTGGCATACCGAAACGCTGTGCGGCTTGGGCGGTCGAGAGAGGCTTGCCGCTTTGCAGAGACGCCAATACTTTTGATTTTTGTGATACCATGTTGTACTTCCTTTCATCATATATAGATCAGTCTTATTTAATCTTGTGCTGATCGTTACCAAGTAAACTCACTTCTTTGCTTCTACCCAATAAATACCCGAACTGGCGTACCCAGATGCCCAACGATAACACCCTGTGTGTCCTCGTAGGCTGAACTGCAAAGATTCGGTGCCTTGAAATCCTATATTTAATTTCTGTCCATGAAACGGCCCGCCACTTGCTATTACAGTATAGAACTTTTGTTTGTAACGACTGCTTCTGTATTTTGGAAACATCAAATATTCCTCACAATACCGACTAGGTTAATAACAAAGAACATCGCGTTCACCAACATAACAGACTTCACGCCTTGAGCCTTGCTTAACACGACTAAGCTAGCAACGTTAGCTATTATAAAAATAATGTAGCCATACAGTGCTGCCCCGATATTTGCTGCCACGAGGCAGGCTCCTATAACAGAGCACACCACTACTGCTACGTCTGCTATTCTACGAATCATATTAACCAATCCTCAATGTGTTAGGCTTATTGATCTGTCCGTTTAGACTAATACCAGCACCGTACACCTTACCGCTAGTATATCCTGCGAGTCCTGCCCGTTGTTCCTTGCTAGCCTTTGTCATCAACCTCACACCCATACTTGCTATGAAGTCTGCGTTAGCTTTTGATTCAGAGTCATACATTGATGCAAGCACGAGCGCAGTACCTGTCGTTTCTTTGTATTCTGCTTCCTGTAACTGTCTAAGTTCTTTACAACGAGCGTATATAACATCTGCTGCACCCTTGTAGAAGCTAGTCTTCCAAGAGTTGTCCAATTTGTCTTTACGCGCAACCTTACCGCCTTCTGACTTAATAGATTTGATTATGTATTCCGACATCATCTGTGCTGTGACTACGTTTGAAGTCTTACCGATAAACTTGTGCTTAAACACTTTACCTTGACGTTCTGAATAATAGGTACAAAAGAACAATTGAGCAACAGAGTTCGATATGCGTCTTGCCCACGGAGAACTAAACCCAAGCAAGTCTATTGCCTGACGAATCTCTTTAACAACTAGATCATCTTCATCCAGATTATACTTAGACATCGTTTTGTATGCCATACGGAGCGCATTATCACGTTCTCCTTGGGCTGCTGCTGGGTCATTTGCAATCGCCATCATCTTTTTAACTCTGCTAATTATCGTATCTGTGCTCATAATGTAGTCTCCTGTTTCGTAAAGTTCATGTAGTGATTATACAGCCTTGTACGAATAAATCAACCTTTATTTGGACCCTAAAACAATCAATGACTTACCATCTACCTAAAACCAACTTATATTCCATTTCCCATAAGTTTCTGTCTTTGTACGGCACGATTATTATGTCAGACATATCGAATCCCTTAAATGTGGCTGGGCAGTGAACGATATCTAGAAGCTTCCATTCAGTCAACAATCTGGATATCGTGTATAAGTTGCTACGCTCGTCTGGAGTTAGCTCTTCTACATGTAGTCCATTTAAGGCTAGCCCAGTCTTGTAGTTAATTAAGAAGTATCTGCCTTGGATGTGCATGATATTCCAGAACAGCGTTAACGTCTTTACCTCACACTGTTTTGCTTTACCGATCCGTTCTAGCGTTTCTTTAATACGCAGGAAATCTGCCTCTTGTTTGATTGATATTTCTATCATGTCGTCTAATAGCAGTTCTATCATGCTCTGCCGCCCTTGTTAGTTCTTTCTTTTAGCCGTTCTATCTCAGTCGGGGTAATCATATCTACGATAGATCTTGCATAGGTGTCAGAATAGCCATAGCAACTCTTTAGTAGTTCCACGACATCGTCGCTTTCGGCCTTATGCCACTTACCGAACCTTTTACCCTTTTTAACAGTGTTATATAAAAAGTCGAACTGCATCTTTTTGTCGATGTGCGACATTTGATTTACTTGGTTCGCGAGTAGCACTGTATCGGCGAACTGACTCAATCCCTTGTTAATCATAAACGGAACATAATCCTTTTCCATGTCCGTCGACCACAGATGTTGTTTCTTTTCATTTATGATAGATAATATATCGAATGGAGTCATCTAACAATCTTCCGCATGTTGAGTATTGCCATCTTCGTCGGTATCCCAAAAGAACACAACACTTTTTCCGTATACTGATACATCGACCATGAATATCATTTGAACTCGACTCCCGACATAACTTCAATGGAAAATGCTGCCATATTTAACTCTTGGTCAGGACACGTTACAGACTTATATTGATACTCGGCGATAATTAATACTATCTGCGGAATGCTCTGTGGCTCAACTAAGTCATACATCGAATCATACATCGCGCGGAATACAGCATCGGTAGACATCGTTCCAATGTTCTCTGCAATCCACTTACGCGCATCTTTAAATGACTTAGCCTTAAGAGCTGCAGTAAACGCATCAATGCTATTATTAGATCCGTACTTAACCACATCTCCGTCGATCTTCCCAGTAGCAGAAGCATAACGTTGTAGTTCGTTGAGCGTTCGACGATAGTCTGGAAAATGTTTAGTGATTACTTCTACGAGTGCTCGTTTATCGAACCCGATACCCTCGTTAGTGAGGATCGCTCCAGCACGATCAAACATTTGCTTAGCTAACGCTGGCTTATCTTCATTGTTAATATGGAAATCAATAACAGAACAGCGGGAGTGTATTGGCTGAATAATACGATTAGGAAAGTTACAAGTAAGAAAGAATCTAACATGTTGAGAATATTCCTCCATGAACGCCCTGAAGGCAGATTGTAAAATAGGTGTCGATGAATCAAACTCATCGCAAATAATAACCTTAGTATTACCAGACAAAGACACGCTAGATGCGTATTGAGTCATCGTGGTTCTCAGGACATCGATACCTCGATCGTTTGATAGGTTTAGTAAGATGAAGTCAAACCCGAGTTCGTTACACAGTGCCTTGGCAATAGTTGTTTTGCCTTGCCCGGCGCCGCCAGACAGTAGTAGGTGTGGTGTATCCTTGCGCTCGACGTAACCTTTAAAAATGTCTTTAATGTTCTTCGGCAGTACACATGCGTCGATTGTAATTGGACGGTATGCTTCTGTCCAAATAGATTCCATGGGGTGAGTCTTCGTCACTTCGTTCATATTATATTCCTGTGGTTATTCGTTAGGGTGGAATCTCGCCACCCAGATGTTAGTTTTGTGCTACTTTGCTACTTGCTTCCATTGCCACAAACAGTGCCATACGAGCCGAAGTAAACTTCACCAGACCTTTAAAGGAGATGTTAACCGTATACTCGTCTGCCAGCAGTTTCAAGTTCTCGACACGCAAATCCACAGTGTATGTTGATTGTGGCTCATCGCTTACAGGGATAGTCATTACGTTAGCACTAGGGTTTTTCTTGTCACATACATTAATAGAGATGCCATCTCCAGATCCAATTACTTGGATATCTGGTGCACCGATAACTCCAGATGCCTTAATGATTTGAGCAAGCGTGTCCGCAGTCAGCTTAAACGTCGCATCCCATGATGGATCGGGGTTTGCCTTGGATGGATATACCAACAACTCTTTAGCAGATGCAACATACTTGAGCTTAGTGCCTTTCGTTTGACCGGATTCTGTAATCGTTACAAACTTTTCTGTGAACGTTAACTCTGGAGTCTTAAACAATGTAAGCGATGCGAGCAGCTCACCTAGGTTGTAGACCGGGAACTCAACAGGGAACGTTTCCGCGACCTCAGATTTAAACACAACGTTCTTGCCTACGCTCATGCTCCAGATAAGATTGCTATCCTCACGAATTAACATGTTCTGGTTTACAGAATAAGCCATACGCATCAACTCTACTGTTTCTTTACTTAGTACGATACTCTTTGACATCTTATATTCCTCTTCTTTGTTGTTAGTTAATCATTATATTATACGACTGGGGTGTTGTCAACTTCATTTTCGTTTAATGGCATTTCTGCATTCTCGGGCAATTCTAATAACTTAGACAATGCTCCGTTGTAGAGTATATCAAGGTTGTCGTGTAGATAGCCATCAAACATACCGTGTTTGATCGATTCTTCTGCATCCATAAACACATCACAATCTTTAACTAGGTGCTTTTTGATGTATTTGATATCTTTGCCCGTTTCTTTGACGTACGTATTAACGATACGCTTTGCTGTCATCTCAAAGTCTTTAACGCGAGCCATTAAGTCTACGTGTTTAGATGTACCTTCTCCAAAGTCTGCAGAGTATTGATGAGACAACACAGAACAATTCTCATCAATCAGTCTAGTTTCACATGACATCGCAATAAACAGAGCAGCAGAGGAACACGTACCAACTGCAACACAATTCACAGGGATGAGCGATGATTTAATAAAAGCGATTAGAGCGTATGCAGCAGACACATCCCCACCGCCAGAATTGATTATTAAGGTGATCGACTCGTGTTTACCTTTAAGACTCTCTGTGTGTATAAACTGCGACGCATTGCTACACGACTGCTCTGTTATAGTTCCCTTAAGATAATACACTCCAGTTTCTTGCGATTCACTGTACACTGGATCTATCATACTTTCCAGGGACAGTTCTTCGACTGCACTTTCGTCAGACGACATTCGTTTCATATTACCTCCGTTTCTTTTTAGACTGAGGTGCCGGTTCTGATACGACAACATCAGGAGTAGACTCCACAACAGGTTCGACGACATCTAATGATACAACTTCTGTTTTAATCTGTTTACCGTGCTCCCAATACTCTACGTGACCGTTTAATCGCACAATAGCAGGTCCGTCTTTTCTGTGAAGTTGGTTGTCCTTGAGATACCACTTTTCTCCGTTGGGAAATTCGATTGCTGGGCCATCATCGCAATGTAGTCCAACCTTAACCCCGTCGACGACTTTAAATCGTTCGACTTTACCATCTGGGTGTGTTACTACTAACTCTTCTGTCATTATACGTCCTTTACTGTTAAAGTGTGATTGAATTCACAAACCATTAAAAATCCTTCGTAGTGGTTTATCGAGATACCGGCTGTGTTCCATATTGCTCCAGAAATAATTACCAGAAATAATAGCATTCTGAATTACATTTAAAAGCGGATTAATTTCAGTAAGTGGTTTTAACTCGCAACAAATATAGATTTGATTTTCTTTGCTTTTCTCTGCGTAGTGTATGCCTATCTTCTTATCGAAGTTATCTTTTTCTGAGCAGATAGAAGGATATACTTTAATGATATTATTCTTGTAATTGATATCACAGATAAGAGTAGCACCACCTTTAGCCGCGATCTCAGTTGTATCATAATTAAAGCCACGCACATGACGAATCACGGTTACTACATCTGGCTTTTCTTCTTTCTTAGGTGATTCGGTTGAAAGAAGAAACTGTGCTTTCTCTAAACCAAGATATGTAATAATATTAATAGCAGAACCATCTTTATCTACTAGATAATAATGATTTTCTCCTGAAATGATGTTAGTTAGAGAGCAAAGAATTGCCTCATACTTAACATCGAACAACATTCCTGTTTTATTGACGTGTGCTTTCTTCCCGTCTATGAAATCTTGCAGATTAAACATTATACATACTCCTTATTAGTTGTGTCAATATCTCGAACGCTTTCTTTCTTTACCATATACACACATTTAAAAACTGTTTCATACACGACATCGTAAATCTGACCGATCTTGTCGTGGTACCAAGTTCTAATATCCCCGCCGTGTGCTTCCGATGAAACAATCTTTTCCCCGATCATAAAATCTCCTCATTTAATTTGTTATTCAAGAACTCACGCACGATCATGTTAATAGGATTAGATACCGCATTCATCTTTGCCTATGTAACGTGCTTGATGTTGTACGTTCTTAACTACATCTCGGAATCTACCGATACTATTGTATGGTATATGTTTCATTTCTTTTACTCATCCATTACTAATGGTGCTATGCTAGCAATTGTACATTCTTTAACGTTGATATTGGGCTATTACACCAACCCGCAATAAACTCTGATATAGATCCATACTTACCTATAGAAACCACATACTCTGAATTCTCTTCGGTGTTATATGCGACCTGATATCTCTTAGGTTCTTCAGTTTCTCTCATCGCCTCAGACTTCTCTGCATAGTTTGTGTGATAATAGTGTTTACTGTCAACAAACCCAACAGGATATCCATCAATGTCTGTTAGGATATCAGCGAACATTGCGTCATTTTCATTTCCAGCTGGCTCGAACACGAGACCTTTTAGCTTGTATGTTTTACCAGGGAATTCACTCAATGTATATGTTTTGATGGTATCGAATTTCATATTATGCTCCGCTCCGCTCCGCTCCGCTCCGCTCCGCTTATTACGTGACCGATTATATTACCATTAGAATCAAATAGTGCAACTATTGATGAGGGAGAGGTACGACCTCCACGATATGCATCTATGCATTGTCTGTAAACATACGCCATTTCCTCATAAGGATTATCTTCAAATGAAACATTGTCTGTTGTAAATTCGACTGTGATTTTAGCCATAATTAATACCACTCCTTAGTCACATAGTATGGTGCTTTAAATTCTTCCTTCTTTAACTTCAATAGCTCGTTTGCTTCCTTAACATCCTTACACTGTTTTGAAAACACCGTCGAGTATTTAAGAACCACAGTTACATACCAATTCTTCATATTATAATCCTCTGTTTAATTAAATACATCGTGTGAATGAATCTAATCAAACAGGGCTACATTGCGTAGCCCAATGATAGATTAGCCTTTGACCTTCTTGCCCATCTTTACTACAGTAACACCAGCTGGCGTTGCTTTAGCTTTCTTGGCAGCCAATTTTTCTTCTAGCTTCTTTAGTGTATCTGCTTGCTTTGCACCCTTTGCTGCTTGCTTTGCATCTTTCGCAGCCTTGCGAGCATCTGCTGCTACAGACTTTTCGTACTGTTTAAGTTGACGTGCTGCCTCACGTTGTTTTGATGCTTCGGCGCGAGCAGCCTTAGCTTCGATCCGTTCGGCTTTTTTAATAAGGCGTTCTTGTTTAGTTGCTGCTTTGGTTTCTGCTTTAGCTTTACGCTCTTTTGCGATAAGTGCTGATAGTTCTGCACGAGCACGGGCGATTTGTTCTTTGGTAGTCATTGTGGTCATAGTGTATTTTCCTATTTAAGTTTAAAATTAATATTACATTTTAGAACTGTGTGTTTCGTTTAGTTCATGTATAGATTATACAGTATTATACAAGAAAGTCAACCTAATCAGCAACTTTCTTGTAAGTCATTGATTATCTTAGAAGCTGTAAAATGTAGTTATGCATCTGGATAGTTGTCTACCGATTGAATCTGTTTTGAACATTAGTTGGTCACACGTTATCCAATAAACGTATCTGGCGATCCTACTGCAATTTTGTCTGAACACGATACTGTATCTGTTACCCTGGATGGCGACAGATTGTCGATTACTACAGACGTCGATCCTTTAGTAGATACAGAGTCGTGATTCTGTATCGGCGGGAATGGTAGTCGGTGGAAGTCAAACGGATCACCAACTCTACACGCTCCCTTGCCATTGATGATAGTCTTCTCAGATCCTTTAAGACATTTCGTAGGAGGGAACCCAGGCGGGTGTCCTTCTGTTAGATCGTCTACTCTCGCAGCAGCTAATGCGCTCATGTTGGTTGTCCTGTCATAGATTTTGTTTGGTCGCGTTCAGATTTCCACCCGTTGTATACTGTTATCGTATAGACGTCGGTATATTTCGCTGACGTTGGAGGTGCTGGAGGAATCTGATATGTCCACGTAGCGTTTACCGTTACAACATAAGATTCTTTATTTACGGGGTTGACTGTTGCGTCTACTAATACGCTGTCGACTTTTTCTATACCCGCCTCAAACTTTAAAGCGTTTTTGGTATCCCCAGATAACTTAATACCCGTCGCAGTCGCCGAAATAGAAAGTCCCGCTGGCAGGGCCGGTGATACAGTGAAGTCGACCGCACACGATATAGGCACGTCTGAATGTGTCGTTATTATTTCTGCGTCGATCGAATCCGGCTTTAATATACTAATCCAATCACCCGCAACACCTGCTTCCGTTGGGTTCAAAGCGCTGGGAACAGACGACGGAGGTATCCACGTTATTCCCATTATTAATTCTCGATCGTTGGAATAATGTCTGGTATCACACTCACACCTTCAGCTCTATCGCTGTTAATATATACCATTTCTCCGTCGATGTTAACGTGTCCGAGGCACTTAATGTTATAGTCACCGTCGACTTGATGGTTTAAATCGCCGAGTACTCTAAGATTAACGTCACCAGATACTTCCATGTGCATAGCACGTTTGACTTTTAATATAACATCGCCTTCGACGACTACCTGACCAGATCCTTTGATATAAGTGATGTCGTCTTTTTCAGAAATAGATATTTTGTTATTATTGGTCTTATTTACTGTATAATTTTGAGTGCTAAACCCATATTTCCCGCCCATGTTAACTTGGGTGATATCATAGTTATACGCGCTATTATGAACATTGGGCTGTTGCCATACTACTCCGAGGTGAACTGCTTTAGTTTCTGACATATCTCGACTATTAGGTTGTTGTGTTGTTACCATTTAGTTTAACTCCACAAATTTCTAAAATACTTACCGAAATAATCCAGACCGACCTGAATCTGTCCTTCATACGCATCCATCGCATCGTGTCGATACTCGCCTTTTACTTTCCAACGTAGGGGAGTGATGTTCTTGCCTTCATCTTCCGGATGATCGTCAAAATCAATCTCGGCACGCGTAATGCAAAAGTCGTCAAATTCTTCGTCGATGCACTGCTCGAGTGACCAGATAATATGCCGAAGAATGGTATCCCATTTATCAGAAGCAACTGCCATTGCCGCTTCTGTGTGATTACCATCCTCGTCTAACCATTCATCGCCCTCTGGAAAAACAACTACAGGAACACCTTGTTTCTGTTTCGCAAGTTCTTTGAGAATAGGTACAGCAAGTAAAGCAATAGTATTATCTGCTGACCAGGCATCCCATTCATCTGCACGGACCCTGACCTTACGTGTCTTAGCCGAATCGTGTGGATATCTACCGATGTATGCTTTCATTATATTGCCTTCCATTCTTTAACTTCATCATATTGATAGATACAATCAATACCATTATCCCAGAACCACGTACCATCTGATACAGTGACGAACGCACAGATATCTGGCTTACCCGACTTATCTACGATGGCTACACGTTGGTTTGGTTTAGGTAGACCGTCTGGTAGAGCGACGTGTGCTTCTTTATATTCATCTAGTGCATCTTTAACGACCGCCATAGCGAACTTTTGTAAGGCATGATATTGCGAATCTTTATCGCCGCCCATTACATACATTAAACCGGTTGTGTGATACAAATTCCATAATCTATCTGAGTTAATCATTCGTATGTCTCCTTAAAATCTAATGTTAGGATTTCCCCACTGCAAGACTTTCAAAACTCTCACCAATGGTTACCGCAACTGAGTAATTGTTTTCATATTATATTACTCCATTCGAGTTCTGTCAATCTTAATTTCGACACACCATTTACGATAAACACGAATGACATATCATAACGCATCCATTTCCTAGGTTGATAAGATAGTTCATTTTTTATGCTATCAAAATACGTCTCCCGTCACATACGCCAATCGAATCATGTAAAGAACTCAAGTCTGAATTAACATGCGTAAAACAAATTAAATAACCGCTTTGGTTAGGCCTTTAGTTACTCAGGAGACCTTAATGCGCATTGATTGCGCAACAACGGCATCACCAGATACTTGTGCACTACCAGATACTCGTGCACGTCTATATACTCGTGCATTACCAGATACTTGTGCATTACCATAAACTCGCGCATCATCAAATACTTGAGCATTTTCATATACTTGTGCATTAACAGATACTTGTGCATTATCATATACTCGTGCATTACCAGATACTTGAGCATTAACAGATACTTGTGCATTACAATATACTTGTGCATTATCATATACTCGCGCATCATCAAATACTTGAGCATTACCAAATACTACTGCATTGCCATATACTCGCACATAACCATATACTTTTGCATCTCCATATACTCGCGAATTGTCAGATACTTTTGCACCACCATATACTCGTACATTACCATATACTTGTGCATTATCAGATACTCGAGCATAACCATATACTTGTGCATTGTCATATACCCGTGCTCTACAATATACTAGCGTATCATCATACACTCGTGCATTTTCAAATACTTGTGCATAATCATACACTCGCGCGTTACCAAATACTTGGGTATTATCATATACTTGTGCATTAACAGATACTTGTGCATTATCATAAACTCGCGCGTTACCATATACTCGTGCATTTTCATATACTCGTGCATTATCATATACTAGAGCATTATCGTATACCCAGCATAAACCATCTTGACATAGGTTCGACTCTTTCTCGACCCAACCACCCAGATCGCCAGCTTTAACATCAGCAAAATCTTTAAGTGCTTGAATTTGGTATAGAGTTACACCATATACCGTCTTGGTTGTTTCGGTTAGTTTATATTTCATTATATTCTCTTTATTACGATATCAAAATACGTCTCCGTCACATACACCAACTACAAATAACTTACGACATCTTATCTTTCCTTCTTGCACAGTAATAATATCGTCGATATGAATTCGACACATTATACGAACTTTACCGCATTTATTGTTCCAATAATTGGCATTAGACACATGTAGACCCGCTGCACAAGATAATTCGGCTTCTTCTGGATTATCAGCAACCGCTTCTTCACCAACTACATACTTGAACTTTGGATCATGTAACGAACTCAAGTCTGAATTAACATGTTTGAAGCAAATAATGCATCTACCGACAGAGACTAGGTTTGTTTGTGCTTCAATATTTTGAAGAATATTTTCTCGTTTGGTTAGGTCTTTAGTTGTATATGAGAACATAATGTACATTGATTGTGCAATAACGGCATCACCATACACTTGTGCATCACCATATACTTTTGCATCACCATATACTTTTGCATTACAAAATACTCGTGCACAACCATATACTCGCGCATTATCATATATTTGTGCATTATCATATATTTGTGCATTACCATATACTTTTGTATTATCATATACTAACACATTGCCATATACTTGTGAAGTACCAAATACTACTGCACAGTCATATACTCGTGCACTACCAGATACTTGTGCACAGTCATATACTCGTGCCCTACCAGATACTTGAGCATGTCCATATACTCGTGCATATCCAGATACATGCGCATCGCTATATACTTTTGTATGACCAAATATATGTGCACTGCCAAATATTAGTGCACTGCCATACACTTGTGCACTACCAGATACTTGTGCACTACCAGATACTTCTGCATTTTCATATACTCGCGCATTGCCAGATACTTGTGCATTATTATATACCCAGCATAAACCATCTTGACTTAGGTTCGACTCTTTCTCAATCCAACCACCCAGGCATCCGGCTTTAACATCGGCAAAATCTTTAAGGGATTGAATTTGGTATAACGTTGCACCATAGATTTGTTTAGTGGTTTCGGTTAGTTTATATTTCATTATATTCTCTTTAATATGGTATCAAAATACGTCACCATCGCATACACCAACTACAAATAACTTGCGACACCGAATCTTGCCTTGTTGCACAGTGATAATATCATCTAAGTGAACTCTACACATTATAGAATTAGTACCACCGTTACCATTCCAATAACTAGCATTAGACACATGAAGTCCAGATGAGCACGATGATTCATCTTCGCTTGGATTATCAGCAACTGCTTCTTCACCAACTACATACTTGAACTTTGAATCGTGTAACGAACTTAAGTCTGAATTAACATGTTTGAAGCAAATAATGTTTCCACCAACAGATTTAAGTGAAGTCTGTGACTCAATATTTTGAAGAATATTTTCTCGTTTAGTTAAGTCTTTAGTTGTATGTGAGAACATAATGTACATTGATTGTGCGACAACGGCATTGCCATATACTTTTGCATTACCAAATACTTCTGCATTATTATATACTTTCGCATTATCAGATACTTCTGCGCTATCAGATACCATTGCATTATCATATACTTCTGCCCTACCAGATACTAGAGTATCACCAGATACTAGAGCATGTCCATATACTCGTGCATGTCCATATACTCGTGCACAACCATATACTTGTGCATTTTCATATACTTGTGTATTGTCAAATACTTGTGCATTTTCATATACTTTTGCATTACCATATACTTTTGCATTACAAAATACTCGTACACTACCAGATACTTGTGCATTTTCAAATACTTGTGCATTACCATATACTCGTGCATTTTCAAATACTCGTGCATTATCATATACTCGTGCTTTTCCATATATTTGTGCACTGTAATATACTCGTGCATCATCATATACTAGCGCATTTTCAAATACTTGTGCATTACCATATACTCGTGCATTTTCAAATACTCGTGCATTACCATATACTCGTGCATTTTCAAATACCAGAGCATTATCGTATACCCAGCATAAGTCTTCTTGGCTTAGGTTCGTCTCTTTCTCAATCCAACCGCCCAGATCACCAGCTTTAACATCGGCAAATTCTTTAAGTGCTTGAATTTGGTATAAAGTTACACCATAGATTTGTTTAGTTGTTTCGGTTAGTTTATATTTCATGTTGAAATCTCTTTAGTTGATGTGCTTATTATACAGGAGTTTTTAGGAAATGTCGATACATTTTAACCACCAGACACTTGCACATTACCATGCACTTGTTCATAGTCAGATGCTTGCGCATCACCATATACTTGCGCGTTATCATATACTTGCGCGTTACCATATACTTTTGCATTACAAAATACTCGTGCACTACCATATACCTTTGCATCACCATATACTCGTGCATTACCATATACTCGAGCATTTTCAAATATTTGTGCACTGTAATATACTCGTGCATTATCATATACCTCTGCATAACCATATACCTCTGCAAGACCATATACTTGTGCGTTTCCAGATACTTTTGCATAACCATATACTTGTGCGTTTCCAGATACTTTTGCATCACCATATACTTCTGCTTTTCCAGATACATGTGTATTGCCATATACTCGTGCAATATCATATATTCGTGTATCGCCAAATACTACCGCATTATCATTTACTAGAGCATCGCCATATACTTGTGCATTTCCATATACTTGTGCATTATCATATACTTGTGTATCGCCATATACTTGTGCATTGCCATATACTCGCGCATCATCATATACTCGTGCACTACCATACACTCGTGCATTACCATATACTTGTGCATCATCATATACTCGTACATTATCATATACCCAGCATAAGTCTTCTTGGCTTAGGTTCGTCTCTTTCTCAATCCAACCACCAAGGTCACCAGCTTTAACATCGTTAAAATCCTTGAGTGCTTGAATTTGGTATAGAGTTATACCATAGATTTGTTTAGTGGTTTCGGTTAGTTTATATTTCATGTTGAAATCTCTTTAGTTGATGTGCTTATTATACAGGAGTTTTTAGGAAATGTCAAGACTTAAATTGTTTCAATGATTGGCTTGTATATACTTTGGCATGTCCAAATATAAGTGTATTGCCATATACTTGTACATCGCCATATACTTGCGCATATCCAGATACATGCGCATCGCTATATACTTTTGTATGACCAAATATATGTGCACTGTCGAATATTAGTGCACTGCCATACACTTGTGCACTATCAGATACTTGTGCATAACCAGATACTTCTGCATCACCATATACTTTTGCTCTGTCATACACTTGTGCAACATCATACACTCGCGCATTACCATATACTTGTGCATTATCATACACTCGTGCATTTTCGTATACCCAGCATAAGTCGAGATGACTTAGGTTCGACTCGTTCTCAATCCAACCACCAAAATCGCCAGCTTTAACATCGGCAAAATCTTTAAGCGCCTGAATTTGATATAAAGTTACACCATAAACATTCTTAGTTGTTTCAGTTAGTTTATATTTCATGTCAGATTCCCTTAATATGATATCAAAATACGACACCGTCACATACACCAACTACAAATAACTTACGACACCGAATCTTGCCTTGTTGCACATCAATAATATCATCTAAGTGAACTCGACACATTATTCTAACTTTACCACCGGTACCATTCCAATAATTAGCATTAGACACATATAGACCAGATGATTCAGCTCCTTTAGGTTTTAAAGCTACTGCTTCTTCGCCAACTACATACTTGAACTTTGAATCATGTAACGAACTTAAGTCCGAATTAACATGCTTAAAACAAATAATGTATCCACCAACAGAGACCAGGTTTGTTTGAGCCTCAATCGACTGTAGAATATTTTCTCGTTTGGTTAGGTCTTTAGTTACACCAGAGAACATAATGTGCATTAATTGAGTAATTACAGCATCACCATATACTAGTGCATCTCCATATACTAGTGCATTGCCAGATACTTTTGCATTACCAAATACTTGTGCGCTACTATATACTCGTACAATATCATATACTTTTGCATTTCCATATACTCGCGCACTACCAGAAACTTGCGCATATCCGTATACTCGTGCATTATCATATACTCGAGCATTTTCAAATACTTGTGCACTGTAATATACTCGTGCATCATCATACACTTGTGCATTATCATATACTCGTGCACTACCATATACTCGCGCCCCACCATATACTCGCGCATTGTCATATACTCGCGCATTTTCGGATACTTTTGCATCACCAGATACTTGAGCATTATCATATAGCCAACACATTCCATCTTGACTTAGGTTCGACTTTTTCTCGATCCAACCACCCAATTCGCCAGCTTCTACATCATTAAAATCTTTAAGCGCCTGAATTTGGTATAAAGTTACACCATATACATTCTTGGTTGTTTCGGTTAGTCTATATTTCATGTTAGAATCTCCATAGTTGTTGTGCTTATTATACAGGAGTTTTTATGAAATGTCAAGACTTAAATGATCAATGGTATGTTCTTTAATACTTTTCTTGCATATTTCTTGGTGCGATCACTAGCACTGCCGTTGTAGCAAGATAATCCAGTCTCTAATGATCTTTTATGTTTCTTCAAGCAATCTTTTAGGATATTTGCACCTAGTGTTGTATTAACATCGGCGTCATACAAATTCTTATTATCCAACTGTCTGATCTTATCTAAGTGATATTTGGGTAGAATCTGCCAGAAACCCATCGCTCCTGCATTGCTAATTTCATACTGTCTAAAATGCGATTCTGTTTTAATTAAACCGAGCATAAGATTGACTGGTATCTCATGAATCTCGCTTTCTCTCACGATAGCATTAGATAGCTTATATACAGTATCTATATCAAGATTACTATTCTGATTCTTAATATATTCAGCAACACGATCTTCTGTTCCTACTATATGCATTGGTATATCTTGTTGCTTATCCAATTTGTAAATAAGTAAGATAAACATCATAATTACGACTAACGTAAGAAGCGATAGCCAAATTTCAACCATGTTGATATGTAACTGAAAAGATCGAGATTGATTTTTCATTTTAAAATTCTACCTGAAAGAGTACATATAACATCGAGATTTAATGCAAGCCAACTAGCAACCACCACATAATTACTTCCCAGTGAGAACTGTAAACCCAGCAATGTGATTGACATATTCTACTGTTGCAGGATGTACTAGCGCATTATCATCATTATCGGCAACGTAACAAATAATATCTTTATCGACCATGCATTTGAAGTATCCACTTGGGACCGGAATATCTTTCTTTCTGCCAATCATAATTGGTGTTTCTGAATATACAGCACCTGTAATAATATGATACGTGCCAGTCCACGTCTTGCGTACATATCCTTCAAACTGTCCCCATGCACCGCGATTCAACTTAGGTGCCTGGGGTGTCATATTAGTCATCAAGAATGTTTCTTGCATTTCGACATCATTCTCAGCATCACCTGCTGGAGCCATATGTCCACGATCATATCCAGAATTAATATAGTCGGATGGTTTAACGTAAGGAACGCGACTGTCGGCCCTAAAAATGTTAGACCTTTCTATATGTGAATTGCTAGTTTGAATCAACTCTGAACTGAATACATTACGATGCAGTCTAGCATCATATACAGCTACATATTGTCGATTACACAGTTCGATTGTATTTGGTACATCTATCTTCTTACCTTGTGGATAAAGATTGTCACAAGATGCGTATGCTGTTGATGCTACAAAAAATAATACTAAAAATTTAATCATTTACTTTACTCCTTAGAATTGACTTTTAAAAAATTTCATAGTTGATGTATCCATTATACAGATATATTTGAGATTGTCAACAACTATTTGGTGTGTCTACAAGCCTCTCGAATTTACTATACTTCTAACAGTTTCGAAGTCGATTGGCGTGTAGTTGGTATGTTCTACACATACATTAAGGTAACGTAAATCTTCTTCATTAGTATCTGCGTGTCTAATAATATTAGCATGTAAATGACCATGTACATTAACCCTCCATCTACCAAGACTGCTTGGATGAATTGGGATATGTGTGAGAAGCATCTTATCTAGGATATGCATGGCACGAACATCTTTAAAATGTTTTGCCAGTTGATGTAGTTTCAGATGGTCATCGTGATTGCCACGAATAAGAATCTTTGTACCATTCAATCTACCCATGAAACTATCAAATTGAGTAACATTGACGTAGCCCATATCACCTAAGAAATATATTTTATCGTTCTTGCTGACAACTCTGTTATGGTTATCAATAAGAGTTTCGTTCATTTCTTCTATAGAAGTAAATGGACGTAATGAAGTTCCATCTTCACGCTTGAATGTGATTATGTTAGCATGTCCATAATGCTGATCACTAGTTAAGAATATATTACTCATGCGTCTAACTCCATTGTTGGTGCATCTAACTACTCTGTCCATCATCACAATTCTTACCAAAACAAAAGCGAAAGAGTCCTACAATGAACTATTTGCTAACTTGTTTATTCCAAAATTCAATAAACTTACTCCAACTGCCTTTCACATAATACATATCTGCACTTAATGATAGAACCATACCACAATGTAGTCCTTTCGAATCTGTACATCGTATTTCCATTGTTTGCCAAGCGAATCCATATGCTTCAGAACATCCACCAGAATCAATCTCAACAGGTGAGCCGCACATAGGGCAAGGATTTAATTCTGACATATATGCTCCATACAATATGTCTCTATGTTATTCGATTGAAGAAATTTAATACCATCAATGCTACGATAGTCATCTTTCCAAATGACTTTATCAAATCCAGCAGCAGCAATACGACTAGCGCATCCGATGCAAGGTGCATGAGTGATATACATAGTAGCACCAAAAATGTCTATATCGTGTGAGTTAGCAAACTTGATCAGATTGTGTTCCGCGTGTATAACTTCTGGTCTAGTTACAAGTACACCGTCAACCACGCACTCACAATTATTATCTTTTGAATCTTCTGGCATACCATTAAATCCAACACAGATAATACGCTTATCGAGCACAGCAACTGCACCGACTTGTAGGCGTTTAGCACATGACAGCTGTGCAGTTATCATGGCAACATCCATGAAGTATTTGTTCCACTTTGGATTCACTTCGCTTCCTTAACTGTCGGAACATCTAGCCACTCACTCCACTCTTCATAAGTAGTAAATACCGTTTTGGTTCGCCATTGAAGTTTCTTTGATAATTTAGCCACACCCACCCCACAATATTCTTCATATTCTAACCATCGCATTTCAATCATTTCATCTCCTTTGGTTGGATATAAAGTGCAACATCTGTGTCGAATGCAACATTCGGCGTGATTGTAGTAGTGCTACTCCATTTATTGCTTAGTAAGTTAATTACAGCAGGATTCACATATCCAACAAGCCCTGCCATCCACTCAGCATCACGGGCAGCCCTTACACCATTAAGAAACTTGGTTACGGCTTGCTCGGATGGGTTAACTAATATTTCAACACGTAAAAAGTCTGGTTCATGGCTACATAATTCGTCTACAGCTTCATGCATCATCGCAATCTTGGCGCTGAGTTCGATAGCAGCGTTCTGAATTTCAAACAATCTGTCTTTCAACTCTTCAATCTCAGCTTTGCCTTTTAGCATCTCGTCCTCAAAATAATTGGCAGCCAGCCCCTCTTCTTTCAATTTTTCTAAGCATTCAGCGTCTTTGATCTTAGCGCAGGCAAGCCATGCTTGATCGGCAAAAAACATAGAATGTTCTGATACTAGAACTGGTAATTTAACTTCACCGCTAATCCACCACGTCTCAAATTGCTCTCTCAATTCATCTTCGCTCATTTCAATCTCCAATGACTTGCGTAAACCCATAACGGCTTTGTTGTAATAGGAAACTTGTAGTGCGGTCCTATGTAACCAAACAACTTAGGCTTAACTGTAGGTCTGGTGTGTTTCGACCAGTTGAGAGTTAGGTATGTCAACTCACCCAGTGAC